ACTTTGGAAGTTGGTAAATTTAATAAAGTTGCTGATGATTGGAAATTTGAAGATACTCTAAAAACTGAAGAGCCGGTTGCTGAAACAGCTTCAGTTGGAACACCTGAAAATCAAAATAATGAAAGTGATGTTCAGGTAGATTCAACTGAAACAACTGAACCAACAAATGAAGAGGTTAATGAAACTACCGATGAAGCAACTGGTGAAAATCAAGAAAGTGAATTAAGTCAAGCCATCTAATAACTTCTAAATAACACGGGAGAGGAGAAATCCTCTCCTTTTATATTTATATAGGTGTTTATTATTTTGTTTTAGAATTCGTTCTGCGTTGTTAAAAAACAGTTTACATAACTCTTATTTTATGATATAATGTATCTATAAGGAAAATAAATAGAAATGACTAAAATGGAAAAAGCTATTATCGCTATGATTAATACATCAACTTTAGAAAGTAATGAATTATTTAATGAAGGACTTTCACTAAGTAAACAAGGTTTTTCCCACCCTCGTTATGTGGAACATCAAGGTGAAGTTATCATTGTAGTCTCAAAAAACTTAAATATAGACTTAAAAAAAGCTTTATTATATAAACATATGAAGTTAATGAAAATTAGTAAACATTATGATTTGAGAGGAGATACATTATTAGTTAATTATATTTTGGATACTCAAGAAAATGGTAATGTAATTGAAATTGATGGTAAAAAAGTTGAAATCAAATTAATTAGTTAACGGAGGGAGAAATCTCTCTTTTTTGTAAAAATAGTTTACAATTGCTAACATTTATGATACAATAAACATGTAAGGTAATTAAAATTGAGAGGTGTTCAATTATGAGTGAAAAAACACTAAATGTTAAATATGTATCAGTGTGGGATGGAGGGCACGAAATTGTCACAAACGCTAAATACGATACATCAACAGGGTTAGTGTTTGATATTGAAACAGTTGAAGGAATCAATGAACAAGGTGAAGAAGTTGAAGTGTTGGATAGAGAGTATATTATATTACCCGGTGAACAAGAAGTGGCATTGAATGTTATAGAGCGAGATGGAAACTACTACACTGTTGTAAGTATATTTTAAGATCATCAACTATGCAGGTATGAATAGGAGGAAGAAATTATGAAATATTTTGAACTAGTAAAGTATTCCGATAATTCTGTAGGAGCTGTGTTTGGTTATTGTAAAGAGGGAGAACTTGAAGAAAAGGTAAAAAAACCTCAATCCTGATTATGTTAATGAAGTAAGTAAAAAAGAATATGGTATAGGAATAGCTAGGAATAATCGCAAAGCAACGCAGTTATTTTCTGGTAGATGAAGAGGGAGAAATCCCTCTCTTTATTTGTAAAAAACTGTTTACAACTACTCAAATCTATGATACAATGAATTTATAAGGTAATACAAAATATTAAGGAGTGATATTGAATGCGTGAACAGGAGATTTTTGATATTATTAAGGAAAATCTAGAAGATAATGGTATAGAAGTTAGTGATAGCCAAGTTGAGGATTATGTTCAACAATTTTTAAATGAAGTTGAAGAACAAGAAATTGATGATGATGAAAATATTGAAAGACAGCTACAATATTTTGTAACTTCATTATATGGTGAAGAGGATTAATCCTCTTCTTTTTTTTTGTAAAAAACAGTTTACAAATACTTAAGTATATGATATAATGAATCTATAAGGTAAGTTAATAAATGAATTGGAGATGATTATATGATATATAAAGTTATTTACAGAAACCCAAACAACATCATTAGAACAGGTGATATTGTTTTTCAAACAGAATCAAGATTTGAATTTAATAACTTTATGAAAAATGCAAATAAATATCCTGGGTCATATAATATTATTGATATTGAAAAAATCAGAACACCAAGAAAATCAACAAAAGAATATACTGATGGAAACAAATTTAATGATACATTCTTTGTAACAGAAAAAGATAAAGAAGTAATAAACAAATTAATAGCTGAAGGTAATCAAGATGCTATCAGATTAAGTAAGAAAATTAAGTTTGATGATGAATACCAACACGATATTATCGACGTTAGAACACTAACTGGACCTAATAAAAAAATAATGAGATTATTACCATCAACTGAATTTAATTGGAAATTTTAAGAGACCTATTGGTCTCTTTTTTTATAAAAAACAGTTTACAACACTTAAGTTACATGATATAATGTATCTATAAGGTAAACCAATTACCAAATGGATTCAAAAAAATAACTTAAAAAACTTATAAAAACAGTTTACAAACTACAAATTATATGATATAATGAATCTATAAGGTAAATCAAAAACTAATTAAATTAATTGGAGGAGATTTTAATGAAAAAATTTACAATTGAACAATACGTGGAAGCTAAAGAAATGGCAAAAGAATTAGGTATTAATTATGTAGGTAAAACAAAAGAAACCTTGGTGAATGAAGTAAATGAGAAATTAGCTGCTGCTCAACAAAATAAAAAAGAGAAAGTTAAAAAAGAAAAGTGGTATGCTAATGGTTATGGTTTTCAACCAGGTGATGTAGTAGATATTCAATATAAAGTAATTGAAAAAAATGGTGAAATTAAGCATATTTTACACGGAAGAAATGCCGTTATCATTGGACCAAGTGCAAATAAAAATATGGTAAAAGCTTACTTAACTCACCCTAAAACTGGTGAACAACTTAATTGTCCAATCACTCTAGATATTAACTTAATTAGTTTATATATTCCAAATAATGAAGACCAAGAGAAAACAGAAGGAGTCGCTAGCTAATAGCTAGCTTCCTTCTTAATATCTATATTAATTAAATAACTTAAGAAGAGGGACCAATCTAAGGTCTCTTTTTTTTTGTAAAAAATAGTTTACAACTACTTAAGTTTATGATATAATGTATCTATAAGGTAATTTAATAAATGAATTGGAGGGAATGCAAAATGGAAAATATCTTAAAATCGGATGAAAGAACTAGATATGCGATGTTAAGTCGCCTACAATCAGACTGTGAATATTATTTGAATCATTGTGGAAGAAGTAAGAATGTTCTTTGGTTTAAGGATGAGCGGGAGCACATTGATAATATGAAAAAACTTCACGATAGCTTTAGTGAAGGTGATAAACCTGAATGGCTAACAATGGAGCAAATTCTTGATTATGAAAAACAGATGATTACACAATAAACAACTAGAGGGAAAAATCCCTCTTTTTTTGTAAAAATTGTTTACATTATTAATGTTATATGATATAATGAATCTATAAGGAAGTAAATAATGAAATTGGAGATGATGATAAATGGAATCTAAAGAGGTTTTTGTTGGATTGGAGTATGATATTTGTGTAGATACTTCTTATTGGGAAGAAATGGTTGATTTCATTACAAAACTTGAAGAGAAAGGATTGTTTATTGACTTTACAAAAAACTCAAGTAAAGATGAGTTTACAAGCATTAAAATTGGTTTGATTGCTACTAGTAATGATGAATTTATGGAAGCAAACAAAACACTTATGAGGTTAATTGATAAAGAAACATTCGATGAAATAGATAGCTATATAAGTAAATTACAAAGTATTTAATTGAGAGGGAGAAATCCCTCTATTTTTTTGTAAAAAAACAGTTTACAAATACTTAAGCTTATGTTATAATGAATCTATAAGGTAATACAAAAACTAAAATAATTGGAGGAATTAAAAATGAAAAATTTCAAAGTTGAAGATTACAAATTGGCGGTAGAAAAAGCAAAGGAACTTGGTATCAAATTCGTTGGAGTTAAAAAAGAAGCTCTTGTAAATGCAGTTAATGAAGCTCTAGCAACTCAAAGCAAGCCTGCTAAAAAAGAAAAGTGGTATGCTAATGGTTATGGATTCCAACCAGGTGATGTAGTAGATATTCAACACAAAGTGATTAAAAAAAATGGCGTGGTGAAACAGATTTTGCAAGGTCGTCAAGCTATTATCATTGGACCAAGTGCAAATGAAAATATGGTAAAAGCTTACCTAACAGATCCAAAAACTGGAGAGCAGCTAAATTGCCCAATTACTTTAGATGTTAATTTAATTAACCTATACATTCCAGCTAATGAAGAACAAGAGGAAGCAGAAGGAATTGCTAGCTAATAGCTAGCTTCTTCTTTAATATCTATATTAGTTAAAGAGAGACCAATCTAGGGTCTCTCTTTTTTTTGTAAAAAATAGTTTACAACTACTTAAGTTTATGATACAATGTATCTATAAGGAAAAAGGAGATGATAATGAGAAATGGTTATATCAAAGGTTTACAAGTAGATGCTACTAAATACTACAAAGAAGAAGCAGAGCGAATGGATAAAAAGTTTGATACAGATGCTACAGTTACAGGTGGAGTGGTTCGTTGGAATTCTAACAACAATATCCCATCAAGAGATATTCTTGAATTTTGGCAATACTTCAATAAAGATTTTGATTTTGATAAAACACTTGAAGTAAGCGAACAAGAAACAGCAAATTTCTTCAAACAATATAGAGAATCTCAAGCAAATAAAGTTTATTCAGAAGAAGAGAAGTTTGAAATGCGAGCAGCATTTGGAGAAGGTGCTACTGTAGTAAATGTAATTACTGGTAAGAAAACAAAACTTTAAGAGCCAAAAGGCTATTTTTTTACAAAAAAACAGTTTACAAATACAAAATTACATGATACAATGTATCTATAAGGTAAATAAATTAATGGAGGAATGATATTGATGGATAATTTAATTGTTAATGTTCCTTTTGATAAAAGAGGTAAGTATGTAAAATCCATTGCGGAACGCGCAGGAGTCACCCAGTTTAGTAATGATGAGTTTGGTAATATACAATTTGAAGTATCACGGGTTCAATTAGAGGATATTCTTAATTTATCTGGTATTGGCACATATAAAATTGAATTGCCGGGAAATGTAATTTCCACAGGGCTACACATAGACAATATCTATTATGGTCAAATTTGGCACTCAAAAGAAGAATACGATGAATATAAACTAAAAACAGCAGATATGTATTAATCACATTGAGAACCTTAGTGGTTCTCTTTTTTTTTACAAAAACAGTTTACAAATACAAAATTACATGATACAATGTATCTATAAGGTAAACCAAATAAATGAATTAGAGATGATAATAATGGAAAATAAACTACCATTCAGCTTAAATGTTATTAAGGAAGTTTTAGATTCTTCAGATAGTAATTATGAGGTAGTTAATCAAAAAAATCGTTATTAATGGAAAAATCCAAGCGGTAAAAACAAAATTAAATAAATTACTTAAAGAACACAGCGGGTTAAAGATTATCAATAGTAAAGGCTACTTTGGTAATTTTGAATTCAAACACATTATTCAAAAATACACAACGGGTGGATTCAGCATGAAGGAAACTCCAGAAGGAGTGGAAATTTATGAAATTGGTGGAACTGGATATATGGGAATAGATTAAGAGGAATTTTTCCCTCTTTTTTATAAAAACAGTTTACAAAATCCAAGTTATATGATATAATGAATCTATAAGGAAAGTTAATAAATGAATTGGAGTTGATAAGTATGAGTAAACTACAACATCAAATTAACGAGTTGGAAGCTTTCTGGAAAGAATTGTTAAAGTTTAATAATTCTGTAATAACTAAAGAATCAAGAAAGCAACTGATGGAGTTGATCAACAACAACAAATACTTCACTCGTAAAGATGTGGATAACCGAGTTACATTAAGTGCTTACGGCCATATGATGAGTCCGGAATTTGAAATCTCAAATGTAAATGGAAAATTCTATGTAATGGATTGCAGCTTTATAAGAATGATGGAAGGAATGTACGAACAACTACAAGAAGAGGGAGATTAATTTCTCCCTTTTTTATAAAAACAATTTACAAACACTTAAGTTTATGTTATAATGAATCTATAAACTAATAAATTGGAGGAATTCAATATGGCAATTTCAATGACAAAAGCTAATGAAGGTACGTGGAGAGTATATAATTCAGAAAATGAAAAATTAGTTCGTATTCAAACTCAATCTTTTAGACATGGAAAAGAATACAAGATAACTTCTGGAGGTGCTACCATTGAAAGTGGAATTGCATCGTTCAGCGAAGCTAAACGAATAGCATATAGAGAAGTTAAGAGACCATAGGGTCTCTTTTTTTGTAAAAAACAGTTTACAACACTTAAGTTACATGATATAATGAATCTATAAGGTAATACAAAAACTAATCTATTGGAGGAATTAAAAATGAAAAATAAACCAGAAGAAACATTTACATTAACATACAAAGGTGGAAGAGGTAAGGGTTTTGAAGAAACAAATATGCTAATTAAAGCAACAAATAAAGCTGAGGCAAGAAGCAAATTTTATAAAATAGTCCCAAATGGGATAATAAAAAGTATTACTATTCTCAATAAAGTATCTGGAAGAGTTAAATAAACTCTTCTTTTTTTTTGTAAAAAACAGTTTACAAATACTTAAGTTACATGATATAATGTATCTATAAGGTAAAGGAATTATCAAATAGATTCAAAAACATAAGCTTAAAAAACTTCAAAAAATAGTTTACAACTACTCAAATCTATGATATAATGAATCTATAAGGTAAAACAAAAACTAATCTATTGGAGGATGATTCAAATGAAACTTTCAAACCTACTTCAAAACTATAATGTTAAAGCGATGGGCTTCCCTGCTGTAGCAGGATTGTCCGAACATTCTAAAGGCGACAAGCCTGCTGTATTATCTACACTTGCAGCTCCACAACTATTTGCACAAGGCATTACGGATTATTACAGTCTTGTTATTCCTCGCGGCTCCATATTTAAAACAACGGACGACATTTTAGCTGCTGATCCTGACGTCAAACATTATAAAATTATTGCTGTAGATACTAATAATCTACCAACAGCGATTACAACACAACATCAAGGCACATTGGATATACTCAAAGAGTTATATCCAGATGCAGAGGTTATCAACCAACGTCAAGCAGATGGAACAGTCCGCAACCTTACAGCGGATGATGTGCGAGGAAAGCATATTATCGGTGTACTGCCGCCGTTTTTAATCGAGGTAGCAGCAGCGTTTACTAGCACATCTATCGTTAATTACAATGCTGCAACTGACGGAGATTTACAAGGCGATGAGTTACGACAACGTCTAGTAATAGCTGACCAAGCTATTACTATTGAAGAAATCAAATAACATTTAATACCCTCCTAGCAATTGCTAGGAGGGGAAAGAAAGGAGAATTGCAATGAAAGTTTATTTACCAAAATGCTCATCTCTCGAGGAGTTAAAAATCGTTCTAGATGAGCGATACGCACAGAATATAAACAAACTACAAAAGGTGTCGTTACAAGATGATTACGAGAGCAACGTTTTGCGCTCTCGTTTATTAGGAGAAAATCAACTTATCACAAAGATCTTGGTGGCTATTGGTAGCCACTGATTGAGGAGGAATTAATATGAATTACGATTACTATTGCTCATCTTTTGGCTATATGTCCGATACTTGTACCATTTGTGGCACTCCAAATTCGTGCAACTATGGGGAATTATATTGCTCCGAATACTGTCGAGCAGAAACATTGCCGACAGAAGAAAAATATAAATTACTAGGTTCTCTCAAACTTAAAGAGAATCTAGAAACAATAAAGAAATTAGAACAAGAAAATCGTATTATCAATTTAGTTTCTAGTCATATTCCAAAATATCAACCTACCACTGATTCAGTAGTATTTTATTGGTTCAGGAATAGCGGCTTTAAGGACTTTTTCGGGCGCTGGAAGAAAAATAAAATTTTCGTTTTTGGAACGGTATCAGCATCCCTACATAGACGGACATCGAGCTTGCTGGAACTAGAAGAATGGTTCCATAGCGGAAAAGTGACAGAGAAATACGTAATAAAAGATCATTTAGGCAATACATTATCGTTTGAGGATGCTCTGTATTACGCAATCACGTCTAGCGTAAATACAGAGAAGCAGTTGGACACAGAGCATGTGTTTAACTGCTCTATAGGAAAAATCCAAGTATATGAATATGCTGGAGGGTTGGAGCCTTAATCAATCCAACTCTATAATCAAAAAAAACCCCACCGCTAAGGTGAGGGCTTTTTTAATTTATATCCATATACAACTGCATACGGTTATTATGATCTCCCTTCTATAAAATAAATATTTACAATTTTAAAGATATATGGTATAATAATTATATAATAAAAGGAAACCAAATAAAAGAATGATAAATTTATAAAAGATTTGAAAGGAATGATTATATAGATATATCTATATACCATAGGTGTAGAAATTATCAAACAAAAATCAACAAAAATAATAAAAAACAGTTTACAAATATATATTTTTATGTTAGAATATATATATAAGGTAATACTAATACCAGTCTAAAAGTGAAATAAAAAAATGGCCGTAGGCCTGCAGAGCCGAGCAGATTCCCGCTAAATCGAGATAAATTTTCAACTGATTTTTCCCTCTTCTTACTCTAACAATAAACCATTGGAGTATAAAGGGGAGAGAGGGGTAATAGGGAGAAATGGGGATGAAGGGGAGTAAGGTAAAAAATTTCTAGAGAAAAAAATAGACTGTTTTTCTGGGGAAAAGGGGTATAGTAAAAAATTTCTAGAGAAAAAAATAAAGCCGTTTTCTAGAGAAATAGCAGTAAGGTAAAAAATTTCTAGAGAAAAAAATAGACTGATTTTTTGGGAAAAACCAGCTAAAACCTAATAGTTTGTAACTAATAAATGCACTGTAATAATAACAGCATATCAGTAGTATATTGATATGACAATATATGAAAATATGCTGTTTTTTAGATTAAGTGCAAAATAGTCAATATCACCAAAAAAGTTGATAGACTAGTATTTTTATCCATAAAATGGATAAAATAATAGTATAAACAACTAAAGGAGATGGTGAATATGACGTTAATTAGATTATTATTTATAATTGGTACAGGCTGGGGATTGTATGAATTGTTTGAATATCATGCATTTGCTGGTATGCTGGCGTTATGGACTGTGCTGGCAGTAATATTGTTTTTGAGAGGATATAGAAAAGCAGTACGTACAGTTATAGGTAAAAAAACTATGAATTTAGAAGAAAAAATAATAGAATTAGAATTAAGATTGGATTCTATAGAAAGAAAAATGAATTTAGAGCATAAAGAGAGAAAAAGATTAAAGGCTAATGTGGTAAATTTTCCTAAAAACTAGTTAGATACTAAAGAGAAAGTTTGGAGATTCATTTAGCCCCAAAGTAACAAACCTCAAAATGAGGTTTTGTTTTTACAAAACATACAAATAGTATAATAAAGGTGATGATACTTGAATATTTTTGACATCAATGAAATCATTAAAAAAACATTAAATCAACAAGATAGTATTTTGGGGTATAAAGATTTTTATAGTGAGTTAAATCAATTTATTGTTGTAAAAAATAGTAGAAATAAACAAATATTTATGTTAAATATAGTAGAAAATAAATTAAGATGTTATTATGATAAGGATTGTTTTTTAGCCCCACATAAAAGGGCATTAATGTTAATTTATAATGAATATTGCTATGAAGATGATAATTATTTTAGTATAACAATTCCTTTTTGCGAAATAGAAATTAAAAATTTTATCAATTTAATGGTATATTGGGAGCAAAAATATAAATCCTTTTCAAAGGAATAAAAACAATCTTAAAAATTAGTTTTATTACAAAATAATAATTATTTTGATAAAAAATGATTGTTGATAATGAAAATGATATGGATGGAGATGTAAAATATGGGTTCATTAATTTTGCAAAAAATTGAGGAGCAGTTAGATGTGATAAATGTGACTTTAAAATTAATGAATGTGAACATATTATTTCAAATTCGTCAACTAGATCATCATGTTTTTAGAATTATTAAAATTGAAAATAATATTGAATATGAGTTACAATTATTATATGATAAAAAAGATTATGTTGAATTGAGACATTTTAAATCCGGTAAATATGATATTTCAGAACATATATTGTTTTTTTATAGTATTGAAATTGAATTATTGGGGAATGTTGTTTTAGCTAAACTAACAAATGATGTTGTGAAAAATTTAGATAAAATATTAAAAACTTTATTAATTAATGAAGTGGGTGTAATAATATGAATAAAAAAATAAAAGAAATTGAATTAGAAATTAAAAAACACGAACAAATGTTAAAAACTGCAGGTTCGTTTAGATTTGCGATAATTGTATATATCAAATTAAAACAATTAAATAAAAAAAGAAATAAATTATTGAAAAACAATATACAATAAGTTAAAATAATGATATAATATTTATATTAGGAGGTGCTAATATGAATTATAGACGTGATATAACTGATAAACATATTTTAGATATATGTAACGTTCTTGAGTCATATATAGTATCTCTTGTTTTATCTGGAGATAAAAGTTGTTCCATTTATATTTCTCGAGATGAAAGAACCATAACCTTACAAAAAGATTATGGCGGTTATACTAAAAGAATAATTCAAATAATGTATGATAAATCATTACTAAAATATCATACTTATGTAAAATATATTAATCATCAATTATTAGAAAAAATAAAAAAGGACGAATCATTTCATCAATTTATTTTACTTAATGAAAATTTTAGCCATAGAAATAGCTTAATGATAAAAGATAGTTCTATAGTTTTTGAAAATATAGATAAATTGCAAAAATTTATTGTTTTGTTGTCAAAATATATAGATAAATGATTATTTTATAAAGCGAAAGATAACAATCTGCATTAAAAATATATAAATCAAACAATTTTATATAAAATGCATTAAAAGGGTTGAACTAGAATGATTTTTCTTACTAAAGAACAAAAAGATATTTTAAAAGAAATAGTTAGTTTTTTAGATGAGTTAAAAGTGATTGGTAAATTAATAAATAATAGTTTTAATATTGAAGTTAATGGAAATTTAGTTAAAAATTTAATATTAAAAATTGATGTAAAAAGAGAATATTATTCTAAGTTTTTAATTGCTTGTAAAGTAACCAGTTTTTTTGGACAATCAACCATTATTTTTGATAAAATAGTTGTTAATAGATTAATGGGTGATAAAAGAAATGAATTTAAAAATAAATTTATTAACCAATATGAATATTATGAAAATTTATTTCACTATAAAATTAAACTTAAAACATTAGAAGAATTGCGTGATTATATTAAAAATTTTATGTTGACTATCATAGAACTGGAGATAAAAATATGAAAACAACAAAATATTATATTGACGAACTAGAAAAATTAGTAGATTCATGTCAGCTAATAATTAATGTTATGCCCAAAAAACATACCACGCATGTAATAAAAGAACAAAAAGATAAATCATATACAATTATATTTGCAGAACAATACGGAATGTTTTCATATGATTTTTCAACATTTATGTCTTGTAAGTATTTTATTGATAAACAAAAATTTCTCATATTTATCAATCATTTTTCACCTCAAAATTCAGTATTTATAAAACAAAGTTATTACAACAATTTTGAAAAACAACAATTATATTTAAATACTATAGAAGAAGTGTTTGAATTTTTTAAGATTTATATGAATTTGATCAAATTAAGATAACCAAATGCATAAAGATTATAAGAATTAAATGAAAAATAGATTTATTATAATAAAAGATTTTTATATCAATACCTAGAATAAATAATAAACTATAAAAATCTATAGAATAGAACAAGCACGGGACGAGGGAGAAGCAAAAAGGGACAATTACAATCATGGTCCCACTGCTTCTCCCTCATGCTTTCAAGAATTTCCATCCCCGCTAGAACATCTCATCCCGCAAGAATAGAATCCCCCCACAACAAAAAAGAAGTGGGGGCCGGAAAACAAAAGACTCCATCAAACTCCTTTATTAGGAAAAAAATAATATAGAACAAAAAATACAAACAATCATTTATTTTAATAGAATAGAACAAGAAAAAACTTTTAATAAAATAGAACAACATTGTATTTGATCTAATAGAATAGAATTTAAAAGTTATAAGAATCATTTATCTTTTATTTATTTTAATAGAATAGATCAAAAATAAAAAAATACTAATAGAATAGAAAAAACTATAATAAATACATCCAATAGTGCTTATTTAAATTAGTAATAGAATAGAACATATTTATTTTTTGTTTAGAATAGACAATAAGGGATGAATATCCCGTTTTATCTTACTTTTATAGATCAAATAGAATAGAAATGAGCTTATAATATAGAAGTATAGAATAGAACATCGTTTTGTTTTTTAACTATTAGTTGATAACAAATAAGATGAATAATAGTTATCTTCCTACTGTATTCTGCTCATAAAAGTTTTTTCCCGAGCCGCGCGGCTCGGGAAAAAACCAATTTATTCATAATATGAACTTAGTTGCAAAATAATTTATATATCCTGGAACAGGTATTGTTCACAATTGCAACAAAAGTTCACAAAAAATTCACAAACTTTTCACAAAAGATTATTATAAAAATGGCAAGTTGTCCTATATAGGACTATTACAACTAGAGGCGCTACATAGCGCATAAAGAGAGACGGCGAGACTCAGAGAGCCCCGACCCCTGCGGGGTTGGGCTAAAGACCCAACCGCCGGAAATTGAATTTCGGGAGAGGCAAAAATTGGTTTCAAGGTTCTCGGTTCTCAGGGTTCCCTCGGGAGAGGCCAAAACGAAATTTTCTTTTTTTTTGACAATTTGATAATTTGACAATATAAATTTTACGTAACAAGGAGAGAATAAAATTGGATTTAAGAATAAATCATAATGAATTAGAACTAGGGATTTTTGAAGGAAGTGTTGCACAAGGAAAAACTGGTGCAAAAAGACAACATTTTCAAGTATACTGTGATTATAAAGGTGATGAAATAGGGAGTATTACTTTTTATGCTTATGAAGGCTGGCCTTTAAATAAAATAGATAGCTATACTTATAAATCATCTGAAGTTGTACCTAATTTACTTTATATTAATGAAGTTAGAGTTCATGATAAATATCAAAATTTAGGTATTGGTCAATTATTATATAAAAAGTTTGGAGAATTGTATGAAGAGAGATTCAAAAATTGGCCAATTGGAAGAATGTTTGTAAATCCTATCGCTGAATATGCATATAGAAAAGCTGTTGGTTTAGGATATATTAGCGAAGTAACATTGGATGAAACATATATTGGAAGAGATTATGATGAAGATTACAAACCGTTAATGAGAGATTTAAGAAATAAATTACCAGAACATGTAAAAGGTCCAGAAACATGGGCTAAAGTAGCAAATAAAGATGTTAGAAACATAGAAGTTAAAGTTAAAAATAGTAATAATTATGAATTATATTCTCAAGTTGAAGAATTTGAGAATTTTGAAGGTTATGAAATTGATATTTATGTTAATGATAAAAAAATTGGTAGTCTTGATTTTTGTTATATGGAAAATGCAAAATATAAAGATGAACTTATAAATAAATTAATATGCATTAATGTAATTGATGTAGAAGAAGAATATCAAAATTTAGGTTTTGGAACTAGATTATATCAAGAATTTGGTAAAATATATAATGAAAAATATAATGGAATACCAGTGGCTAGATATTTTATCAATCCAATAGCTGAATACTCATTTAGAAAAGCCGTAGCACTAGGATATGTAAGTGAACATGCTTTAAGTGAAGATTATATTGGGAGATTTTATACAAGTGATAATAAACAATTAATAAAAGATTTAAGAAACAAATTACCAGAACATATTAGAGGCCCTGAAGTTTGGTCTAAAGTTTCTAGTAATGATGTTAGAAATGTTATTGTTGATTATCAAGTCAAAGATGAAAATGACCCTAATTTAGAATCTTTAGGTGTTACAAATATAAAAAATCATAACATAACTCTTAAAACACCTAATGATAATATTATAGGAAGTTTATCATTTATAGAATATAATAATATCCCTATTGATATATTTGGATATGATAAAGAAGGAATAGCTGATAAAATCTTAAATATTGATAAAATAGAAGTTAAAAATCATTATAGACAATTAGGTTTTGGAACTAGATTATATCAAGAATTTGGTAAAATATATGATGAAAAATTTAATGGGGTACCAGTAGCTAGATATTTTATCAATCCAATAGCGGAATATTCTTTTAGAAAAGCTGTTAGTTTAGGATATGTAAGTGAAAACGCTTTAAATGAAGATTATATTTCTAGAGGATACAACACTAGTGAAAAAATAGAGCAGGCTAAAGATTTGAGAAATAAGCTTCCAGAAGAATTTAAGGGTCCTTCTGTTTGGGCTAAAATAAAAAATAAATTAAAAAAAAAGTAAATATCAATATAGTTAATCGCAATTCATCCAATATAAAAAGTAAACATTTGTTATACAGAATGTTAACATCTAAAATTAATGAAGATGAAGTTGATTATAATGTTAGCGAATCTTTTAGTAGAGATATTTATGATAATGAAATAAAAATTATTAATGTTAACATTTTGTATAATGGAGAAGAAGTAGGATATTTGATGTTTTCAGTTGATGAAAATAATCAAAAATTGTTTATAGAAAATATAGAAGTTTGGGAAGTATATCGAAATCAAGGAATAGGGCAATTACTATATAAAAAATTTGGAGAATTATACAGAAATAATTATAATGGATGGATAGTAGAAAGAGAATTCCAAAATCCGATAGCAGAACAAGCTTTTATGAAAGCTATTGAAAAAGGATGGGTTCCTCAAGAAGCTTTTAATGAACAAACAACTAAAAGAACTTATTAAAAAAGCCATTATATAGTAATGGCTTTTTATTATATTGAGTTTGTAATAATATATTATAAAAATAAATATTTATAGAAGGTGATAATATGATAGAACCTAGTACTAAAGATATTATTAAAATTGTTAGAACTTATGCATATCAAAACGGTATGACCTTAACTGAATTTGCTAGAAAAGCTGAAGTTTCAAAATCTTGGATTTCTAGATTAAGAAATGAAGATGCTGAAATTTCATTGAATGTTGCTAGAAAACTTTTAAATACAGCGGGATATAAAATTGTTGTTAAACATCAAAGTCAATTAACTACAGGAGATCAAGTTGAAATTAATATGCTTTCCGATGAAGAAATAGAAAAATTAAAACAAAACAAAGGAGCATCTAAAACTAGATTGCGTAAGGTGATTTTAAATGAAAAGAACTCCGATAGAGAATAAAGGTGAATTTATCATTATCAACGGAGCTGAAAATAATTATGTATATGCTATACCTAAAAGTAGAGATCCAATTTTAATTGAAAATAATAGTGATAATGATAATGAAAAAATTACAAGTAATCAACAAAAAGAAGACTTTAGAATTTATAATATATTTTTTGATTCATTTCAAGATAGAATTATTTTTGGGCAAAAATATGATGATTCAGATGAGACTGTATATGTAAATTTAGCAGAATTAATAAATAATAACGATAAAAGAGTATTAGTATATAAAGATGGAGACGTAATAGTAGAAAATTATATGAAATATGATGACGTTATTTATGATTCGTATATTGTTTGTTATAGTTGTGAAGCCATAAAACAACAAATTGAATATAACAAACCTATTACGCCTTTTGCTACAAATGGTTGGAATTATGTTACAACAACAGAAAATCTATCTTTTAAAAATTATGCTGATGAAAAAATAAGTTTTATAAAAAAATTAGGTTTTGAAGAATTAAGTGAAAGTACTTGGTGCAGAGAATGTGGAAGTTTTATTACTTCAAAAACTCATATGAAAGAATATGATGATTATATAGAATTATCTTACTCTTTTAGAAAAAATGAAGAAATTTCAAATAAATTAAAATTTAAACTTCCATCCAATGTAAAAATAAAAGATAATAAAACTATTACTGGTAAAGTTTTTGTTTATAATGAATTTACTACTTTAACAGAATCCAATATTGTGTTTTTGCATACAAATAAATATAATATCATAACAACTTCTAATGATATTATTGGAACATTAACAACAAATAATGAAGAAGATGAAATTCATTTAACTATTAATGATAACGTTATAGACAGACAATTAAATTTAACGTTTTCTATTTATATAAATAAAAACGTATTTATTAATTTGCAAAATATTAATAAATATCATGTTCTTCAAGTTGCGAAATATAATAATGATAATTTTTTGCATAAATACATTGGATATGTTAAAATGTTTGAATATAACGAACAAAATATAGATGATGATACAAATTACAATTGGCCTATAGAAAATGATATTATTATTGACCCAGGAGATGGAGATGATAACAAAATAGGAGTAAGAAACATTATCGCTTGGGGACTAAATAATTATGGACAACTTGGTGATGGAACTACTGTGAATAAAACTGTTGAGTTTAATAACAACGGGAATATATATGTTGAAGCTCAAACTACAAATTCAATTTTAACAGATGCTATTAAAGTTAGAGCAGGAAGAGACCACACTATTGGTATAAAAAATGATAAAACAGTATGGACTTGGGGTAGAAATAATATTGGACAATTAGGTTTAAGTTATAGAGATGAATCAGTTCATTCTTTTCCTACTAAAATTAATGATTTAAGTGGAATTAAAGATGTTTCTGCAGGATGGTTCCATAGTGTAGCATTAGATTCAAATGGTATGGTTTGGACTTGGGGAGGAAATTACAAAGGTCAACTTGGAAATGGAACAAACTCTTCAAGAAGTAGACCAGCTCAAGTTAAAGTAAATCAAACAGAATTTCTTGATCGAATAGTTTCTATAGATGCTGGTGCTGAACACACAATAGCATTAGATGAAGATGGAAATGTATGGGAATGGGGAGAAGATATTTTTTATCCTAGATTAGTAAATGGACTATCAAATATTGTTAAGATAGCTGCGGGTTCTTGGCATTCCATAGCATTGAAAAATGATGGAACTGTGTGGTCTTGGGGGTATAATTGGAGTGGACAATTAGGGATAGGTTTTGAAGAACATCCAGATAAAATTAATGAAAAAGGAGAATTTATAACAGCTGTTCAAGTTTTAGGACTAACAGATATTATAGATATTGATTGTGGAAGTGAACACTCTTTAGCATTAAGAAATGACGGAACTTTATGGTCTTGGGGAAATAATGATAAGGGACAACTTGGAATAGGAACAATAAAAATTAACAAATATTATCCCGTTCAAGTTCAAAATATATCTGATGTTGATTTTTTTGCAACTGGAGAATATTTTAATTTTGCATCAACTAATAATGGAACGGTTTTTGCATGGGGAGATAATTTAAACGGGCAATTATTACTTAATGACAAAGAAATAAGAAAATCTCCTGTAGTTATACCATTATTAAAAGATATAAGATATTTAAGTTGTGGTCTTAATCATAGTTTGGCTATAAAAAAATAAGAAAGGATTGTATATATGCAACACAATTTAGATTCAGTAATTGAATGTTTAATTAATCAAATTGAATTAATTTCAAGAAAAATCGTATTAGAAGAGAACAGAAGTAAAAATAATAATAGTGATAAATTAATAGAATATAGTACATTATTATTACAAACAACAAGATCATTAAATGAATTATTGGTAGTAGTAAAAAATTTAGAAAATAAAAATATATATGAACAACATTATAACTTTCTTATGAAAAACGGAGGAAATTTTAGTGAATCAAAATGACCAATTAAAAAAATTAATAGAATTGACTAAATCCAAAGTTGTATCAATAAAAAATGTGGATTCAGGTACATTAATAGAATTTGAAAATGGAGAAGTTTTACCTTTAGTTGGTGGAAGTTTCACTTTAGAAAATGTTGAATTTCCAAAATGTTCTTTTTGTGGTAGAGAACAAACGGAAAATTTTCCGTTAATTGGTCCTCCTGATAGAGATTTCCCATTAATTTGTTCTAAATGTACTTCAATAGCTATGGAAACTTTCATTAAACATAATATTGAAGTAGAAATAGATATTTCGCATCTTTATGATTCTCTTAAAAATACAATATTTAATACTGAAAAAGATAAGAATTAACGTTCTTATCTTTTTGTTTAAAAAATTATTATTTTACAATTTAATGAAATTCTTATTTGATTTTTTTAATCTTTTTGTATTTATTTATTTTGTTAAAATATGATTGAACAGATTTAATCTATGTCGCAATATATTAATCTAAATATTAAATTAATCTTTTTTAATGCATATAATAATCATTTAAGGAGATGATACATATGGATTTTAAACAGAGATTAAAACTTGGACAAAAATATGAACAAAAAATAGTAGATATAATGAATAATAATGATATTCCAGCAATACTTAATAATTCTGAAAATGTGAAAGATATTGATATTTATTTATATGAGGATGAAATCTATTTAGATAGTAAGTTATTTTCATCATACAATTCGAATTCATTTGATATTTGTGGAATAAAACCTTTAAATTGTATGTTAATAAATACAAATCATATTTATACTTATGATAAATTAGAAAAAGAAACTAAAAAGGAAGTATGGATTGCATTTTATAGAGATATATCACAATTTAAAATAAATGAAGTAACATTTGTTCCTAATTCTTATTTAGTTTATTTAGTTGAACAAGTAAAGAAAGGTAAAATAAATAAAAATTTACTTTTTAGTATTAAAAACGTTGAAAAATTAAGAGTAGATAACTCATATTGTAGATCATTAAACGATTTTATTATGTATATTAATGAATTAAGAAAAATTAAACAAATTGAAAATTCAAGAGTGTAGGTTACTACACTCTTCTTTATTTTATTTTATATTTATTATATATAATCTTTTATATTTTATAGATGTAGTCTTTGAATAAAAGATTTTTTGAAAAATAAATATGTATTTATAATAAAGATAATAAAGATAGAGATACAAGTAAATTTTACTTCCCGATTTTACAAGACTTAAAATTTACTTCGTGTGTAGTTTTTGAATAAATAAAATATTAAGAAATTTTAATATGTTAATAAAATTTATACTTTTTTATATAATTATCCCATATGATGGAGGTGATTATGCTGACCAGCTTGAATCAGCGCAACGAAATAAGAAATCCAATTATTATATTTATATTTTTTACAATTATAGTAATTGGACTAAGTATTCGCCAGGCAAGTCAAGTTGCTCAACTAAACGAATTAAACTCCCAATTAATTCAAGAGCAGCAAAAACTTGAAGAAAGTAATGATATAATTACTAAACTTCAAGTTACGATCAAGCATCATTCTGAGACAATTGATTCCTTGATCGATGCAAATGAAGAATTGAAACAAAAAAATTCTGAGTTATTAGAACAAAATAAAATTTTGTCTAATGATAACAAAACACTAGTTAGTGATAAAAACAAATTAGAGGAAGAAAATAAAGAATTAACAAAAAAATACAAGGAATTCGTGCAGCCTTAAAGGAGCGAACTCAAGTTGTCTCATTCTCTAATAACACTGACGCAGGAGAAATTTATGGTGAATATGTAGGTGTATTTAGTGTTTCTTTCTACACAGCTGATTGTAAGGGTTGTAGTGGAAAAACAGCAAGTGGGACTATTCCACAACCTGGCGTAACTGTTGCCGTAGATACAAATTATTGGGATTTAGGAACCAAGTTTTATGTTGAGGGTTTTGGGGTAGTTATTGCAGAAGATACTGGAGGAGCTATTAAAGGTAAGCACAGATTTGATTTAAATGTTTCGTCAAAAAAAGAAGCTAAAAAATTAGGTAAAAAGAAATTAAAAGTTTGGTTAATAAAAGATGATGGTGAATTAATACCAGTATAGAGGAGTTTAGAAATGAATGATATAACCTCAAAAATATTAAATATCTTAGAGGAAGAAAATGTAACTCCTGAAAAAATGGAAGAAGAACTTATTAAAGTTATTGAAAACATTAAATATAGACTTTGGGAAAAAATAAGTGTTTCTCCTGCTATACTATATTCTCTTAAAGATATAGTGTGGTTTAATTTAGAACATTTACCTTTGGGTGGCGAATCAAAAGGTAATAGTAGTTTGAAATATTTGGGAGCAAAATTTCCTATATTAGCTTATAAAGTTGATATTGGTTACATTAACAAAGAAAATATTATTCCTTTGTTAAGTGAATTAGAAGAAATTTCAAACGAGTGGTCTAATGATTGGACTAATGTTCAGTTATTTACTCAATCTAATGAAGGTTGGAATGGTGGAGTAAATGATCCTTCTCCAGTGATTATTTATGATTCAAATACTGAAAAACCTTCAAAATATGGATATAAACATTATCCATCAAGTTCTGTGATAATTAATGACGATATTGTATTTTCTGAACAACAAGAAATAGTGTTATGTGCAATATCATCAAAACTTGGTCTTTATGGACAAGAACCTTTAATGAGATTATTTTTACAAAATTTAATTAATGTTTGTAAAAAAGCTATTAAAAATAACAAAGGTATTCAAATTGAATTTTCAAATTATAATTACAATTAATTAATAACAAGAGGTTTAAACCTCTTGTTATTTTTTTATTAAATATTTATTATAATACACTTAAAATAAATTAAATATTGAGGCGATGACATGAAAAATTTTCTTATTATAGACGGTAATTCTATAGCTTGTAGAGCAGCTTTCGCAAAACCAACTCTTACTAATTCTAAAGGGAGAGAAACTGGCGGTCCATATAGATTTGTAACTATGCTTGATAATGCTATGAAAATGATTAGAGCAACTCATGTTGTTGTTGCGTGGGATGTTGGTAGGGATAATTTTAGAACTCAAATAGATGATACCTATAAAGCAAATAGAGAAACTAAATCTTCTGAATTATATTATCAATTTGAAGATATTAAAAAAATATTAACAAATTTAGGAATTAAACATATTGGTATTCAAGGATATGAAGCAGATGATATAATTGGAACCTTTGTTTCTCAAAATGAAGCAGATAATGTTTATATTTTTACTGGAGATAAAGATTCATTTCAACTTATAGATTCAAAAACATCTGTTCTTTACCCTTTAACTGGAACTTCAGATATTAGAATTTATGATATTGAAAAATTTGAAGAAGAATATGATATTAAAATTAATCAATTTGTTGAACTTAAAGCTCTAATGGGAGATGGATCTGATAACATTAAGGGTGTTAATAAGTGTGGACAAAAAACAGCTGTTAAATGGTTAAAAAAATATGGTACTTTAGATAATTTAATTCTTAATGCTCATGAAATTACTGGAAAAATAGGTGAATCGTTAAGAGAATGGATTCCAGAAGCAGATAAAACTTTACAATTGGTAACTATTTGTAGAACTGTTCCATTGAATTTATCTTGGGAAGAATGTGAATTAAAATTAAATTGGGATAATTGTTTGGAAATATTTGAAGAATTGGAATTCAAATCTCTTATTAGAAGAATTCAAAATAAAGATTTTTATACTAAATAGGAGGTTATAAAATGCCTAGAAATTACAAACCTAGATCAAACAAATCTATTACTGAAAATAAATTAAATAATCACAATAATTATGAAAATATTAAAAAAGAAGAAATATTTGCTGAAGAAAATATATTTGATAATAAACAAATAAATGAACAAGTAGAAACATTTTTAAATAAAAATGAAACTTTTGAATATAATAATAAAAATGAAGAAAAAGATACTGAAATAGAAGAAAAAATTGTTTCATCATCCAGTAATCAAAAAGGCGATAATGAAAATTTATATAATGATGAAGAAAGAGAAATAGAGGCTCTATCTAAATTAATTAATCAAGATATAATGAAAGAATTAGAATTAAATAAATCTGTTAATGTTGAACAAAATAATATTAAAAAATCAGATAATGTTCCTCATTATGTTTTTGATAGAGATGAACAAAACGGTAAACTTAAAATAATAAATAATAAATGGGAGGATAAAAATATGGATAAAAAAGAACAATTAACTATGATGCTTCGCAAAGTTAATGATGAAATTAACAAAATGGAATTAGAAATAATGATTTTGAAAAAAATTAAAAGTTTTATTTTTGATAATAATGAATTATCAAACATCGAACATAATATAAATAATTATGCTAATTTAATTGAAAAAGCTAAAAATAGAAAAAAAGCTATTGAAGAATTATTGGGAGAAATATAAAATAGATATGGAATATTTTTATGTTATGTATATAAAACAAAAAAATAAAGGTGATTGAATTGGCTGAAGGAGAAATTCATAAACATTTAAAATATTTAGCTTTAAGATTTTTAAAAGAAAAATGTACAGATTTGGTTTGTCCAGAAGTCGATTTTGTAAATGCATATTCTATTTGCGACGCTGTTGGATTGAATTTTAAAAGAAAAGAAGTAAGAGTTGTTGAAGTTAAAGCAACAAAAGCTGATTTTATTAGAGATAAAAAATTATTCGATCCAAAAACTTCTTATTTTTATCATGCTCATTATTCTTATATTATGTGTCCTAAAGATGTTATTCAACCTAATGAAGTGCCATATGGATATGGTTTAATATGGGTTGATGAATATGATGTAATTGATGTTGTAAAGAAACCTATTAAAAATACTGCTAGATTAAAAACACTATTTGATACAACTATGAAACGAGCTGCTAAACAATTAACAAATACTTATCTTTACTATGAAGAAAATAAATCTAATAAAGATGAGACAAATGGTAAATTTTCAAGAAATTCTAATATAAAATATATTTCTGTTAGATGTCCTGGATGTAAAAAATCTATGAAAGAATTAATTCATTTAGATAAAACAAAGTCTGTTTTGTGTAAATGTAAAACAGAAATAGATTTAACTAAATCAAAAGTTAAAATAATAACGGGATATAATAAAAAATTTATAGAAAAGATAAATAAATTGTATAAGGAATGATATATTGTGGCTATTGATTTGAAAATTTATAATTTGTTTAGAAACAATAAAAAAAATAAAAAGGGAAAACTTATATGTTTGGAAGGAATTGATGGTTCTGGAAAAAGAACTCAAACATTAAAATTAGAAAAATATCTAAAAGATAAAGGATATAATGTTAAAGTTATCAGTTTTCCAATTTACAATGAACCTATTGGACAATTAATATCAGATTATTTAACTGGAGAGTTTGGTGATATAAATGATGTTCCTTATAAATTAATCTCTTTAGCTTATTCAGCTGACAGAGCTGCTCACACCAAATATATAGAAAGTCTTATCAATAAAGGATATATTATTTTATCTGATAGATATACTTACTCTAATATTTTTAACGCAGCTAAATTAGATGATATTGAAAAAAGAAAAGAATACATCGAATGGAATGAAAAAATTGAATTTGAAGAGTTAGGCGTTTATAAACCAGATCACAATTTCTTTCTTTATGTTGATCCTAAAATTTCTATTGAAAGAATTAAAGAAAGAGGAAAACGGGAATATCAAAAAGGAAAAGAAGATATTCACGAGAAAAATTCAAATTTATTAATTGAAGCAACCAAAGAATATTTAAAATTATCCGAGAGAGATGATTGGACTCTGATAAATCAAATGAAAAATGGAAAACAAGTTTCAGAAGATGATATTTTTGAAATGATAAAAAAAGAAATTGATATTATTTTAAAATAAAAGAGACAATAATAGTCTCTTTTATTTTTTTTTGTTACGTTATATATAATATCAATCGTAAATTAACTTTTAAAGTTTTATATTACGAAGTTGATTTTTACATTTTATAAAATATATTTTTTCTATTATATCATTATATTGAAAAAATATATTATAAAATAATTAAAACTATTAAAGTAGAGGTGAATTTTGTGTCATTTGATTTAAGTTCAATTAAAAATGAAAAAGAAATTTATACAAATCAACTAGGAGATATAATTAAAACTTCAAATCAAATTAATGGAACACCTTTAGATGATTATATATTTAATAAATTATTAACAAAGGTTGATCCTATAGAGTATTGTCAAAGAGTATTAAGGGCTCACTTACCACCAAAAAAACAAAAATTGCATGAAAATCAAATAGAATTAATTAGAGCGGTTTGCAATCCTAAAATTAGATCTGTTGCAGCTTTGATGGCTCGTCAGGCTGGTAAAACAGAATCAATAGCGTCATTTACTGGATATTTGTTGGATAATTATCCTGGAATGAGAGTTGGTATATTTACACCACGTATTCAACAGGCTGAAATTAACTTGGGAAGAACAGCAGTGTTTTTCCAAATGAATGAAGATAAATTGAATAATAAAATTGTTAAATGTAATAAACAAAGAATAGAATTAAGCAATGGTTCTTTTGCAATGGCTGTTTCAGGTTCTGACCAATCTAATATCGAAGGTTTGACTTTTGATGTAATTGTATTAGATGAGGCACAAAAAATTTCAAATTACACAGTATCAGAACGTATAGTTCCAATGGGTTAATAATTAGCCCCTATAACTAGAGATAGTTATAGAAAACCCTCTTAATTGCTGGAAACCCCTTAGAACTCTATCAACCACAACATAACTGGAAACGGTAAGTGTGATGGTTTGAAAATGATAGAGATTGGGCAATCAGCAGCCAAGTTCCTAAGGGATATGATATATCCTATGGAGAAGGTTCAACGACTATCCCATAAGGGAGTAGGGCGTAAGCGATTGACGTCCGAAAAAGAGGGCATCCTAACAGGTAAAGCTGAGGATGAAGATATAGTCTTTGCTTCATGGAAACATGAAGACATAAATAACTAGTTTTCCTTCATACAAAGTTGTTAAAACTTATCTCCTTTATTATTTTTATTTTAATAATAAAGGAGGTGTTCAAAATCAATAAACAAACTGATAAAATATTTAAAGCGTTTAGAGTTAGAATTTATCCTAATAAAACACAAGAACAATATTTTAAAAGATGTTTTGGTATAAGAAGATTGGTATGAATGCGATAAGTGTGGATTTCAGTTAGATAGAGATCTAAATGCAGCAATAAATATATCTAGATTTTAAAAGATGATTCATTAGTAAATCATCAAATCCTTGGTATGAAGGCACTACTAGCTATATTTAGTAGTGAAGGTTATCTCACAAATTAGATAAATATTCAAATTAAGTTTTGAATTTTATCTAATTTAGAAAAACTAGTTATTTATGGTTGTAGTTTAGCGAACTACAATTAACACATACAGGGTGCGACGAACGCTAAATTAGTAAAAATAGGTACTCCTAAGTTTAGAAACCATTTCTGGGAATCTTTTCAACCTGGAGTAGCTTATGACCCAGTTCATAATCCAAAAGGATTTGTTCAAATTAGAAGAGATTGGACCGAATGTCCTCAATTATGGGCTTTGGATGCTACTTATTTACCAGATTATAAAGATCCAACAAAAATTAGACCTTATTCTTCTTATGTTATTAAATTAATGCCAAAAGCGCTTAAACAAGAATATTTTCCAAATAACCCTGAAGTTTGGACTGAAGGAGAAATGTCTGTTGAAGACTTTAAAACTCAGTACATGTTAGAATTTGTTGATGGTGCAGATCAATTTTTATCTTCTGATGAATTTAATAATTTAACTAGCGGAGATTTTAAATGGATAACAAAAGGAGAACATAATGAAAAATATGTTGCTGGTATAGACTTTGCAGGTTCTTCTTCTGACGGAGGAGACTTTACTCATATTTCTGTGTTAAGAGTTTTACCTGATGGTAGAAGACAAAAAGTGTTTGGTATGGATATGAGAGGTAAAGATTATAATGCACAAAGATTAGAAATTGTAGCTTTATTTGGTGGTCCAAGACCTAGATTTAAAGTTGATTCTATCTTTTGTGATTATACTGGTTGTGGTAGACCTATAGTTGATATTTTAAAAAATCAAGATGGATTGAGACAGTTGGAAGGAATTATCTTTAACGCAGCAGATACTTATACTAGATCTGGTATGAATATGAAAAATATAATGTTCGCAAAAATTAGAAATGAAATTTCTGCAGGTAGATTTCAATATCCAAGTAAAGATGAGATTAACAAAATGGGAGACCCAGATTTTATAGGATTTTATCATAAAATGGTTGGAGAATGGAAAGATTTAGAACAAGAAGTTAGAATGGGAGTTAATAAACGTATAGAAGCTCCAAATGGAGGACATGATGATGTTTGTTGTGCAGACGCTCTAGCTAATTTTGCCGCTGAATTTGGTAATAAAAATAGACTTCCTAAACCTACAACTGGAAGAATGTATAGATAATATGTTTACAAAACCATCTCATTAATATATAATAAATATATATAAATAGAGATGAGGGGTAAAATGAATAATAAATAATATTTAATTAAAATAGCTAATGAAAATTTATCTATTTTTGATAAAGGCAAATATAATATTAATTCTAAAAATATTGATTTAAATTTAGATTTGAATGTTTCAATAGAAAATACTAAGTTATATAAACTGGAAGATTATGATAAAATATCTATTAATGAAGGTAAATTATATAAAACTAAAATTACTACAACAAATGAAACAACTTTAGGAGCAACAAAAAGGCTACATGATTTAGGTTATACTAATATAGCTTGTTTGAATTTTGCTTCAGCAAAACATCCTGAAGGGGGATTTTTGAAAGGTTCTCCAGCTCAAGAAGAATGTCTTTGTAGAGAATCTGGGTTATATTCAACTATTTTTCAAGATAAAGTAAAGGAAATGTATGAAGTTAGGTTGAAAAGTAATGCTTTGTATATTAATTATGCTATCTTTTCTCCAGATGTGCCAGTATTTAGAGATTCAAATTTTAATTTTTTAGAAAATTATTTCAAAGTATCAGTTATTACTTCTGCTGCTCCAAATGCTGGAGTTTATTTAGAAAGTGAAAGGTATGATTTACCTAAAAATAAAAAAATAAAAGATATAGAAAAAATTATGTACGAAAGAATTAAATCGGTGTTATTAATTGCCATTGATAATATTATTACTAATTTAGTATTAGGTGCTTTTGGTTGTGAAGTTTTTAAGAATGATCCGTATAAAGCAGCATATTCATTTAAAAAATTATTATATTCTAATGAGTTTAAGGATAAATTTGAAAATATTGTATTTGCTATTTATGATAAAAATTTACAATCAAATAATTATAAAGTTTTCAAAGGGATATTAGGATAATAAAAAAAAATAGGTGGGATAACAATGTCAAAATTAAGAAAAAGATTAGCAGCTTCAGGAGATTATTCGGTTTTAGATAAAAAAACAATAGAAAGTTATATATACAATAATGTTCTAGATAAGCCGTTAGTTGATATTAAAAGAACATATTCGGTTGATGAAGAAGTATCTATGGAAGCAATTGATTTTTTTAACAATAAATTGCAAGAAAAAATTGGTTTTAATGTTGATACACTAAGTGATGTTTTCTATGAAGTTTTAAAAGAATGGGAAAATCATTGTAGCGATTTATATGAAACTAAAATGAAAGAAGAAGGTATTTAATTTTAATTTTTTAAGAACAAGGTTTTTTTAACCTTGTTCTTTTTATTTTAAACATGTATTAAAAATATTTTGTAATATAATTATTATTTATTACACTTTTTGTTTACAAAATAACGTTTTTGTTATATAATTTTTATAAGGAAAATGAGGTGAGATATGTGTTTGATTTTAATGTGATTGGGAAAATCATTATTGATCCCAAATATAGTATAAATAAAAAGATTGCTTTTTCACCGTGGTGGTCTATTGTTAAAATTCCTGATAATATAATAGATTACTATAGATATTTATTTGAAAAACAATATGATGTTAAATTAACAAAGCCAAAATGGGGAGCACATGTCTCTTTTATTAGAGGAGAAGAACCAAAAATTAACATTGATGATTGGAATGATTTTCATAATAAAAAAATTAAATTATCTTATAGTCATGATATTTTTTATAATCATGATTATGTTTGGTTAAAAGTAAAATCTAATGATTTATTAAATATTAGAGAGCATTTTGGGTTGCAAAAAGAACATAAAATTGGGTTACATATTACAGTTGGTAAATTTGATAAACAATATTATACTAGTTTTAATTCTATTTTTGATTTAATTAAAATGAGAAAAGAAAATTAAAAATTAATTTTATTAAATTTATGAAAGTAGTGATTAAATTGGAAAGATTTTGAAGATTTTAAATCTTTCGCTATGGAAACATATCTTATAGAGGAGAATACAAGCAGTCCTATTGATAATATTTATGAAGTTTATATTTCAAAAACAAAATTGAAGTTGTTGGATATTAAAGATGTAATGAATAATAGTGTTTTTGATGGTGTAGATGAAAATGTTGAAGGATGGCTTGTATATTATAACCCGTCTGTTTTATTTAATTGGTCGCATAATGTTTATTTTATTTTTTATATTAATAAAAAAGTTAGTATTCATGCAAAATGTAATTGGTGGCCAAAAAGTATTGGTGATTTGGTTATCATTACTAATGATAGAGGAGATATGTAAATTGAATGAAAATGTGTTTATTAGTCAGGATGAAGTAGATTTTTTATTGAAAAAGTTGTTCATCTAAATGGTAATTTAGCCGCAAAAGTTCATATTTGTTATAAATTTTGTTTAGATGAAAATTTTTCTATTCCATTTAAATCTGTAAAAACAATAAAAAAAGATATTGAAATTGAAACTTATAATCTTGGTTTAAAGATATATGATTTTTTAGAACTTAATTATATATGGTCAAAAAATAAATTAAATTTAATATAAAATATTAAAAATTTATAATAAAAAATATTAAAATATAAATGAAGGAGGTGATAAATATGTTAGTAACAAGAGTTGAACAACATCAAATTAATTCCTATCATTATTTATATCATTATTGTAATGATTTATGTTTCAAATCTAAAAATCTTTACAATTATGCTAATTACATTGTTAGACAAGAGTTTATAAATAACAATGAATGGATTCATTATAATTCATTAGATAAGATGTTGAAACATGAACAAGTTTATAAAGAATTACCTGCTCAAACATCGCAACAAATATTAAGATTGCTAGATAAGAATTGGAAGTCATTTTTTGAAGCTATAAAGGATTGGAGTAAAAACAAAGAAAAATATTTAGGTAAACCAAAGTTGCCTAAATATAAAAAGAAAAATGGGCGTAATGCTGTGATTTTTACTAATCAACAATGTAAGATTAAAGATGGATACATTAAATTTCCTAAGACCAGTTTAAAGTTAAAGACAAAAGTTATAAAGGGTTTGCAACAAGTGCGAATTGTACCAAAGGGTAGTATTTACGTAATTGAAGTTGTTTATAAAAAAGAAATTCCAAATATGATTCATGAAGGTAATCATGTTGTAGGTATTGATTTAGGATTAAATAACTTTGTAACTATTGTAAATAACATCGGTGAAACGCCGATTGTTATTAATGGCAAGGGTATCAAATCCATAAATCAATACTATAACAAACAAAAAGCGTATTTTCAAAGTATTTTAAAGAAACAAAATGGATTAGACTGGAGTAAAAGATTAGAAAAATTAACATTAAAACGGAACAATAAAATCAAAGACTTCATGCGTAAAGCAAGTAGATATGTTGTAGATTGGTGTGTTAAGCATAACATTGATACGATTGTTATTGGTAAAAATGATAATTGGAAACAAGAGATTAATTTAGGAAAGCACACAAATCAAGCGTTCGTTCAAATTCCTTATGATATGTTTATAAATCAATTAAAATACAAATGTGAAGAAGTTGGGATTAAGTTAATAGTAACTGAAGAGTCTTATACAAGCGGAACATCATTTTTAGACGGAGAAGCTCCAACCAAAGAAAATTATAATAAAAACAGAAGAATTAAAAGAGGTTTATTTAAATCCAATAAAGGGATTTTAATAAATGCAGACGTGAATGGAGCGTACAACATTATGAGAAAAGTATTCCCAAAGGCGTTCGTCAATGGGATAGAGGGCGTGGGGTTACACCCAGTCAAGCTAAATGTGGCTTGACGAAGAATAATGTTTAATGAAGGATTTTAATATTTTTGAATAAATTAAACATTATTCATAACCTAAATACTAAAATTATTTATATTTTAGCTAGGTGGTGATTAATTTGAAAAATAAAGATAAACAAATAGTTGAAAATTTTATAAGAAAAGTAATAGATGGAGATACAACAGTTCAAGATAGTATCAATAATATTATTAATAATATTCAAAATGAAGATATGTGTTTTAATAATATTAAAAAATATATTGGTTTAGAATATAACATTATAGGATTTGGCGAGGGAAGAATATGTTTTGATTATTCTAAAAATAGAATATTAAAAATTGCTTATAATTCTATTGGTTTGAAAAAATGTAAAAATGAAATTGATATTTGGAGTTTAAATAATAAAGAAATAAATAAATTTTTATTTAAAATTTACCATTCTGGGGAAGGATGGATTGTTTCAGAAAAATTTAATGAGATGATTCATATTGAAGATATGACTAGTGAAATAGTTGAAATTGGATATAATTTATGTAAAGAAATGCAATTAAGTAACATTAAACATAGTAATATTGTTAGATTTGATAATCCAGAGACAGTATATGCAGATAATGTAGCAAGGTCCTTTAAAGATAATAAAATAAAATTTTTTGATTTTGGTTATTGTTATATTAAAAAGTAGGTATGATATGAAACAATTTAATTTTATTGGAGAAAAGTTTTCTAATAGGTATGTTTATACTGAAGTTTTAGAATGCGAAGATTTTATTAGATTAGAAAAAATAAGAGTAAATAAAAAATATAGAAATTTAGGTTATGGCACTTTAACTATTAATAAAATAATAGAATATGCTGATAAAAAAAATAAAATACTTGTTTTATGTGCAGAGCCTCAAGATAAAAAGTGGTCATTAAAAAGATTAATGAATTTTTATAAAAGGTTTGGTTTTATTGAAAACGAAGGTGCTAATTATATTGATATATTTTGGAATGACAACATGTATAGATTACCATCAAAAAGGAGATAATGATATGATTGAATTAACTCAAAAACATTTAATGAATCCAAAGGGAGTAGGAGTAATAGTTATTAAAAATAATAAAGTGTTATTAGGTAAAAGAACTGATAATGGAAAATGGGGTTTAGCTGGAGGAGGAATTGAAGATGGTGAAACACCTAAACAAGCAGCAATCAGAGAGTTATATGAGGAATTTGGTATTCAAAATGAAAATATTAAATATTTTGGAGTTTCGTATTCTCCTATAAATCCTGATAAAAAGTCTGACAGTTCTGATGGTTGTTCTATAGATTTTTTTGTGGAATATAATGATAGCGAAGATATTAAAATTTCTTTATCAAAAAGAGAATTTTCTGAATATAAATGGGTTGATTTAAATGATGTTTTAAAAGAAGATTTGTATGTTTCTTCTAAACATTCATTAGAATTATTTTTAAGAGTTTAAGTGGAAGTTTGAAATTTATCAAAAGGGAAATTAATTTCAGATAAACTTTTATCTGGAGAAAAAATTATAAGATATAAAGAATCTGACAATAGTATGCTTCCAATAATAAAATCTAGGTAACCAGTTTGATTTATCCCCTATTAAAGATATTGAACTAAAAATTGGTGATATAGTTTTTTATAAAGTTAAAATGAATTTTTATACTCACAAAATATCAGCAATAAAAAACAATCAATACCAAATTTCTAATAACAGAGGCTATGTTAACGGGTGGATAAAAAAAGATAAAATATTTGAAATAGTAACTAAAATTTGGGATAATTAAATCCCTTTTTTTTTTTATTTACAAAAATTGTGAAATATGATATAATAATTATATAAAGGAGGGTATAAGATGGAATTTCATAAATTGGATGAAAAGTTGTTTGGAAAAGAAGTTTTTTTCCAATAAATGAAAATAAAATTTTTATATGGCCCTAATGGAACTGGAAAAACAAAAGTTTTAGAGTTATTAAATAGATATTTTATTTCTAAAAATAAAAAAACTTTATTTTTTCCAGCATATAGAACCTTTAATTTAACAAAAGAAGAAGTTATATCTTCATTATTTATTTTGAAGTCTATGAATATAGAAATAGTTAAAAACATTAATATACATAATATGATTATACCTTCTTTTGGAAGTTATATAAATAATGGATTTGAACAAATAATTAATATATTTCCAAATATATTAAAACACGATAAAATTGATGTCTTATTAATTGATAGTCCCGAAGTTAATTTAAGTACGTATTTTCAATCAATATTTATTGATTGTATTGAAAAAATGAATATTGTTGAAAAAATAATAGTTGTTGCTCATTCAAATTCAATTAATAAAAACTTAAATTACATGTTAGATATAAAATTTTGTGTAAATTTGTAATTGGAGGATAATAGTATGAAATTTTTGAAAAATAAATTAGGTATTAAAAGATTCCCACCAATAATGTTTCCTTTTATAATTCCTATATATGTTCTTTTTGGTTTGTTTTATACAATTTTGTTTCTTATTATGTGGTTATTTGGTTTTTGGCGTTGTAGAAATTGTAAAAAAATAAAAAATATTAAAGATTCTAAATATTATAAACAAGAAATTTTTATTGACGGATATACACTAACAAATCCGATATGTCCAGATTGTAGAGCTATTGAATTACTACGAAATAATCATATTGAAAGAGTTGAAAGATAATGATAAGATATATACATGGTTCTCATGATTCTTTAGATATTGATGTTTTTTATGTTTTCGATAAATTACCGTCATATAAAGAATGTTACGATTTTTGTTCTAATAAAGAAGAAAATAGAAACATAATTGTAATTAAAGATGGTTTTGTTGTTGACTGTTTTAAGGGAACAGTCGATGAAATTCAAAATTCGTTATTATCAACTTATCATTTACACAAACAGGATTTTGATTTAATAATTAATTCTAAGGTTAAACGTAATATACCATTAAAAATAATAAGAGTTATAAGATGTATACTTTCTTATTTTTCTAGAACTGTTTTTAAAGAACAAGTTAAAAAAGCTCTTAAATCCACAAGTTTAAAAGAAAAAATAAATATTATTAAAATTTTGGATTTTGATATTGTAAATGAATTTGGTAAAAATGGTTCAAAAGAAGATATATATAAAACAATATCGTTTCAAATTGGACAAGTTTTAGGGTTATTAAATGGTAAAGAATTTTATACAAAACAAGATGTTTCAAATGAGTATAAAGAATTAGAAAAATATTTGTATAGAAATAAAAATTCTGATATAAAAGATTTGAAAAAATATATATCTTTATTTATAGAAGAGATTGAAAAAATAAATTATATTGAATTTAATGATATTGTTTATTTTGTTGATTATGATAAAAAATTTAATTTAAAAAATGAGAAAGAGGTTGAGTGATATGCCATTTTATAATTATAAATGTGAATCTTGTGAAAATGAAATGAAAAATGTTTTAGCTAAAATGGGACAAGAAGAAACAACATGCTCTCAGTGCGGAGGAAAAGCAAAAAAACAATTTAGTGGTCTTTTCGCTGCTCATGGTTTACCTAATGGACATAATGCTGTTAGAACAAAAAAATAAAGATTAAGAAGGATAGATATGAAAAAAATATTATCTGTATTCAGTATTTGTGTTTTGATTTTTTTAATAACTTTTTTATTATCATTGGCGATAATTTTAAAATTATGTTAATTTTTTATATAAGTTTATTTATTATATATCTAGATGAAAACATCTAAATCTAACAGACTTTAAATAAAATAGCGTTTAGTCTGTACGCTATAAAAAGGAGAGGAAAATATGATGTATAAAGAAAAATTTATTACTGTTGTGAAATCTAATGGTAAAATTCTTAGAGAGAATAAAGATACTGTATATATTCCATTTGATACAGAATATTCTTTAATGTTTAAGAATTTAAATTCTGTTAGAGCTTTAATTAATGTTGAGATTGATGGTAAAGATGTTGTTGGTGGCGGAGGTTTAGTAATTGAACCTAATAACTCTATTGAACTTGAAAGATTTGTCGATTCTTTAAACTTAGAAAAAGGAAATAAATTTAAATTTATTAAAAAGACAAAAGAGATTCAAGAATATAGAGGGGATAGAATTGATGATGGATTTATTAGAGTTACGATTCAATTTGAAAAACAAAAAAAATTAAATTCCTATTCTTCAGAAGATATAATTTTTGGGTATTATCCAAAAAAATATATTCTTGATTCAAAAAAACATGATTATTATGATAATGAACTTATATTAAGTACTTTTAATTCAGTTGGTTTTAATAATGATTCAAATTCAATTTTTTGTAATTTATCAAATAATAATGAATTTGCATTTATTAATAATGGTGAACCTTCGGATGATGAAGGAATAACTGTTAAAGGTTCAATCTCTAATCAAAAATTTAATTTTGGTTATATCGGAGAATTAGAGAAAGAAAAACACGTTATGATATTAAAGTTAAAAGGTTTTGATTCTAAAGGGAAAGAAATTGAAAAACCTATAACTGTAAAAACAAAACTTAAATGTGAAACATGCGGTAAAACATCTGATTCATCAAATAAATTTTGTGGTAATTGCGGAACATCTTTAATTTAATAATTAAAAATCCATCTTTAATTAGATGGATTTTTTTTGTTAAATTTTGTTAATAATGATGCTAATTATTAATATAATAAAAAATAATAAAAAAATGATCTTTATATGGTCCAAAGGAGATAAAATTATGACAATTAAAAAAGTAAATGAAAACAACACAAAAGCCCAAATTTTAGCAGCTTATAAAGAAGCAGTAGAACAATTAAAACAATTTCAAGCTAAAGTTTCATCGCCGGAATTAGAAATTAAACAAAAAATAAATGAAAATATTAGTAATAAAGCTAATCAAATTTCAAATCAAGATGTTTTAGGTGCAATTTCAATTTTGCAAAAAAATATTAGCAGTACGTTGTCTAATATTTCTAAAGATTTAATTGAAGAAATTGAAAAATTTGAAAATCTAAAGAAAGCTGTTGAACTTAAAGAAGTAGAGTTAAAAGAACTTTTTGATATTGAAAAACAAGCTTTTACTTTAACTGCGTTAATTAACGCTCAAAATGTAGAAAAAGAAAAATTTGAAGCAGAACAAAAGAAAACTTTAGAAGAAGTTAATGCAAGAATGATTGAAGTTGAAAATAATATTAAAAAATTAGAAGAAGAATATCAAGAAAGAAGAAAGGAACTTCTTTTGAAGGATGAAAAAGAAAGAACTCGTAAACAAGAAGAGTTTGAGTATGAGTTTAATAGAATAAAGCAAAGAAAATTAGATTTGTTAAATGATGAAATTGCTTCTAAAAAGAAAGAAATGAATGAAATTGAAGAACAACTTTTAGCTAGAGAAAAACAAGTTTCTGAGGTTGAAAAAACAATTGAATCATTAAAAGCACAAATTGATAGTTTCCCTGAAAGAGAAGCACAAATTATTAAAGAAACAGAAGAGAGAGTTAGAAAAGAAGAAGCTAGAACAGCTGCTATTAAAGAAAATTATGCAACTAAAGATATTAATAATAAAATTTCTGTTTATGAAAATAAAATTCAACTTTTAGAACAAATTCTACAAGATGAAAAAGCTCGTAATTTAGAATTAACTAAAAAATTGGATGAAGCTTACGCTAAAATTCAAGATATGGCAGTTAAAAGTGTTGAGAGTACTAATAGTAGCAAAGCTTTTGATAAACTTCAATCCGCTCTTTCTGAAAAAAATCAAAAATAATTTTTATGCTATAAAATAAAAAAACAATTTAATTATATATATTAAATGGGAGTCGCTACCCCACGATCGAAATGGTTACAGTTAAACAGGCGTCAGTGAACAATTGAATAGTTGATTGGACTATGTTTACTACGAAGGGATCATTTTGATAACATATATTACTCCAGGACACCGCAATTGTTCTGGAGTTTTTATTTTAAATGAAATATTTTTTTTAATTGGTTATATTTTCAATAATGAAAAAGTCTTTCCTGTTTATATATTTTCTTTCTTGATTTTTACGGAGGTGTAGAAATATGAAAATTTTAAAGATGTTCAGCTTTTTATTTAAGAAGAAAAAAATTAAAGGTAATATTAACTCTAATAATCAAAAAATTTATCATGTCCCAGGAGGCTTTTTCTATGATAAAGTAAAAGCTGAAAAAATGTTCTACACTGAAGAAGAAGCTATAGCTGCAGGATATAGAAAATCAAAAAGGTAAATTTTTTAAATCTACTCAAAATTGAGTAGATTTTTTTTTGAAAAAATGTTATATAATAAAATTTTGTTGTTATAAAATTAAAAGGATATATTAATAAATTTTATTTTTAAGCATAATATACTTTTACTATTAAAAAAAAGTAGGTGTAATTATGTCTATTATAGGTTTTGATATTGATGATACAGTCGCAGATGGACTTAAAATTTTTGTTGAAACTCAAAATAAATTCTTTAATTCAAACGTTACAATTGAAAAAATTAAAGAATCACAATTAAATCATAATATTCATCAATTATATGGTTTAACTAAAGAAGAATTCGAAAGGTACACCATAGATACTGGACCTAAAATTCTTCCAAAACTTAAACCATTTGATGGAATTGTGGAAGTTGTTAATCATTTTTATAATGAAGGTCATACAATATATTTTATTACAGCTAGACCAGAACATAATACCAAATATTTAACTAAAGAATGGTTAGATAATAATGGTTTTTTATATCATCAAATTTATCATGATAAATATAAAGTTGATTTATGTAAAAAATTAGGAATATCAATTTTTATAGATGATCATATTGGTATTATTAATAATATGAATCAACAAGGAATAAATTGCATATTAGTTGAGTTTTATAAAAATAATATGTTAGACATTGATGATAGAATTAAAAGAGCTACTAATTCTTTAGAGATTTTTAATTATATTGAGCAGTTTATACAAGAGGAGAATAAAAATGAAACTAGTGAAATTTAATAATGGTTTTGAAATCTACACGAAAGAAAATAAAGATGCTAAAACAGTTACATTTAGTATTTATGCTAAAGTTGGTTCTTTTAATGAAGAGTCTCATTTTGGGATAGCACATTTTTTAGAACATATGGTTTTTAAAGGAACAACAAATAGAAATGCAGCTCAAATCATTGAAGATGTTGAAAATTATGGTGGAGTTGTAAATGCTGAAACTAGTTTTAATTATACTAGATATTATGTAACCATGCCAAAAGAATACTGGAAAAAAGGAGCCGACGTTATTTGTGATATTTTGTTTAATTCTAATTTTCCAGAAGATGAATTTAAATTAGAGAAAAAAGTAGTTCAAGAAGAATTAAAAATGTATAATGACAATCCAGAAAGTTATGTTTCAGAATTGCTTTTTAAAGAAATGTTTAAAAGTTATCCAGAAAGACAAACTATCGGTGGAACTATTGATAGTGTTGAAAGTATAACTATTCAAAACTTGATTGACTTTAAAGATAAATTTTATCAACCCAATAATATGTTTGCCGTTGTTACTGGAAATATCAATACAGAAGACGTGGTTGAATTTTTATCTTTTATTAAAGATATTAAAAATAAAAATGAATCTATAGATATTAATAATGATTTTAAACCTGATATTTTGGATTCACAGACAGTTACAAAAAGAAAAAATATTGAACAAAGTCATTTAATATGGGGTCTTTTTGTAGCTCCAGAAAACAACAAAGAATCTTATGCATTAAAAGTCGCATCCGTGATATTGGGTGGTAATGCCAGTTCAAGATTATATAGAATTATAAGAGAACAAAAAGGGTTGGCATATACTGTATCAACTCATTATTTTTCAATGATTGATTGTGCTATAATTGAGGGCTATGCTGGTTTAGAGTCAAAATCAATTGATGAGGTTAAAGAAATTGTAGTTGAACAATTTGAAGATTTAAGAAATAATTTGGTTTCAGATGAAGAATTAAATAGAGCTATCGCATATTTTAATGGTAAACAAGCTATAAGATTAGATAACCTTACTTCTATTAATGGATATGTTGGTCAATCTATTATTTTAGGAGTTTCAACTGATCCAGAATATCATTTAGAACAAATTAGAAATGTAACAAAACAAGATATACAAAATGTAGCTATAAAATATTTTACACCAGATAATTGGCAATTTGCAGAATTATTACCAATCAATTAAAAAAAACTAGTATTTGGCATATTATATTTTTAGCAATTAAACTTAAATTGCGGAGTAATTGCTCTGCAATTATTTTTATGGAGGAAAGTATGGAAAATTTGAATAAAAATTACACTAATGAAGATTTTGAAAAAGAGGGTTTACCCCTAGAAGATGATTATGATATTATAAAAAATGATCCTAATAGAATGTGGTTTAAGTATGAGGATAAAATTAGAAAAATTACAAATAGCTTAGGGTATTGGAAAAATTTCGATCCAGATGAATTATATCAACAATCTTATATTTATTTTATTGATTTTTGTGAAAATTACAATCCTTATTATAATGGTAATTTTTACCCATTTGACAAATATTTATTTAAGAATTTAATTATAAAATTAAGAGCATATATTCAAAGTTATTATTTCAAAAGAAAAAGAGAACAACCTACAGAATTTTCAGAATATTTAATGGGTTCTAAAGAACATACTGATGTAGATGATAAAATGTTTATTGAATATATTTATTCATTAATATCAGATAGACAAGAACAAGTATTAAAATTATCTATAAATGGTTTTAAACAACAAGAAATTGGAGAATTGCTTGATATTAGTCAGAGTAGGGTTTCAGTAATTAAAAAGAAAACTCTTAAAAAATTAAAAGAAAAACTTCATCAAGAATAATAATTAGTTATAATAAACACCTTATAAAAATTTATTGTTTATAAAACTAGATTAATTTGTGGGGTGTTTTAATGATAAGAAGAACAAACGACTTTAATTATTTTTCAGATGATGTTCTTAAAAAAATAGCTAAAGTTATAGAGAATAAAGAAAACAACAAATTATATGATGTTTATGATAATGAAGATAAAGCTAGATTGGTTAAAGCTGAATTAAAAGTAAAAGGAATACATTCAACTATTAACAAAAAAGGTGATAAATACGAAGTTATCATTAATAAAAATGAATCCATTCTACTTGATGAAGCTGAAAAAAGTGGTCAGTTCAAAAAAATAGCATGGGGAAGATATTCTTTCCAAAGAGAATCAGGAATTGGAATGTTTAATTATGATTTTAATGATGGTTCAATTTGGAGAGTTTCTCAGGATGAACATGGAAATGCTATTTTAATTAAAGAAGTTGATGATGAAGATGAAGATAATGTCATTAGAAATAGTCCATCCCAAACTAATGTTAAAGTTGCTAGTTCAAATAAATTTTCTTTTGTAAATAAAGAAACAATGAGTAGAGTTGCTAGTGTGATGTTTGGACCTCAAAATGAAAAATGGATGAATATGATATTATCTTCTGATTCTAGTTATTCAATTATGGAAAAACTTAACTTAGAATTTGATAATATCGTGAATCAAAAAATAGCGAGCTTAAATATCACTAGTGATAAAGACATTAAAGAATTAAAAAAATTAATATTTGTAGCTTTATTTGAAGAAATTGATTCAATGGAGAAATTGGATAGTTTGTGTAATGAATATATTCAATATAAAATAAAAGAAGCAGGAAAACAAAGAAAATATTTTTCTTAATTTGTGGGAGGTAATTATGAATAGAGTTAAAAAAGCGTTAAACAATACTTCAAATCTACCTTCTAGTTATACTACAAAAGATTATGGACTTTCAGATTTGAATTGGGAAGATAGTGGGGGAACTTTTACTGAACCAAAAAAAATCGAAGATCCCTCAATAAATGATTATATAAAGGGGTATCAAATGGAACCATACGAATTTAAACAATATGCAAATAAATTACACAAAGTTGAAAAAGGTGATACTATTTATAGTATTGCTAAAAAATATTATAATGATGAAAAATATGCACAAAAAATCGTTGAAATGAATGATAGTTTAATTGTCGATATGAAACCAGGTTATATGCTTATAATTGGACAAGAAGAAAGAACAAAAACCGCTGGAAAAGAAATTAGAGATATTTCTTACACTCCTGAAAATATCGCCATAGAAATTTTAACTTTGTGGAAACAAGTTGATGGTCCTCTTCAAAATTTCTTTGATGCTTTTACTATGAACAAAACAACTAATGAAATGAAAATTCAAATAGCTAACTGTTTAGCTTCTATGGGATATAATGTTGTTCCAGTTTTAGTGGATGAAACTCCTAAATATGCTTCAGCGTATGTTAATTTTTCAAAGTTAGCATCTTCAAAAAGACCAAAAACAATTGTAGATAATTTACTTAAGATTTTCCCAAAATCAAAAGTTTTAAGTAAAGTGGCTGAAGAAATAAGAGATTTAAAAAAATATGAAAAAGAAGATGTTATGGGACTATTAGATTATTATAAAAAAATATTCCCAGATGATTATGCCAATTCTTTAGTTGATATAACTTTTAATAACCCAAAAGTTAGTTTTGAAGAATTTAAAGATATTCAAATTTCCGATGAAGCTTTAGAACAAATGGAAAAAATGGATAGTGGAAATCAAAATCCTACAAGTAAAAATCCTAAAGATGGAGGATTTGGAGGATATGATTTTACTACTCAAATGAGACCAGATGGTCCGGGAGGAGTTGCTCCTAATTTTTATGAAACAAGAGCTAACTTAAAAAAAAAATAGTTGCTGAAGAGATAGAAACTATGCCAATTGATCTTGTTTTGGATGTTTTATCTTTGGCAGCTAAAAGTGTTTCAGAAACTTTATCTTTGAAACTAGAAGTCCCTCCAGTACCATTAAAAACAGTTAAAAAGAAAGTTCCTAACAATAATGAAGAACAAAATTCTTCTATTCCTGAAGGATATAAAATACCCGCTAAAAGAGACAATATATTTGAAATTTGGAAGATTTTTTTGGAGGATAACCCTGAGAAAATTACAGAAGCTTATGTTATATTAAATGGAGATTTTGTAGATCAAGGTTATAAAAAAGGAATTTGGGAGAATATTGAATATAAAGGATTTTACACAACTTTAGAAGAAGCTCAAAATGAAATAAGTGGGTATTTAGATTAATTGAATAGGGGGGATTTATTTCCCCCAATTTTATGTGGAGGTATTTTAATGGCAAAGTTTACTACTACAAATTCAAATTTGTTTAATAATAACAATAAAGAATATATTCCAGACTGGATGAAAAATATTACTGATAATTTAAGTGTTGAGCAAAAACAATCTTTAGATATAGATTTTGAAAAAAGAGGGGTTTTTGCTGAAAATCAAAAAGTTTACAGAGAAGAAATTACTGCTGACCCAAGAGATTTAAAAAATCATTATGGTGAATCTAAACTGTTATCGGATTCAAAAATTATGTTGGCTAAATTTCTTTCTGGAAAATACTATAAAATTGTAAATGAAAATTTAGGTTTGGATAGTATTACTTTAGATGTTAAAATAGATGGAATTCCGGCTACTTTTAATTTTCCTTATGAAGTAAAAGCTTCAAAATTAAGACAATCCGATGTATTTTACGCTGATGGTTACGAATATCCATTTAGTAAAGCTGGTCTAAATGAATGTTTAGTTGATATTAAAAGCGGAAATGTTAAAACTGCATCTAAACCAGAAGCAGTGGGTAAAGTTTATGTTATTAGTAGAGAAGAAATTATTAGAAGATTTAATGGTTCCTTAAGACAAGCTACTGATAAAATTAATCAATTTCTAAATGAAGGTGCAATAGTAGGGGCTGGTAGTAACAGTTATGCTTCTTATATGGATGTTGATCAATTGTTTCCTCAATTAGAGAAACAAGTTGCTGAAGAAAAATTACCTGAGTTTCATTTTGCTCCTAATTCAGAACATGTTAAAGCTCAAGAATTTAAATCTGCTAGTGTCTTATCAGTTGAAGCTGCTAATATACTTAATAAAAATTTTAAAGATTTTACTATTTTAAGTAGTGAAAGAAATAATGATAAATTAACAGTAAAAGCTAGTGTATTAGGTGATTCTGGAGTTAGATATAATTCAGATTTTATTTTTAATATTGAAAACGAAAAAGTAAAATCAGCTCTAGAAGTTAAAAATAATAAATCTTCAATAGAATTTAATCAATTTGTTAAAATTGCTAATTCTATTAATGATGAGGCACTAAATAAATATCATTTAACCAATAAAGTCAATAATAAAATTCGTAAAGGTTCTGTTTTAACTAAGAAAGATATTGAATCTAAATTATTTAAAATAGTTTCTGCATCAAAAATAGATGATGTTATTAATAATTGGATTGATAATGGTTTAATTAAACCATTAAACAGTTATTCATACGCGACAGATTATTCTTTTGAAGAAATACTTAATTTATCTAAGTTAGCTATTATGAGTGATGATGATGTTCAAGAAATAGAACAATATGAAAAACATTTTGGGAATGGTATAGAGATAGATACAGATAATGAGAAACCCCAAAATATTGTAAGAGAAATAGAAGAAAATTGCGATGATAATACTAGATTGTTTAATGCTAATAGTTATATTAGTAAATTATTAAAACAATATAAAGTTGCATCTTTTAATAAAATTTCTGATAATCAATATAATTTAAATATTGAGTTTCTTAATAAAAAAACTGGTACAAGACACAAAGTTCATTTTGAAATAAATTTTGAAGGATCAAAAGTTGCATCTTGCTATGCTAATATTAATGGAAAAAAAGTTAGTCTAAATAAATTGGCTGATTCATTTAATAATAGTAAACTTTTATCTGCGTACGTGCAAGATAAGAAAGGCTTAATGGCTGGTCCTATTGTTATTTCTAAAAAAGAAATGAAAAAACAATTATCTACAATTATTTCATCTTCCAAATTAGACGAAGTTATATCATCTTTTGTTAAAAATAAATTAGCTTCAGTTATAAATGGAGATATTATTACTAGTGATAAATCATTAACTGAATTGATAGCTACTATTCCTGATGATTATATGATTAGCGAAGATGAGAAAAATGAGATTGAATATAGAAAAAGACATTTTGGTAAAGAAATTAAAATGAATGTTGATTCAAAAATAGAAGATACTGGAATTAGAGAAGCTGAAGAATCTTGGAGTCCAGAAAGAAAAGCTGTCGAAGCAAAAAGACAATTAAGTAAATTGTTCAAATCAATAAAAGTTACCAATATTGAAGAAAATCAATCAAAATATAAAGTTGAAGCTAGTTTTATCAACCCAATCGGAGGTTCTGAACTATCTTTAATGTTTAGTTTTGATATTGAAGATAATAAATTAGGTAAATTAAGTTCTGTTATTGATAAAGATGGACAAGAATTTGAGATTTCTAAAATTAATGAAGTTTTATCTAAAAATTCTTCAGAGGTTGGTAAATTTTTCTCATCTCAAAATGGAGTTTTTGAAGGGAAAAGCAATGTAATGATTAGTAAAGCTAATTTAACAAACAAATTAAAAGCAGTTGTTAGTTCTTCAAAAGTCGATAATATTATTAATAAAATGATCGAAAGTAATGCTATCCAACCAATCAATTCAGTCACTTTTGCTAGTGAATATACTGTTTCTGAATTAGTTAATAAATTTGCTTCATATATGAATTTAGATGAAGGAAAAGAAGAATTTTCTCGTTCAATTAGAAATGATCATAAATTATCCTTAGATGGAAAATACGTTATGGATAATGATAGTAGAAAATTACAAGCTACTATTAGAGAACTTTCTCCTCAAATGATATTGGTTAAAGAAAAGTTAATTAAATCTATAAATGATGCTGCTAACTCTAAAAAAATAACATCTAAAAAACAAAATCTATTTATACAAGCTTTAGAAAATGCTAAAACGATTCAAGATTTAGAAGCTATCTCAGTTCAATTTAACCAATATATTAAATAGGAGTGAATTAATTTATGGATAGAAACAATGTTAAAATCACTGATAAAACACGTTGGATAGACCAACGTGTTTCTATCAATCAACCAACAGGTATAGATTATGAACAGTTATCAAAAAAAATAGATAATAAGAAAGATTTAAGAAAAAAATCTTATAAGATTGAAGATTTGAATTTAAATGAAAATCAATCATTAAAAGATATAGATAAAAAAAGCATAATTCCAATTCCTGGAATGCTTATTGATATTGAAAATAGTAATTCAGATACTAGACCTCCAGATAGTGATTGGATAGCTCCTCATGGTCCGCAATGGGGTCCCATGACGTTATAAGGTGAAAATATGAGCAGGTTAAAAAGAAATAAAGATTGTTTAATAAAAAAAGCTTCTTATGTTATGGATGTTCATAATATTATTTTAAAAAGTGGAGATGTAGTAGGTATTTCAGTTAGGACTGTTAATTGGAAACCTTGGTTTCAAGTTTATTTAGAATATGGCGCTGGAGAGGCTAGTTCTTTTTATGATGGTCCAGATAAAGATAAGGCTTTTAGAATGTATATGGATATATTAACAGCTTTTAAAGGAGTTTCTGAAGCTGAAAAATTCAAAAAGTCAATACCACAATATGACGATATGATTGAAAAATCTTTTGCACATCCAACTAGAGAATATCATAATTTAATTATGAAATCTCCTAAGTTTTTAGGTATTAATGATTTTTAAGGAGAATTTATATGAAAAAATCAAGATTACGAAAAATTGCAGAACAATCTGGAGATTTACCTATTGGTTTAATTATGAACAGTCCAGAGGAGAAAGTTGATAATAAAGATGAATTAACAGATATAACTTATGGTCCTTCAATATCAAGGGAATGGGAATTTGAAAAATTAAGAGATAATAATGAATGGAATTTATTATCTAATAATTAATATTTTTTGTTATATATTAAACTTTTTATTCTATATTAAATATAGTTTAACACAAATATTTGAGGTGAAATTAATGAGAAAAGATACAGATAAATTTGTTAGTAAAAGTAGTGGTTTAGCTTCTTGGTTAGACGATTTTGTAAGTTCATTATCTAAATCAAATAAAAAAATTGCTTCTAAAGAAGAAGTTACTGCTGATTTTGAAGAAAATCAAGTTGAAACAGTTGAAGATGATATTATAACTGCTGAAATTAACGTTAAAGATTTACAAAAAGTAACATGGAATGATGAAACTTTTTACGTTAATTTTACAGATAAAGGTGCAACTGTACTTAATGAATTTGGTAACACAGTTCAAAATATTGAGAATGCAAAAACTTTAGAAGAAGTTGATAATTTCTTAAATAGTCAACAAATTATTGCTGAAACAGATGATGAAATTAAAATTGAAGCTGAAGCTGAATTTGAAGAAGAAATCAATTCTGTCGTAAACGGAATAGATGAAAATGAAGAAGTTTTGGCATCAAAAGAAGAAAATTCTTATGAAGATGGTAAAGTTTTAGAAGCTATTATTAATGGTTTTGAGGAATTAGAAAAAAGAATTGATAGTTTATCAAAGAAAGTAGCAATTGTTGAACAAACATATGCTAGAAACCCTTCTTTTGAAAATGAAGATAATGAAATTGCAGAACAAGAAGTAAAACATTTTACTGAAAATGCAGATAAAACAAGTGAACAAATTAAGAATGAACAAAACATAGACATTACTACTCCTCAAGGTAGAGTAGAATTATCTAAAAATAAAAGTTTAGAAGATCAAATAGTTGATAACGAAATCGAGAATAATTCAGAGCAAACTATTGAACAAAATGATGATGATGAAGATTTATGTGTTGAAAAACTTAGTGGTGTTGAAGAAAAAATATTCCAAAATGGTATTTGTCCAAAAACTGGTGAACAATTAGTTAAATCTTCAAAAGTTGTTGGTGATTTTCTAGGAATATATTCTCCAATTGGAAAAACAGAATATGCAGTTAATTTAAATACTGGTGAAATTTATTTTCATAAATCAAAATAAGGGAGTTTATTAAAATGAAAGATAAAAGAATTAATTCTGAAATTCTTTTTATAAAAGGAAATAGAGTTCCAGGTTATAATTTTGAAGATATGAAAATTAATAAAAAAGAAAATAATAAAAAAATAGATTTAAGAAATAAAAATAAAGATTAAACTTTTTAAAGTTATTGCATATATAATCATATATAAAATATTTTATAGGGGATTTGTTAATGCAAAAAAGAAGAATGAAAAGTTTGTATAAAGATAATAATTTAGGCGTAAATGAAGATTTATCTGATGTTTTAGATGATGATTTAATGGAATTGTTTGATGATTTAATTATAAAAAAGAAAAATATAGTTTCAAAAAAATCCAATCTTAAATCTAAATCGAGATTTAAGATTGGAGATCAAGTAAATGTTAACAATACTTTTGGAACTATAATATATGGTCCATATAAATCATCTAATAATAAAGATACTTATGAAATAGAAACAGAAGAAAATCAAATTATTACTGCTGAAGATAATGGAGATAATATAACTCCGTATGTTCCAGTTATTGAGGAACAAGAAGATGATATTTTTTAAAGTCAGAGTTTTCTGACTTTTTTATTTTTTCTTAAAATAATAAGATTTAGAATATGTATTTATTAAAATATAAGAAAATAAATTTAACTTAACTTTAAATTATGCATATAAAATTTATAAAGAAATTTGAAAGGGACGGTGTATTAGTTCCATGGATAAAACTGGAAATAACTTTGGCACTAACAGCATATTAAGCAGTTCATCATCAACAAAAACTGTTACTGCTAAAGATTTGCATGGTGGAGGAGCCATGTTGAGAAGTGGATTGTTACAAGATAGAACTGGAATACCTAAAAATGTTCAAAGAAAAATGGCGAATGCTTCATTAGGGAATGTTAGAATGGGATCGCCTAGTTTTTATCATCCAATGTTCCAAAATATGAACATTATGCTTCCAAGAGATAGACGCGAAAGAAATGAATGGTGTAGACATTTTTATAGAACTGAACCTGTTATAGCGACTGCTCTAGATTTGCATACTGAATTTCCAATTTCTGATTTTAGTAACGTATGTTCTGATAATGGAATAAAAGCTTTTTTTGACTTTATGGCATTCGAAAGATTAGATATAGTTAATTTGTTGTTAGATATTGGACTAGAGTTTTGGAAAATTGGAGACGTTTTTCCATTTGGACAATTAAATGAAAATGACGGTATGTGGGAAAGATTTGTTATATTAAATCCAGATTATATAGATATTAAATCTTCAATTTTAGCTGGTGATCAAGTTATAGAGTTAATACCAGATGAACAAATTAAAGCTATTGTTTCTGCTGGTCCAAGAGGAGAATATGGTTCAATATATAATCAATTACCAGAAGATGTAATTAGACAAGTTAGAGCTGGAAGAAATATTAGATTGGATAATAGATTGGTTTCTCATATCGCGCATAAAGCTTCTCAATATGAGACTTGGGGAACTCCTATTATGATGAGATGTTTTAAGACTTTAATATATAAAGATAAACTTAGAGAAGCTCAAAATTCTATTGCTAATAGACATATTACCCCTTTAAGAATTTTCAAAGTTGGAGCTCCAGGTGAACCAATGCCTCAACAATCTGATTTAGATAGTTTGCGTGATTCATTATTGATGGCTGATGATGATCCTAATCATATTTTAGTATATCATTATGCTTTGCAAACAGACTATGTTGGTTCTAACGGAAGAATTCTCCCATTAAATCAAGAATTTGATTTTATTCAAAAAGAATTAATGAATGGTTTAGGTATAAATCAAGCTATGTTAAATGGTGAAGGTCCAACTTATGCAAATGCTCAAGTTGGTATGGACGCTTTAGCTAGAAGATACATGTCGTATAGAATAAGACTTGAATCTTGGATAAGAAATAAAGTTTATAGACCAATTTCTGAAATTCAAGGATTTTATAAACCCGTTAATGGAACTATCGCTACAAGATATTTGAGTGAAAAAGAACAAAGAAAATTAGCATCTAGAAAAGAAATGCAATTAATTGTCCCTAGTATAGCATGGCAACAAAGAGATTTGACATCAAATCAATCGGTTCTGAATTTTATTCAGCAACTTCAATCAAAAAATCTTGTTTCTATGCATACTATATTACCTATGTTGAATTTAGATCCAGAAACAGAAATGAAAAACTTAGAAAAAGAAAGAGGAACAGTATTTGACGCTAACGCTCCTAAAATTCAAACCCCAAGCAGTCCTGGAAATGCTGGACCATCTGGGGGTCCTGGAGGAGTTACTCCTCCAAGTGGAGGTCCAAATAAACCTTCTTCTCCTCCAGAAGGAAATTCAAGCGGGAAACCTTCAAATGCTCCTAACCCTAACGCTTATGGATTCCCGGGTCCTCAAGGACCACCAAATACAAAAGCACCTTCTCCTAATGCTGACGGCCCAAATAAGGTTCCAAGCAATAGTAACCCAGTTCCTAGTGTTCAAAATGAACCTAGCGGAGACTCAAAAGGAGCATCGTTTGGCGATTTTTTAGAAAAAAACGGGGAGACAGAAGCGTCTATGGCTTCCCGTTCATTAGAAGCCAAAATAAAGAAAATAAGACGCAAGGAAAACAAATAAATGATGAAATTATTGTTGTTGAAGAAGGTTGGAAGGAATTATTAGAAAAAATTTGGGTGAGTAAAACGGTGAAAAAATATATTTTGTCAATCGAATTAGAAACAAAAGAATATTTTGAACAGTTTATATCTGAAATTTTAGGTAAAATAGATAAAGATAAATCTATTTTACCTAATGAAGATGTAAATGAATGTACCGACTCATTTTTAAATAATTTTATATCTTTATTAGATTATTATGTTGAGGGAATATATTATAGTGGAAAATTAGTAAGTAGAAAAAAATTAAATTTACAAAATCCGGTCCCTCCAGAAGGAGAACGTTATTATTTTACAGATAATGATAAAGAATTTATTAAAAAATATAAATATTTGAAATTACCTTTATTAAAAGAAAATCTAAAAAAAGCACTTGTAGATTATATTAATCACAATTGCAATAAAGAAAATATTAATGAAAAATCTTTCAATTTATTTGAGGAATTTTTTGAATATAATGTTATGGAGATAATCGATTTATTCAAAAGAGCTCAGATTGAAGAATATTCAAATTTAAATATTGATAAAATTAGATTTTTATCTGACGAAGATAATTGTTGTATTTTATGTTCTTCTAAATCAAATAAAGTTTATACTTTAGAAAGTATTAAAAGTGAATTTGGTATAAAAGATGGATTGAAACATTCATTTTGTAAATTTTCATTTGAGCCAGTATCTTCAAATTTATTTACAAATATTAACTACAAAAATGTTGAATTTGAAAATATTCCAATTGAATATTTATCTAGAGCTAAAAATGTTATAGATAAATTAAAACTTGTTTTTACTAATATTAATAATAAAAAAATAATTTTCATTAATGATTCTAATGATGATAGTAATTGGAAAGATTCAATTATTGAATATTATGTATCTAAAAATGAAAATGATTTAAATCAAATAAATGATAATATTATAAATTCTATAGTTAATGATATACAAATCTTTAATAAAAATCAAAATGAATCTTTTGTATATTTATCAAATATAAATTATCAAGATATAGAATATTTGATTTTAAAATCTATATTATTTGATATAGATATAGAAGATTTGGTGGTTTCAATATTTAACAATAAAAAAGAATCTAAAGAAGTTGGTGGAAATGCAGCTATATATAAAGATTTATTTATTAGTTATTTAGCTGAAGAATCGCCAAAAAGTTATTTAATTGAATCTATAATTTTTTATATTTACAAACCTAATAGATTAAAAATTATAGATAGAGAAATATTTAATTATATTGAACAAAATAAAACAAAGATAGGGGAGAAGTTAATTTGAGTAAAATATTAGGAATTATATGTGATATTTCAAATAGCTCCCCTGTTGGAGTTATAGCTAGTAATATAAGTGATAAAGAAATAGTTTTTATTACAAAAAACAAAAGTTTAGATATAGTTATAGAAACTTTATTGGAAGACAATATTTTTCTTCAAAAAAGAGAAGAATTAAATGGTTCAAATATGATATTAAATGAAAAAATAGATATTAATGATGAATATTTTTTCATATCATTAAATTATTCTTTACCTATTCCTTATAGAATTATGGGTATAAAAGAGTTTGATGGAGATGTAGAAAAAATTGTATTTGAAACATTTAATTATTTAGTAAAGGAGGATTTATATGAAAAGTAGATTGAGAAAAATAGCGAACCATGTAGATCAATATATTCATAAAGAAGTAGAATATATGGTTTCAAAACCTAATTTAAAAGAGCAAGAAGATAGATCATTTGAGTTTAGCATAGCTAAAAAATTATTTGCTTGTACACCGTTTGTTCATTTTAACAGTATTGTATATAAATTTGCTGAAAGATTAAGAAATGGAGATTATGGAGTTATTACTTCTTTTGCTGAAATAGATAATGATTTAGATAAATGGTTAAAAATATTGAATGATTTCTTAAACGAAGAAAAAGTTTCTGATAGTAAGTTTTATAATCAAATAAAAACAGCGAACAATAACTTATATAATGTTCAACATACAGATTCTCTTTATACAAAAGATTATTTAGATATGAATAAGGACGTAAAAAAAGATAATGTTCCAATGCGAAATCCCGAAAAAGAAAACTTTATAAATAATAGTTTTTTATTAGCGAAAGATTTAATTAATAGTTTGCCAATAGTTCCAAGATATGATTTAATGTCTCAAATAGCACAAGATATTGAACGTGGTGATTATGATGATATTTCACCAATGAGTGAAGCTAGAAATCATTGGGATGAGTGGTTATTGAGAACAAAACAGATTCTTCGATTTAGGAATATTATTTTATCTCAAAAAAGATTATTAAGAAGATAATGTAAAATCTCTAATTACAATAACTGTAATTAGAGATTTTTTATAAGGAGTATATAAATGAAACAAATAAAAAAAATTTTTGATAGATTTTTTAATAATCAACATCCAATTAAACATAAGATTCAAGTAAGATGGTTTGATGATACAAAAAACTTCTTAATTTTATTCCATTATCATCATGTTTTACTTATTTATGATATTAAAAAAAATGAATCAATATATGAATGGTATGAAGTGAAAACAGATAAAGCGATATTAGATGCATCTAAAAAATATTTAAATGATAGATTTGAAGGAGAAAATAATGAGAACGACACCTTTTTATTTAATAGATGAATTAAGTAAAAAATATATAGGATTTCAATATATAGGGATGTCAAGTGAAGATATTGAATTCTATTTAACAAATAATCAAGATGAAGCATCGGGATTTATGTACGAAGAAACAGCAGATTTATATAGAGATAAATATAAGCGAATTTTAAATAAAGAATCATATATTTTTGAGGATTTAAAAAAATATTATTAGGTGATTATATGAAAGATTTATATATTAGTGGAATTATGCCAACTTATAATGTTCTTTCTGGACAGTATCCTTTTGTTGAATGTATAATATTGGCTTTACCTTTAGTTGATGAGATGATTATAATGGATTTGGGTTCTGATGATGGAACAAAAGATGTTTTAGAAAAAATAGCATCATTAAATAATAAAATTAAATTAAAATATATTAATGTTGATTTTGAAAAATATAAAAGTTATGAAGCAATAGATATTAATTTTATTGATACTATGTATAATGATGCAAAAGGAAATTGGATAATAGCTTTTCATGCGGATGAGTTTTTTCATCCATCAGAATATGATGTAATAAGAAAAACAATTTATAAAGCTCATATTGAAAATTACAATAGTATTAGACATTCTTTATATCATATTGATCGTTTATCTTATTTATGTGATGATGTAAATTGGAATAGAGTTAGAATTTTTAGAAAAATTAAAGGTTTGGTATCTAAAGATGCTATTGATGGATTTTATGTTAATAATTGTTTTGAAGTTCCTCAAGGATATGTTCAAAGTAATATTCAACCAGAATTATATTCTAACGATATTACTTCACATCATCTCGGGAATATTTTTCTAAAAGGCAGAATATTGGCAAATATGAGACATAAAGATGTTTTCAAAACTCAAGATATTGTTAGAATAGAACATAATGAACAATTAAAAGAATTTTACAATATTAAAGACGTTGACGATTTGAAAAATTTTCATTTCTTTTATACTTATGAATCATTTCATCCAAGATTACCAGATATTTTTAAAGGTTTAATGGAAATGAAAGAGTATTATGTTAGAGATGAACTTTATAATTTATTAAAACAGTAATTTTTATTTAAAATAAAGTAATAGATTATGAAAAATTATTAAATATATTTAAATAATTGCCAAAATTAATTAAAACTATAATAAATGTATCAAATGGTTGTTTACAATTTATCTATCACATTATATAATTATTATATAATATATAAATTAGGAGGACATATCGTTTGAACAATGAAGATATTTTAAATATTTATATGTATGGTTCAAGAGTTTACGAAACAAATAGTGATAACTCAGATTACGATTATATAGTTGTTAAAAAAGGTAATAATGATTTAATTACTCAAATTAATAATGAAAATTCAAACATTACAATATATGATGAAAAATCATTTCAAAATTCAATAAATGAACATGAAATAAGCGTATTAGAATGTTTGTTTTTACCAGAAAAATATATTCTTAGACAAGAGAAAATATTTAATTTTGAATTAAATTTATTGAAATTAAGAGAATCGATTTCTAAAAAATCATCCAATAGTTGGGTAAAATGCAAAAAGAAATTAACAATACCGGAAGATTATAATGAGTATATTGGTAAAAAAAGTTTGTTTCATTCTTTAAGAATATTATCTTTTGGGATTCAAATAGCTAAATATGGAAAAATTATTGATTATAAAGAAGCTAATAATTATTGGTATGAAATTATTAATAATCAATCAAAAGATTGGGAACACTATAAAGAAAAATATCAACAAACTTTTAATAAATTAAAGTCTGAATTTAAAATGGTTGCCCCTAAAAGAGGATAATTATGAGTAATAAATATTTAATAGAAACAAAATTAAAAGAATTAAATTTTATAGAAAATTTTTATGTTGATATTATAAAAAATACTACAAATAAAAATTTGAATTCACACAAAAAGATAAGTTAAAGATAATAGTATGGATAAATGAAACTTTATATGCATCTTATATTTTAATTCGTAATAAAAAGATTAATGACATTATTAAAGAAACAATATATACAAATTATTATTTAGATATTTATTATAAATAAAAGGGCCAATTGGCCTTTTTATTATGTTAGTTATAATATTACTTTTAATTCAATATATTATAAGATATAATTGAGTTAAATTTTAACGAGGTGACATTAATGATTAAATATACAAAACCAATGAAGATAGAGAAATATAGTAACAGGGTTGAACAAGTAGTTTTAAATCCAAATAAAAAAATTGATTTAACTGTATTATCTCAATCTAAAACATTAGATATGAGTAATTTAGTGAAAACAGCTTCAAAAGTTGTTAAAATTGCTCCTAAAGAAGATGATTTTCTTTATGTTAGAGTTAGAGCTGTTTCAGCTGGTAATGTAATAGAACAACCAGATGGTTCAGCACAACATATTGATATTGATGAATATTTAAAAAATCTAAAAATGTATGGTAATAGAAGTAGAGGATGCAATAGTAATGGAGATTTTTTCTCTTATGAAGAATTAAAAAGAACGTATAAAACATTTATTGGTAAATCTGCTTTTGTTGACCATAATAATGAAAATGTTGAAAATGCAAGAGGTATTATCTTAGATGCTATTTGGAATGAAAGAGGAAAATTTGTTGAATTACTTATAGCTGTAGATAAAAAAGGATTTCCAGAATTATGTAGAGGAATAGAAATGGGGTACATTACTGACGTTTCTATGGGATGTCGTTGCAGTAAGTCTGTATGTTCTTATTGCGGTAATGAAGCTATTACTGAAGATGAATTTTGTGAGCATGTGAAAATGTATAAAGGCGGAACTTATAATGGGATTCCAGTGTTTGAAGATAATAGAGGAGTAGAATTTTTTGAAATTAGTTTTGTTAGTGAAGGTGCTGATAGAGACGCTAAAATTTTAGAAAAAGTAGCATCAAGAAATTCTAATAAAGTTAATACTCAATCAAAAACTGCATATAAAAATGATATGTTAGTAAAAGTTGCTAGTGAAAAAAATAAAAGATATGAAGTTGGAGAAAAATCTTTTTTTGATAGATTAAAAGATTTACCTTGGTCTTAAAGGAGAAGAAGTTGTTATGAAATCTAGATTGAAAAAAATTGCATTAATTTCACCTGAGTCTGCCGAGAAATATATTGAGCAATTAAGTGATAAAGGTAGAGATGTATTAAAAGTTATAGAAGATTATAAGTTTTTTCTAGATCAAACTATTAGAGTAATAGGTTCAAACCCTAATATGGCTTCTATGCTTGAGAGAAAGAAAAAAAATCTCGATCAAGCATCTCAACAAATTTATGATGCGGTATTTGAAATTGAAAATATGGATATTACAACTAGTTATTATAATCAACAAACGCAAACTGAATTATCAAAAGGCCCAGTAGAACAAAAACCTAATGTTCAACAGGGTCCAAAAAATGACGATCAAAAAGAACAACCTAAAAATGAAGAAAAAGATAATAAAGGAGAAAAGTAAAAATGAGCAAATTGAGTAAAGAAATAAACTCTTCAAAAGAACAAGAATACGCTCATAAATACCCCATTGATAATCAACAAAATTATCAATATCCAAATGAAGATAAAAGAATTCCTCTTCAAAACGAAACATCAATTGATGATAACTATAATGTTCAAACTGAAAATGTTTCTCAAAAAAGAGAAAACAAATTAAGAGTTCGTCTTAATTTGGAAAATATAACCAACGAACATAAAGAAAATGTATATAAAGTAAGAATAAATAAACCTATTTTTACTGGAACTAACGTTGGAACAGAAAATATGCAAAATCAAAATAACGCTAGAGAAGATGAAATTAAAAAAATAAATGAAAGTTCTCAATTATTCGAACAAAAAATAGAACTAGAAAACTCTTTGGATCTAACTACCCCTAAAGGGAGAATTGAAACTACTCATATAGATTGTTGTTTTGAAATTGGGGATAAAGTATCTCATATAGAAGAAGATATAAAAGGAGAAGTTAAATTTGTGGGGAAAAATACTCTTTCTGTAGTATGGGAAGATAATACTAGAGAAAGATTTGATATTACTATTGCAAGTAAATCATTAAAAAAATTATCTTATGTCGATACAACCCAACAACAGGTAGCTCCTTTAGATACGACTCCTTTCCCTAAAAATGATGAGAAAATAAGTCCCGCTGTTGAAAAAGCATTAAAAGCTTTAAGTGAAGATGATACAGAAGATGATATTATTGAATCAGGTATAGATATTGAAAAATTAAAACTTAAAAGAAAAATTGGAGAATTAGAACATAAAGTTGAATCAGAAAATATAGAGAAAATAAAAACAAAAGCAGCAAAAGAATTTATTGAGCTAATGAAAGCTAAAAAAATGATTAATTCTGAGGAAGAAGAAAAAATTCAATTTGAAAATATTATGAAAATGGATGATGAAGGATTTGAAGCTTTCAAACTGGCTATTCTATCATCTAAAGAATCAACAGATTATGATGATGTTCTTTCTGTTCTTGAAGATGATGATTTTTCAGACATAGAAGATGGAAGAGAATATGCTATGGCGAGAGAAGCTATGAAAAAAATTAATACTGCTAAAAGAAGTTTAGATGGGATTGAAATGGGAGATACTTCTTTCTTTGAAAACGGAGGACTTAAAAATTTCAAACCAGTCATTGGTGATTTTAGTTCATCAAATTCATCATCAGAATATTCTGAGACAAGAAGTTTATCAGCAGCTGCTAATGGTAGAAAATCAATAGAAAGAAAAGCAAGTAATTTAGATTTATCTTCTTTTGAAGGAATACAAGGTATTAAAACTCCTATAAATATTCCATCTAAAGAAATGACTCGATCTTCAACTTTTAGTGAATTATTTAATAGCTTAAATTGGACTACAACTTCAATGAGGAAATAAAGCTGAAAAAATTTTCAGCTTTTTTTTTGTGTTACTGTAATAAAACTCATAATTCGTTCTATTTATTTAACAGATTAAACAACAAGCAAGTAAAATTTTATATTCATTTGTTTTATAAGAAAAGTTTAAAAAAATAAAATCAAATGTTATATTTAACACTAGTTTCATTATTTTTACTACAGAAGAAGGTGAGCTAGTAAAAAAAAGTTTGAAATATTTTTTTCGACTTGTAATAATTTTAGACTTTACTCTTATATAAAAAATGTATATAAATTTTTGCCTAGCCACTAAAAATAATAATAAAAATGTTAATTACACTTGGAGGTGCTTTTATAATGGCAGGTGGATTCAAAAAATTTGGACCTACGTATAATTCTACACCATACGTACGTCTTGGTTATGAAGGTATTTTAAATGGTGCTCATGATATCGATCCAGCAATCGTAGCAGCTGGTGGTAATGATGGTACTGGTGAAGCTGGTGAACTAGCTGGTAAATTTGCTGCAATTGGTGCAGATGGTGTTAAATTGGCTTCTGCTGGTGGAGCGGATGCAATTGGTTTATTTAGAGAAGATTTAGGCGATATGATTAATGCTTCAGGTAAAGCGACTTTCTATTTCCGCGGCGGTGAATACTATGTAGCCCTTTCTCGTTGCGGTGCAGGTGCTGATCAATTAGTTCCTGGTGACGAAATTACTTCTGATGCAGAAGGTAAAATCGTTAAAGCTGTAAGCGGAGATAAAGTGCTTGGTGTTGTTACTTATGTTGGTGGCTATACTACTGGTAACATGTATGCTAACGCTGGCGACGCTGCTAACGGTGGAGTATTTATCGGATTTATTATGAATATTTAATAGAGAGAAACTGCGGAGGTGCTTATATAATGGAAATGACAAATGAACAAAAAGAATATTTAATCGCAAAGGCCCTAGAAACAGAAGATGGCCGTGTAGCTCTTGCACAAGCAATGGCTAACCCAATCAGAATTTCACTAGACTATCAAGGTGTTGGTCGTAAATTACTAGTTGTTGACCCACTACCTCAAGGTGCACTACCTGTTTATGATAAAGATGTTGATGCTAAAGCATTCGTACTTTCTAAACGTGGTCAAGTACCTGATCAAGTAATCGAAGCTGACAGAATCCAAGTTCCTACTTTTGAAATCGTTTCTTACCCACAAGTAAGATTCTCTCAAGTTAAAGAACGTAGATTCAATGTTATTGACCGTGCTCAACAAAGAGCAAAATCTGACATCATGGCTGTTGAGGATGCTGAAATTTTCAATCTAATTGATGCAGCTTCTACTTCAGTTAATGCTGTTACTATTTCAACTGGTGGTCTAACTCGCGAAGCTCTTACTAAAGCTTTCCAAGAAGTTGAAAAACATGACTTGGTTGTTACTAAAATTGTTATGAATGCTTCAGCTTTTGCTGATATCCGTGTATGGGGACAAAACGAAATGGACCCTGTAACTCAACACGAAGTACTTCAAACTGGTTTGTTTGGACACCTTTGGACTGCAGATATCCTAATCTCCAAAAAAGTTCCAATGAATACAGTTTACGTACTTGCAGACTCTGAGTTCGTAGGTGTTATGCCTATTAGACAAGATATCCAAGTCATCCCAGCGGACCGCCCAGAGGAACTTCGTCTTGGTTGGGTAATTTACGAAGAAATTGGTTTGGCTGTAGTAAACTCACTAGCAATTTCAAAAATTACTATTCAGTAATTAATATAGAAGAAAAAGAGTGGAGAAATTCACTCTTTTTTTTGTTTAAAATATTAAAATAAAATGATAAAATACAATTGAGGTGATAATGTTGATTTGTCCAATTTGTAATAAACAACTAAGAAGTAAAAGTCTAAAAAGACATTTAGGGCTAATGAAGGATGAAAAACATAAAAATTTATATGAAGAGCAAAAGAAAATAGCTATTGAATTATTTAATGATTGGTCTTTTACTCCATCTAGTGATGTAGAAAAATATAATTTATTATTTAATTATAAAGATTGTAAAGCACTTTGGTCAAATGTATATAGCGAAAAAGAAAGAAAATCCAGAGGAGATTATTTAAAAAAGCATGTAGCTTGGAATAAAGGTTTATCTGTAAACAATAATGAAAAAATGCGTCAACTACAAAATAAAAGAAACATTACTATGTCAAAAGTATTAAAAGAAAAATATGAAAATGGAGAAATGAAAGCTTGGAAAAAAGGTTTAACAAAAGAAAATAATAAAAAAGTAAAAAAAGCAGCAGAAAAATTATCTAAAACAATGTCGGGAATAATTCCTTGTAGTTATGGTATTTCGGGTATTAGAAAAGATATTGGACATCATGCAGCAAGTACATATGAAGCGAATATATATAGAATTTTACAATATCATAATGTTGATTACTTATACGAATTTGATAATGTAAAAGAAATTATTTATCCAAACGGAGAAGTAAGATGTTATAGAATAGATATTAAAGATGTTGATGGTTTTTTTGGAGTAAAAGGTGCATATATTGAAGTTAAAGGTTTTTTTAATCAAAGAGATAGAATGAAAGTAAAATTATTTAGAGAGCAATATCCAAATGAAAAATTATTTTTAATTGGTTATGGAGATAAGAGAGAAAAATATTATTGGGAACCCGATATTGATTATGCTGAATTAGAAAAGAAATATAAACCATTAATAAGTTTGTGGGAAGATAAAAATCGAAATTTAAGAACACATCCAGAATTATATAGTTAGCAAGGTGTGATTAAATGTCTAAAGTAAAATGGCATTTACCTGGTGAGAGGTTTATGTATTATGGAGAAGATAATGAAAGTTTTACTAATGGAAAATATTATAGGGTTGTTAATGTAGGAAATCATTGGTTTAAAAAATTAGGTAAAGTGGTATGGTTTACGAATAATAATTATGATGGTGACGATGAAGATTATTGTACTTCTGTTAGTTTAAGCTATCTAAATAAATATTTTTATAAATAGAAAATTTTTTATATAAAATGAGGGGGGGTATACGATGGGATTAGATATGTATTTGTTTTCAACTTCAAAAGATAATGTTGTTTTTGTAAAAGGCACTAATTTAGTTTCAGATGTGTTAGAATTTAAGAAGTTAAATGAAGTAGGATATTGGAGAAAAGCAAATCAAATTCATAATTGGTTTGTGAAAAATGTGCAAAACAATAAAGATAATTGTGAATTATATAGTGTGAGTAAAGAAAAATTATTAGAATTAAAAGATGTTTGTTATAAGGTTATTGAAGGTTATAATCTTGAAGAAAAGTTGCTTCCAACAATTGGTGGATTTTTCTTTGGTAGTATTGATTATGATGAATATTATTATGATTATATAAGAGAGACAATAAAAATTATAGATGATATATTAAATACTATTGATTTTGATAAAAATTTCATATTGTATAATTCGTCTTGGTGAGAGTAACTTTGTTTACTCTCTTTTTTAATTTTGTTATTATTATTGTTAAAATTGTGTTAAATTTTTATAATTATATATTTAATAATTAGAAGAAGGAATGATTACATGGATAAATCATATTCATCCTTAAAAGAATTAACTGAGAGATGGGAAGAGTTTGTAGATATTTATCATGGAACTTATATGACTTATGATTTAGCTGTAAAAATGATAAAAGAAATAATTGAAATTTTATTTGAAGACGTTGATGAAAATTGTTTTGAACATGATGAAGATAATAAGATTTTAATTATACATTCACCATATGGGGATGTTAAATTAATTAACGATGATAATATTATTTTTGTTGAATGTTCAAAAGATTTTAATATTAAATATAAAGAAATTATTGATGAGATGAATGAAATAAAGAAAACTATTAATGAACTTATTGAAAAAATAGATAAGGAGATTATATAGTTATGAGTGTTGATAGAAGTGATTTTGTGGTAATAGGATATAATTTAGATTGCAAATATTATAATGAAGATATTTATGATCAATTTTATGATATTAAAGTTGGAGAAATATCTCATATATTTGATTGGATGAATGGAGAGTATTATATAGTAGGAATTCCTTTGGTATATGATATAAAAAGTTATAATGGAATTCCGTTGACTGAATTTGATAGTGATTGGGTAAAAAAATATGAATCATATTTTAAATTAGTAAAAGAACATATAAAAGAATATTTTGATTTAGAAGTAGAACCTAAGATTTTGGTGTTTTCACATTATACTTAAGGTGATAAATATGATTAATAAATTTAAAATTGGAGATTGGGTTATAGTCGATGATTATGGAGAAGAAGCAGTAGGTTATATTGTTGAAGATGATTTTGATATTTTTGTTGTTCAAGGAGTAAGACCTGAAAAATTTAGAAGATCTTATTTTAAAAGAGAAATGAGATTGTTAGAACCTTATTTAAGTGATGAAGATATTAATACTATGATTGATTTAGCTTTAGATTTGATGGATGAAGTTTGGTTTAATGAATTAGTGACAAGAAATAAAAAATGTTAATAGATTTTTGCTTTTGGTAAAATAATATTTAATCAGTTAAATATTATATAGTTAAAAGCGGAAAAAGGGTGATATGATTGAAAAGATTAATTAGAAAAGCTGCTAGCAGACTTTGCAATAAAGTGTATGATTATTTAAAGGAGAATTATCCTGAAGATACTATTCAATGGGTAAAACAAGCAGATTGGGAATTAAAGAAAATATCTTTAATGAAAATTAATATGTCTAAAAGACCTGGCGGGAGAAATATGAATAAAGTTAGAGCTATCGCTGCTGCTATAGAAAATGGAGAAAAAATGGATCCAATTGTATTAGTAGAACAATCTAATGATAAATATAAGATAGCAGATGGTTATCACAGAACTTTAGCATATAAACATGCTGGTAAGACGTATATTTATGCTTATATAGCTTCTGGGGTAGGAAATGAAGGACCTTGGGATATAGAGATGCATGAAAGAAAATTAAATAAAGATGAAGAAGAAAAAAAATAAAAAGAAATAATAATGTACAACCTTCTATAGATATGTTATAATAAAATTATACATATTGTAGGAGGTTTTTTAACAGAATCATCGACAGAAGACCCCCACTTCCATAAGTGGGGGATGAATCGGTCGGTTTTGTTTAAAAAAATCAAAATACTCTTGAATGGATGGTAGTCTTTGTCATATCCTAATAAAGAGGAGGTGAAATCATGAATGAAGTGACGATTACCATTAAATTGCCATTATTCGAACCTACCAAAGCGAAACAAGAGATGTACAAAACGATGAGAAGTGATTTTTCAAGGCTCTTAAATCGAACATTAGAAATCAAGCAAACAAATCCGAAAATCACTGCCACCGCCATTGATAAATGTTTAAAACAGGATAGTATTCTTCCAACCACGACCCAACAAGAAGCAAGAAAACTCGCCTTAAGTCGATATGATGATTGGAAAAAGAATCAAAAAACAAAAAGTTTTCCTCGTTTTAAGGAAAAACAAACGATTCTCTTTAACAATCAAAATTGGCATTTACGATATGATAACAGGTATCTAAAACTCGGAATCCCCACCATCGAAGGAAGATTGACGTTAGAAAAATATGTCCCTGTTCGAACGAACGAATATACGTCATTTTGGGTTCATTTTTTGTTGAACGGAGAAATGGATAAAACCAATAAGTATTATGCCCCGTCCTTTGAGAATATTGTTGGCATCAAAAAGGGAAACGGTCAACTGTATGAAAAGAAAAAACGTTGGTATTTTGCTTTTTCGATTACGTTGACCGTAAAAGAAGAGGAAAATACAAGTGAAACCGAAAAAACAGTCGGTGTTGACCGCGGTCTTCGCGTGATTGCCGTGGCAGGATGTGGACAAACCGGGGAATATGAAATCTATAACGGTCGACACCTCGGTCACATTCGCAGAAAATACCACCGTTTACGAAAAAACCTTCAAAAAGCGAAGAATAGGAAAGCGTTAAAACGACTCGAAAACAAAGAACAACGAATCATCGATTATTGGAATCATGTCATCAGCAAAAAAATTATCCGATTTGCCGAGCAAATCGGAGCAAAAATCATCAAACTAGAAGATTTAAGCGGTATTCGAAAAATGAAAAAACATTGGAAACGAAGTGATAGAAACATTCATTCGTGGGCGTTTTACGATTTAGAAACGAAAATTAAATACAAAGCAAAGTTAAAAGGGTTGAAAGTCGAATATGTCGACCCGTATAAAACGAGCCAAGAATGTTTCCAATGTGGAAAAGTCAAAAAGACGAATCGAAGAGGACCGTTATACCAATGCTCGTGTGGGTACAAAAAACAGGCGGATGTGAACGCCAGTTTTGTCATCAGCACACAACCATCCATTGCGGGGTAACCCGCTGACAGGGATTCTATGCCCTTGTCAAGGCACATGACCGTGCTGGACACCTAGCCGATGAGGTCGAACCGTTTGGAAGTCCTAGACTTCAGGCGGATGAGACGGAGGTAACGGTAACCGATGAACCTGCTTCACCGAAGGTGAAATGTGGGAATCCCCCACTTCCACCGTAGGTAAGTGTGGGAGGAGGTCATTAATAAGGAAGGATATAAATGATATTAGTATAATATTTTATATAATTGTGTTTCTTATTATTTATTGGGAAGAAAAACAAAAACTATTATTATTTTTGTTTTAATATTAAATATCTTATTAAAGAATAATTATTTTGGAGGTATTTATGAATAATAATTTATTGGTTTACACTGAAAATGAACTTCCAGACAATATTGAAATTCTCATAAAGAAAGGCATTAAGGATTCTTATGAAATTGATAAATTTGTAGATGAAGATGATAAAAAGTTTAAATTTTTATTTGATGATGAAACTAATTGTGACATTTTTATTGAAAGAATATCAAATAATGAAATATTAATTAGTGGTTTTTTAGCTTGGCAAGTAATTGAAATTTATAGTTTAGTGGAAAGGATAGTAAATCATGAAGATTAATTGGGGGAAAAAAAGTAAAAATAATATTTTTGTTAATGGTAAAGCTTATTCTGTTAATGGAAATAACATTAGTATAATTAATAATAAAGTTTATGTTGATGGAAAAGAGATTAATACCGATGAAAAATTAAGTGGAGAGATTACAATTAGATTTGAAGGAGATTTAGCTAATCTTCAGTGCGATTGTCCAGTTATAATTAATGGAAACGTAAAAGGCGATGTTGATTCTAAAGGAAGTATTAACTGCGAAAACGTATACGGTAATTTAAAATCTTATGGTAGTGTTAATTGCAGGGATGTACATGGAGATTTAACTGCTTATGGTAGCGTGCACAAAAGTTAAATTGAGGTGATTTTATGAAATTTTTATTTGGTTTAGTTAGTTTTGGATTGATTAGTGCTGCAGTAATTTTAATTATGATAAGAACATTTAATTATATGAAAAATAAGAAATAAAAAAAAGGAATGTATATACATTCCTTTTTATAATATATATGTGAATTTGGAGGGCTTTAGTGTTTAATTGGTTTTTTAATAACTTTTCGGGGTTGAACATTATTTAAATCAATGTCTTGATTTTCTTTGAAGTTGATTTCAATTTTAAATTCATCATTTTTATCATCTTCTTCAAAAATTTTACCATTTAGACCATTTTCAATATCTTCTAAAATTTCGTTTTCTAACTGCGGAGGAGTTATAACGGTAAATGCTTCATTTTCAACTAGTTCTTTAATTGCATCGTTTTTAATTGATATATCTTTGTTTTGTAAAAGATTGATTATATATTCTCTTACTATATCTTTTTCTGATTCACCATATGTTTTAGTGGCAATAGATGGATTTGTGCCGAATTTAGCTGTAAATTCAATATCATCTAATCTTTCTTTATTATTAATTATTTCGTTTAATAAATGGTCATAATAATAACATTGTTTTTCATTAAGATTGTTTTTCTTTTTGAAGAAAGACTGAAGTATTTCTCTAACAACAGCCGATGCTGTCATATCTTGTTCATCAGCTAAATTTTCAAGACAATTTTTTAATTCTTGATCTATTTTGATGTTTAGTATAACATCATATTTCGCCATTGAACTTCCCCTTTTCTTTTGTTCTCATGACTATAATACTTTAAGAATTCAAAAATATTACCTTTGTAATATTTTTTGTATATTTTTTTTCAAAAAAAATATAAGATAATATCGGGGTGAAAATATGAATAAGCCCGGTTCACATAGAAGTTCTCATGAAGTTAAGAAAAAATGGAAAAGAGAAAGCAAAATGAGTAAAAAAGTCAATCAATCGTTTGTAGGCATACCACATCAAGACTTTATAAATAAAATAATCTACAAAGCAGAGAATGTAGGAATTAAAGTAATAATCACAGAAGAAAGCTATACAAGTGGAACATCATTTTTAGATGGTGAGTTACCAATAAAAGAGAATTATAATAAGAGCAGAAGAATATTTAGAGGATTATTTAGAAGCAATAAAGGTAAATTGATTAATGCAGATTTAAATGCTTCTTATCAAATAATAAGAAAAGTATTTCCTGAAGCATTTGCAGAGGGAATAGAGGGTGTGGGGTTACACCCAGTCAAGCTAAATGTGGCTTGACGAAGAATAATGTTTAATGAAGGATTTTAATATTTTTGAATAAATTAAACATTATTCATAACCTAATTGATACAAATCAACATAACTCTTTTTATAATTTAGAATTAAAAAAAATAGAAAAAGAGATAAAAAGATTGAGTAAAAATTATTTGTATTTTACTGAAATTTTACTTAGAAAAATATAGAGGAGATTTAAGAATGACAGTAGAATTAAGACCGTTAGGAGTAAAATGCAATTTATCTTGTTCATATTGTTATCAAGAATCGGTTAGGGAAAACTCAAAGCCGAATAAATATAATGTTGAAAAAATGTTAGTTGAGGCGGAAAAAACGAATCAACCTTTTTCTTTATTCGGTGGAGAAGCTTTGTTAGTTCCAAAAAGAGATTTGAATATTTTTTTTAATAGAGGATTTGAACTTTTTGGAGTAAATAGCATTCAAACAAATGGTACACTGATAGACGATGAACATATAGAGATGTTTAAAAAATACAATGTATTTGTTGGGGTTTCAATTGATGGACCTGATGAATTAAATAGTTTGAGATTTTTTAATAGCGAAACTGAAACTCTAGCTCAAACTAAAAAAACTATAGAAAATATTTATAAATTAAGAAAAAACAATATTGAAACAGCAGTTATTATTACTTTGCATAGAATGAATACTGATAATGGGAGAATTAATAAGTTAAAAGAGTTTATATTACAATTAAAAGAGATTGGGATTAAAAATGGTAGTATTCACTTTTTAGAAGTTGATAGTACCATGAAAGATTTTGATCAAGTTTTAACTGAAGAAGAAAATAAAAGATATTTTTTAGAGTTAGCTGAATTTTTTGAAAATTATCAAGAATTAAACTATTCTCCATTTGATGATATGAAAAAAATGGTATCTGGAAATTTTGAAAATACATCTTGTATTTGGAATAGATGTGATTTTCTTAATACTCAATCGGTTTATGGAATTGATGGAGATGGAGGGTTATCAAACTGTGGAAGAACTAATAAAGAAGGGATAGAATGGTATAAAGTAGATAATAATTCATACGAAAGATATATTAGTTTATACCATTTCCCTCAAGAATATGGAGGTTGTGGAGGATGTAGATTTTTTCTTCTTTGCGGCGGAGGATGTCCAGGAGAAGGTGTTGATAATGATTTAAGAAATAAAACAATTCATTGTTCGACAAAGCAATCTTTATTTGAATTTTATGAATCAAAATTAGAAGAAAATAATATTCTTCCATTTACTAAATCCGATAAAATAAAATTATATGAACAAATTACTATTGATGGATTTATGAGAAGAGAAAATATACCTATGGAATATATTTTAAAAGAAAGAAGATGATAATATGAAATTTAAAACCGAAGGTTTTCCAAAAAAAATATCTGAATATATAGAATTACCCGATTTAGAAGAATTATTATTTACACCTTTTTTGATGAATGTCGACGCAGAAGAAGTTATGAAAAAAGGAACAGAATTCCAAAAATATTTATTATCTAAAACTCCTATAACTAATACTAAAAAATATGTTACTGTTCAAATGATTGTTCAATATTTGTTTCCTCAAGTATCTTCAGTAACTAATATTAATGCTAATGATAAAGAGTGGCATGTTGATGGAGATCAAAATGTTTTTGATTATGATGATAATATATTTCACTTGTTATTAAATGATACTGATTCAATGACAGAATTTAATACAACTCCATTTGAAACTGAAGATATAAATGCTTCAGAATTAATTAAAAAACTAAATGATGTTAATAGTTTTGAAAATAAATTATTAACTCCTAAAAAAATAGAACCAAATAAAATTATAACATTTAATAATACTCATATTCACAGAGCTAATAGATCTAAAAAGAAATGTTTCAGATTGTTCTATAGAGTTGCTGAATCTAATGCTTATTGTGGCGATCCTCAATATGGAAATTCTTTTGTTTATAATGGAAGTACTGAATCAATATTAAATATATCACAAACAATATATGGGGGAAAAGTACAAAAAATAGATATATATAAGGAGCTGCAATAATGAAATTATTAAATTTTAGTATGCCTTCTTTTGCTAGAATTCAATGGGTTTCAAAAGAAATAAAAGAAAAATATGAGCCATTACTATCAAAAGCAGCTAATGTTTATAGTGTTTTAGAAAAAGAGTCTGTTATACATGGAATGAGACACGTTACTACGGATAATATAGAACCGATTTATTTGAAAGATGCTCAGAATAATTTAATGAAAAAAGGTTTATTTTTCGTTCCAATTCAAAAAGTTGGTAATTTCGAAGGAGTAAATACGTATCACCCTCCAGTTGTTGAAGGTAAACCTTGGCATTATTATGGAGTTGTTTCTGACAATATTGAATATGCTAAAAAATTTATAGAATATGATAAAAGTTTTAATCATAGAGGCTTAGGCGAACTTTTAGGTTATCCAATTTGCTGTATAAATATGTTGTATGATGTTTGGGGAAAAGGATATACTGATCCAATTTGGCAACAAGCTGAATTAATTGATGAAAAGTATATTAGAATTAAAGAATCTAATTTGATAAGATTAAAGAATATACCTTGGGAATCCAATACATTGTTGAGATGTATTGGAGTTGGTCCTATATTTCATCTAAAATGTTCTCATGTTTGTGAGCATACTTATAAAAAAGCAATAGATTTAATAAATTTAGGAAAACAGTTAAATGTTGATGGACTTAAAGAAATGGAAATGTTTTTGAGAATGCCAATGGAATGGGATTCATATAGAGGTATTGCATATATAAAGACTCCTTTATTTAGAATAGTTTGTAATTCAATGTCAATAGTTGAAAGATATGTTGTTCAAATTGAAGGAACATATTATCCGGATGATGCTCCAACAAGAAATGAATTTCCTTGGAGTGAAAAATTAACCACGATAGCTAGAAATGGTAATAAAATTTAACGGAGATGATAAATTTGGAATTATTAGATATTAAATTACATGATATATCTAGATTACAATATGCTAATTTAGAAAGTAGAAAAATATGGAGTAAAAAAATCAATAAAGCTTCTAGAGATTCAAAAAGAATTAAATTTAATAATTTAAAAAGTGGAAAAATTAAATGTTTGTTATGGGAAGTAAATTATGATAAATTGGATAATGTAATGAAAGATTTATTATTTTTAGGATATGTGGTTACTCCGTTAAATGATATAGATTTTTTAATAAAGAAAAAATTTAAAGTTTTAATAGCAAATCAAGAAAATTCAATTAAATTTTTAAATGCTTTAGAAAAGCAAGATTTTGAAACTTTATCTCAATTAACAAATATTCCAAAATGCTGTATCAAATTTAATATTGATAATATAAAATATTCAGATGATTTAATTTGGTTTCAAGCTAAAAATTCTTTGAATAGTGACTTAAAGAAAAAAGAAGCTATTTTTGAAGGAAAAATAGATAAACATTTTATTAGATTAAAATATGGAACTGAAGAATACAAAATATATTCTACATTTGAAAAACTTGGAATTGGAATATTAAATTATAGACCTTGTTCTTTTTCTTGTAAAGAATCTTTAATTGTGGCTAATGATTATATTAATAATGCTAAACAAGACAATGTAGATGTTGATAATATATTAGATATATTAAAACTTCCTTTTGAATGGGATTGTTTAAAAGGGATAGCTAATATTAATACTCCTGTTTTTAAGTTAGTAATTAATTCTGTGACTTGTTATCCTAACTATGTGGTACAAAGAGAAAGTGATTATTATCCAGAAGAAGCTCCTAATGGTATAAAATTTCCTTGGAGATTTCCTTGGGAAAATAAATGATTGATTCTTTATTTATTAATTTGAAGTATATTTAATATGAGGTGATATAATGACTTTAGAATTGAAACCATTAGGAAATTCATGTAATATAGGGTGTGATTATTGTTATCAAGAGCCTATGAGAATAGCTGGTAATGTTAGAGTTTCTAAAACTTATGATTTAGATTTAATGATGAGATTAGCTGATGAAAGTAGACAAACAAATAACGGATATTCTTTATTTGGTGGAGAAGCTCTTCTAGTTCCAAAAAAAGATTTAGAAAAAATCTTTAAAAGAAGTTATGAAAAGTATGGAATGTCTATGGTACAAACTAATGCATCTTTAATAGATGATGAACATATAGAGTTGTTTAAGAAATATAATGTTAGTTTAGGCATTTCTATTGACGGTCCTAATGAATTAAATAATGCTAGAAAATCATTAAATAAAAACATTAAAACTGAAGATGTTACTCAAAAAATTATAGATAATATTGTTAAATTAAGAGAAAATGATATACATTGTGGAGTAATTATTTGCGTTCATAAATTAAATGGAGTTGGAGATAATTTAAAAAGATTATTAAATTTTATTACTTGGTTGGGGCAAATTGGAATTGTTGATGGTAATATACACATGTTAGAAATAGATTCTGAAAAAGCAGAATATTTAGCTTTATCAAAAGAAGAGAATACAAATGCTTTTTTAAGATTAGCTGAATTTTTTGAAAAACCTGAGAATCTACATTTTAATTTTGAACCATTTAGAGAAATGAAGCGAATGCAAAGTTGTGATAACGAAATTGTGAGTTGTATTTGGAGTTCTTGTGATCCACTTAATACTCAAGCTGTTTATGGAATTGAAGCTAATGGACAATTATCTAATTGTGGTATGGTTAATAAAGAAGGTGTTGAATTTGATAAATCAACTGAACAAGATTTTTTAAGAGATATTATCTTGTACCAAACGGAACCAGAATTTAATGGATGCAAAGGATGTCCATATTTTGTTATGTGCAATGGATATTGCCCAGGTTCTAGTATTAATAGTGATTGGAGAAATAAAACTGAACATTGCGAAACATTAAAAAAAATGTTTCAATTTTACGAAATAAAAGTTGAAGAAGAAGGTAAAATTCCTTTTTCAAAATATCAAAATAGAAAAAAAATAGAGGAAAAATATATAGAATATTTGTATAATGGTAAAAGATTAAGTATCGAACAAATAATGAAAGAGGTGAATTAATATGGAAAAAGGTTCGGCATGGATTGATGGTAATAATTTATATATTGTAGGAGAAGATGGATATATATGGTATTACACTGGAGAAGTCGTTGGAAATGCTTCTAATGCGAAACCTGGTTCGGTATGGATAGATGAAACGTCCGGGGATTGCATGTATATTGATTCATCTAAAAATATTAGAAAAATATTAAGTAATGAATTATCAACTTTGCCAGGAGTTGCTGGTTCAGTTTGGATAGAATCTCATTTTTTAAGTTGGATAGATAAAAATAGTAAAAAAAGAGTAGCTCATACTAATGTTGCTCATTCGAATTATACTCAAACATCTTCTCATAGCAATTCTTCAGGTAGACATTATAATAGTTATACTTCTCATTCTAATTCATATGGGTTTCATATAAATAATCAACCTACTCATCATAATACAAATCCAACCCATAGCAATTATTATATTTATCATAACAATGGTAATGGAAGTTACGGTCAACCATATCATTTGGACCAGAAGTATCATTCAAATACAGTAACTGGTTCTCATTCGAATTATGTTAGTAATCATGCAAATTACTATACAGGACATTCAAACGTTCCATCGAGTCATTCAAATTATTCAACAAGCCATTCTAATTATTATGTCCCTGGTGTTCATAGTAATATAGCATATAAGGATTCTCCAAAAAGAGCGTAGAAAGGAAGTATATAAATGGGTTTTTTATTAAAAGGTTTTCCAAAAGAAGTTAGTGAATATATAGAATTACCAGATTTTGCAGAGTTATTATCATACCCCATGTTTTTTGATAACGATATAGAAGATGTGTTTAAGTACGGTTCTGATTTTCAAAAAAAATTAATAGATATGACCCCAATAAGAGGAGATAAAAAAAGAATATCTGTTCTTTGTCAGATTAAATTTATAGATAGTGAATACACATCTTGTTCTGGAAATTCTTACGAATTATTAAAAAACAATAATCATGCATGGCATATAGATTATGAAGATAGAGATGGAGTATATATTTACGGAGAAGAAACAGATAGAGTACATTTATTAACTTCTCATAATACTTGTATGACTGAATTTAATAGTAAAGATATAATTCTTGATTGGGACCCTAATAGAGATTATAACGAATTTCACAATTATTTAATTAACAATTATGATTCTATAGGGATAGTTCCTCAAAAAATGCCTAGTAATAAAATTGTTACATTTACAAATCATCTTCATAGACCAACTCTGCCTAAAAAAAGAGAATTGAGATTTATGTATAGAGTTGTAGAAACTGATAGAAAAAGACCAGTTAATAAATATCAAGAGAATGCTATTTCAAATATTATTTCTCCAGATCAAATGCATGAATATAGTGTAATAACAACCCCTTATAAGGTTTCTGTTTTTATGCCAAAAACGGTTCAACCTTATTTTGATAAAGATATTGTTGTTAATGTTGAACAGCAATGTAATAATTTACAACAAAAAAATATTACACAAGATACAGAAAAAATAGAAAATATAAATTCAATATGTATTGATGATGTTTTTTTAGGTAAAGAAATAACAAATCAAGAATTAATCAATTATGTTAAAGATGAAGATATAGTATTAGTTTCTTATGGTGATTATGATGATAAAGAATCTAATGATAATTTGGTAAAATTCTTTGAAAACTGCGATAAAAAAGTAAAAATAATTGGACAGTCAAATAAAAAATATATTGGTACTATAATAAGAGATTTTTATTTACATGATGAAAAATTGGGTAAAATATGCGGAAGTATAGTTAGGTTTGATAATGGCACTATTTTGAATGATGAATTTATTATAATGTTTGATGTATTTTCTGACTATCATTATTATTCAAACAAACCGTTAAAAGTAAAAGGAGAAAATTAATGACTAAAATATATAATGTTGATGTTAAATTTTCCAAAAATATAGATAACGTTGTAATAGATGAAATATGGTATGGATATGATAATATATATTTTGGTTCAAAGTTAAAAGATATTTTAAAAGAAAATACTATATCTTTAGTCTCTTTTAATGAATTTAATTCAGAAGAAGAAAATAACGGAATGATGAATTTTATCATTATGATGAACAGTGAATTTTTTATTATTGATAGTGATAATAAAAAATATAAAATGGATTTAATTGGAACATTTTATGATATTGAAGATGAAGTACTTGGACCAGTTTTAGGATTTATATTTGAAGTTGAAAATTTTAATTTAAAATTAAACGAAAAATACACTTTTGAAGTTATAAATAAATCTCAAAAATCAATTTCTTTACCAGAAAACTTATTTTTATTAAAAAACAAATAGATTTATTCTATTTGTTTTTTTTGTTTAAAATATATAAGATTTTTAATAATATAATTATTATATAATATAAGGAGAATAAAAATGAAGAAATTAAAAGATAAATCTTTACCTAATAATTTAGATTATGAAAAAGAGTTATGGGATTTTGGTTATGATTTAATTTGCGGAATTGATGATGTTGGTAGAGGATGTTTTGCTGGTCCAGTTGTATGTGCAGCTGTAATTATGCCTAAAGAATTAAGAATTGACAGATTAACTGATTCAAAATTAATTAATAAAAAAGAACATGAATATTTTTCAGAATTAGTAAAAGAAAAAGCATTAAGTTATGGAATTGGAGTTGTTGACGTTGAAACTATAGACTCAATTAACATAAAAAAAGCTTCTAGATTAGCAATGAAATACGCATTGGAAAATTTAGATATAAAACCTCAATATATTTTAATTGATGGAGATGAAAAAATTGAAACAAACATTCCTCAAATATCAATAGAAAAAGGAGATTTTAAATCTCATTCTATATCAGCAGCATCAATATTAGCAAAAGTATATAGAGACAATCTTATGAAAAAGTTAGATGAAGAATATAATTTTGTATATAAATGGTCTCAAAATGCTGGATACCAAACAAAAGATCATATTGATGCTTGCTATAAATATGGAATTACTCCATATCATAGAAAAAGTTGGAAAACAATGAATTTGTTCAAGGAGATACAACATGAATTTTAAATTATTGAAAGAATCTTTTATATTGTTGGGCGTAAAACCCCTACGCCTTTAGGCTAGGGGATGTAAGCCCTAATGATTAGCTATTGATTCGATTTCAGTTTTAATATCATCACCGACTTTTAATAACATCATAACCGAGATATTAATGCAAGTTTAAATCTTAAAAATGAAGCCATAAGGCTTCTAACCGTAGGGACTACGGGGATAGCCTAATCAATTAGAGTTCGATAGAACTCTGTACTTAGGAATCCGCTATGGCTTTAGCCTAGTGGTAGTTCAATATTATCAGAAAAATTGTCTTCTTATAAAAGGAAAGAATAAACATGAATAAAAAAAATGATGAAAAGTTAAGCAGATTTATGACGTTTTTATTAAGACATAAATCCGAAGAGTATGGATTGCATATTAACGAAGAAGGATTTTGTGATATTGATGAATTTTTATTAGTGGTAAAAAAGAATAATAAATTTTCCGATATTAATATAGAAGATATAAAAAAAATAGTTAGTAATTGTGAAAAACAAAGATTTTTAATTGTAGATAATAAAATAAGAGCTAATTATGGACATAGTAATTCTAAAATCAAATATAATTCTAAAATTCCTCCTTCTGTTTTATATCATGGGACATATAAAGATGTTATTAATAATATATTGACAGAAGGAATTAAAAAAATGAATAGAGATTATGTTCATATGTCAGAATCAACTCGTTTCGCTGAATTAGCTGGAAGTAGACATGGTAAAGTTGTAATATTAAAAATAAATACAAAAAAAGCAATAGAAAATGAAATAACATTTTATTATGCTGGAAATGAAGTGTGGCTATCTGATTATATTCCCCCTAACTGCATAGAAATTGAAGGTGATTATAATGATAGAATCAAATAAATTGGTAGATCATTTATTGAATTTTGGTTGGAAGCCTAATGTTAATTTTATAGAATTTTCAATAAAAAAAGAAAAGAAGAATTATCACATAAAGATATTTTAAATTATACAATGGTTGGTTTATATAAAGGATATTATTTTTTAGTTTCTAATTGTCATCAATATTACATGAAAATAGATAAAAATAATAAAATTAAAATCAATATAGGCGGAGAATCTTCTATTGAAACTAATATTAATGAAGTCAAAATTATAGAAAATGGTATAAAAGTTGGTTGTTGCAAAATAGTTCTTAATAAATCTGGTCATTATGAAACTAATGATGAATGGGATAATTTACCTATAACTTATGGACATTACGGGTGGAAAGTAAATAATTTATAAAAAAGATGATAATAATATCATCTTTTTTTATTATTATTTTAACTTAAACTAATAAGGAGATGACAAAATTTGAAAAGATTATTAAAAAAATCTTCATCTAAAGTAAAATTAATGCATGGTACTTCTTCATCTTATATAGATTCTATTTTAAAAGAAGGGCTAATACCTGTGGCTTTTACGGGGAATTTAATGTTTAATTATAATGATTATGGAAGAAAAGGAGAACCAAAACATCCAGAATGTATATATTTAACTAATGATTTAGAAAATGCAACAAGATACGCAAATAACAGTGTTAAACACAACGGCGGATTTCCGTTAATATTAGAGGTAGAAGTTGATAGCGATGCTTTATCATGGGATGATGATGCTTTTTATAAAAATTATGGAGATTTTGATTTTGGGGAAAAAGATGGAGATAGATGGGTTAGAAAACCAAAAAAAGAATTGTGGCAACAATCTCTAGATATAAATATGCAATGTACTCATTTTGGTAAAATAGAAAGTAATAAATTCACAAAAATATATATAGAAGGTAAATGGGTATCTATTGACGACTTTATTGTTATATTAGAAAAATACAAAAATACGAATATTGAAGTTAATATTATTGAAGAAAATAATAATACTAAAACAAAAAAAGTGAAAATAAATTCAGATAAAATTATCTTTGATATAGTTAAGATTAATAGAATTATGTATTTTTATAATTTAAATATATTGAAAGAGATAGATAAACATGAAAAATTTGCTATTAATATTAAATTTATGGAAAAATTGAAAGAGTTTATTGGTGAATTTGGTTGTAAAATTGTATATACTCCCGATTTTAAAAAATTAAACTTTATAGCAAAAAGTTCTTGTTTCAATTATGTTTTTGGGGCTTTTGAAATAGTTAGTAATGATGATATAGAAGATAAAATTAAAAACACTATAGAAAGTTCAATTAAAGATGAGGAAAAATTAATAAATATTATAAATTTAAAAGCAAATGAGGAAGAATTTAATTATTTATATGATTATAGTGTTGATTTTTCTGGAGATATAGTTGAATACTGTAGAAATACATTAAATTATAGTAATGAACAAATTATAGAAGTTTTAGAAAAAATTAAAAACAATTACTCTGATAGTTATGAACAATTAAGTGCCGAAATTGAATACTTAAAAATTAAGTAATTATTGATATGTAAGAGGAATCATTTTTTTCTCTTACATATCAATAATTTTTTTTTATTTTAATTGTATTATGTAAACAAATGTTTCAATTTTGGAGGTGGAATATGAAAAAAGTTTTTATTTGTTCTCCAGTAAGAAATAGAGAATGGATATTAAATAGATTTATTAGTCATCTTAAAGAAATGTATGTAGATGACAATATAATTATTGAATATTGTTTTTTGATTAATGATTGTGAAGATAATAGTGAGAAAATTTTATTAGATAATGGATTTAGAGTAATTAAATACGATAATCTTCATTCAACAACTGAAAGTCATTTAAGAGGAAAATATAGTTATAGTCACCTAGCTAATTTAAGAAATATATTAGTTGAAGAATTTATTAAAAGTGACTGCGATTATTTTTTTTCTGTAGACAGTGATATTTTAGTTCCAAAAAATGGTTTGACGAAATTGATTGACAATAATAGAGATATATGTTCTATGATATTATGTAATCAACCTGGTAAAATTGGTAAACGAGCTCATAATATTATGAATTACGATGTTAAAGATTCAAAATACAAACATATATTATCTTGGGAAAAAGATTCCATTATAGAGGTTGATTTAACAGGAGCAGTGTATTTAGTTAAAAGAAGTGTACTAGAAGATGGTGTAAGATATGGTTTTGACCCAATAGGTGAAGATGCCATTTTTTGCAAACAAGCAAAAATCAAAGGATATAAATTATTTTGCGATACATCGTTGAAACCAATACATGTTATGAGTAAATCAGATGAATTAATTGGCGATTGCTAAGGAGACAAGAATTATGGAAAAATTTACATTTATATATACTCCAACTATAGATTATGAATTTATGAAGCAAAGACCTCAACATCTTATGGAACAATTTGCTAAAAATGGACATCAAGTTTATTATATTAATTATAATGAACAAAATAAAGAGCCTATTGAGATTAAAGAAAATTTAACTATACTCTATAATCATAATCAAATATTTAATGTTGAAAAAAAATACCCAGTAGTATTATGGATGAGTTGGGCAAAAACTCATGATTGGATAGAAAAAATAAACCCTTATATTTCAGTTTATGATTGTTTGGATGATTTCAAAGATTGGAGAGAATATGAAAAAGAAATAATTAAGAAAGTAGATTTAGTAACAACTACAGCGGACACATTATATAACAAAATGAAAAATCAACATAATAATGTAGTTTTAGTTAAAAATGCATGCGAATATTCTCACTTTGAAAATATTGAAAATAATAATGATCCTAAAGATTGGCCATTTAGAAGCGAAGAAAAAGTTATAGGATATGTTGGTGCTCTAGGACATTGGGTTGATGCAGATTTAATTATTAAATTAGCTGAAAAAAATAAAATAGTTTTAATTGGACCTCAATTTGGAATGAAAAAAATAAATCATCCTAATGTAGCTATTATGGGAATAAAAAATTATGAAGAATTACCATGTTATATAAAAAAGATGCATACATTAATAATTCCTTTTTCATTAAATGAAATCACTATATCAACAAATCCTATTAAAATGTATGAGTATTTAGCTACAGGAAAACCGGTAATTTCAACAAAAATACCAGAAGCAGTTTTATATAAAGAAGTATACACAGCAAATGATGATAATGAGTTTTTAAGATTAGTTAATAATTCATTGTTAGAAAAATTTAACAATAAGTTATTAATAGACAAAAGAAAAAAATTAGCTTTTGAGAATTCTTGGGAAGAAAGATATAAAACAATTTATAATTCTCTTGTAAAGATTAATCTAGAAAAAAATGAAATTAAAAATGAAAATATAACAATAATATTCCCACCAGGTTTTGATTATAATTTTATGTATCAAAGACCACATCAATTAAGTAAATCATTAGCAAAATTAGGAACAAATGTTGTTTACGTAAATCCAGCGACAATAATTAATCAAGAACAAGATATATTAATTCCATTTGAAGAATTTAATAACTTTAAAGTTATTAAGAAAAATGTTGATATAAAATCTTTTATAAAAGGTAAAGTTGTAATAATATGTCCAGTAACAATGGAGTATTCGTTGGATGAATATAAACATGATATTTCCGTTTTAGATTCATGTGATTTATCAGAAGATGAATTCTCTAGTCATAAAGAAATGTTATATAGTTTTGAAAAAAGAGCAGATATAGTTATTTCAACTGCAAAAGCTATATATGAAGATCATCTTTCTAGAGGAATAGAAAACGTTTTAATTTCGAATGGTGCTGATTATAGTCATTTTTATCCTGCTAGAAATAGAATAGGAAAAAATCCGTTTCAATTTAATAATAAGAGAAAAATAGTTGGATTTTATGGAGCTCTTCATACTTGGGTTGATTATGATTTAATTGTTAAAATTTCAGAAAAATATAATGTTGTTTTAATAGGAGCTAGCGAATATTTTGATTCTCAAAATGTTGAATCTGAATATATAAAAGTTCTTCCAGTTCAACATTATAATAATTTGCCTTATTATTTAAGTTGGTTTGATGTTGCTTTACTTCCATTTAAGTTATCAAAAATGATGTCAGGAACAAACCCAGTTAAGTTTTTTGAATATTTATCAGCTGGAAAACCAGTAATAGCAACTAAATTAGAAGAATTAAAAAAATATGAGAATGTTTGTTATTTAACTGATATTGATAACGTTCTTAATGATATAGAATTAGCATTGAAAGAAGATTGTGAATATAAAAGAAATGAAAGAAGAAAAGTAGCTATGGAAAATTCTTGGGATAAGAAAGCGGAAGAATTGTTAAATGTTATTAAAGATAAATTAAGAGGGTGATGATATTGAGTAAAGTTTCATTATATACTATTCAACAAATTAAACAAGATGGAAGTAAACCTATTATAGGTGGAGCAGAAAGATATATGTGGGATATAGCAGCATTATTTAGAAAAATGGGACACGAAGTTGAATTTTTTCAAAATGGAACTCATAATTGGGTTAAAGATTTTAATGGCTACAAAATAACAGCTCTTAAATTAAATCCTGGAGAAACTTGGGATAAAAATGCAGAAAGATTCGATCAAATTTCATCAGAAAAAGTTTTTTATAGTTGGTATGGACAAGCAGCTAAATTTAAATATCCTGGAATCAGTATATGTCATGGAATTTGGTTCGATTGGCCAGGATATACAGAACATATGCTTAATAATGATATTAAACCAACCATAGAAAGAGCAATAAAAGGTAGTGGAGCTTTAGTTTCTGTAGATACTGCATTTATTAATTATTGCAGAGGTGCTATGCCTAGTTTAGTTGTTGGAAATGAAAAATTACAATATATTCCTAATTATGTTGATTTAAAAGTTTTTTATCCTCAAGAAAAAACATCAAATAAAGATAAAATAACGATTTTATATCCGAGAAGATTAGATTTAGCAAGAGGTATTGAAGAAATGAAAGTAATGACAGAAAAACTGTTATTGAAATATCCTCATGTGGATTTTATTTTTGCTATTGATAATAATATACCGGAGGCTTGGAATGAATTTGTACAATGGAGAAATTCTCTTCCATACAAAGAAAGAGTAAAATATAGAACTTATAATTTTAATGAAATTCACGAAGCATATAGAGAAGCAGATATAGTAATTATACCTACCCAAAGAGCGGAAGGGACATCATTATCGTGTTTGGAAGCTATGGCGATGGGTAAACCAGTAGTAGCAACAATTGTTGGTGGACTTACAGATTTAATATTAAATAATTATAATGGTTTATTAGTTAATACAAATATAGATAGTATGATGGAAGGTCTATGTAAATTAATTGAAGATAAATCTTTAAGAGAAAAATTATCTCATAACGCAATTTTAACTTCGAAAGAATTCTCAAAAGAAAGATGGGAAGAACAATGGTCAAAAATTATTTCGAAATTCTATTGATAGGGGATAAACAGTAATGAATGATAAAATATGCATCTCCATACCAGTACATGAAAATGCTGAAGTTATTATAGATCAAATAAGTAATTTTAAATATTTTTATAATGATAATATTTATATTATTCTTCATATTGCGCGCGAAAATAATATAAGTAAAGATGAAATGTATAAAATAAGTAAAATTGAAAATGTGTTTATCAATAATCAATCTTTGCACGTACAATGGGGAACGTTAATTCATGTTCATAATTCCAATTTTAGATTCGCAGATAGTACATTAAACTTAAACTTTAAATATTTTGTTTTACACGCTAGTAATGATTTATATGTTAGATTTGGAGCAGAAGAATATATTAGAAAATCAAAAAACGGAGTAATGCAACTACCCAGAACTTTAGATGTTGAATATTTATATGGGAATCCAGAATATAAAATTTGGAAAAAAGATAATTATATAGACGAAGATTTTGTAAATATAATGAATTATTTTGGAATTAAGAATGTAATGGGCACACAACCTGAAGGAATATTTTTCGAAAGACATATTTTTAGAGAAATGGTTAGAATTATTGACTTATTTTATAAATATGGAAATGGAAGAATTTATCCTAGAGAAGAATATTGGTATTCGACAATAATACAAAAATTTGTTTCAAAAATAAAACCTCCTTTACTTTTTTCAGAAGTATACGGAAAAATTGTAAAAAAAGGAGATAAAAAAGAAGAAATTGTTGACAAATGGAAATATGTTGGGGAATTATCTATTACCGATGAAATTATAAAAAATCTTCATAATGGAGAAAATATAGAAAACTTAATAGTACATGAACAATTTTATGATTGTTTAAATCTTTATGCTGTTAAAAGGATAAATAGAGATATAAACGATCATAAAAGAAAATTAATAAGAAATTTGATAAAAGAAGATAACTAAATGTTATCTTCTTTTATTTTTGATAAAATAATTTCTATGATTTTATCAGAACTGGTTCCATCGCCATAAGGGTTTTTTATTTGAGACATTTCTTCTCTTAATTTGTTATTTGAAATTAATAAACTTGCTTCATCGAAAATATTTTCTGTATTGGTTCCAACTAATTTAAGAGTTCCCGCTTCTACACCTTCAGGGCGCTCAGTTGTATCTCTTATTACTAGAACTGGAACTCCTAATGAAGGAGCTTCTTCTTGAACTCCTCCCGAATCAGTAATAATTAAATATGATCTTTTCATTAAATTTGCAAAAGTGGGATATTCTGTTGGTTCAATTATATAAATTCTATCGTTTTTAATTAAAAATTCCTCAACTTGTTTTCTTACAATTGGATTTTTATGAACTGGAAAAATAATTTGTATATCGTCATAAGTTTCTATTAATTTATTGATTGCTAAATATACATTTTTTAATTGATGTAAATTTTCTCTTCTATGAGTTGTTAATAGTATTGTTTTTAAATTATTATTAAGAATATTAGATAAGTGTTTATCAAATTTAAAATCATCCTTTACAACATCAAATAAAGCATCTATAACTGTATTTCCAACTACAAAAATATTTTTTTCATCTATATTTTCTGATATTAAATTATTTTTATTTTTTTCAGTAGCTCCAAAATGATAATTAGCTATTCTTGTCACCATTTGTCTATTTCCTTCTTCTGGAAATGGCGAATAAATATCATAAGTTCTTAAACCAGCTTCTATATGAGCAACTTTTATTTTTTTTAAAAATCCACAATATGCTCCTACAAAAGTTGAAGTTGTATCTCCTTGGACTAATATTAAATTTGGACGTTCTTTGTCTAATATATCTGATATTTTAGTTATCATTTTTGATGTTAATTCTTCTAGAGATTGTCCTTGTTTCATAATGTTTAAATCATAATCAGATTTTACATTAAATAATTCTAATACTTGATCTAACATTTCTCTATGTTGAGCTGTATTAATAAAAACACACTCAATGTCTTTTCTATTCTTTAACTTTTTTATTAAAGAAACCATTTTTATACCTTCTGGTCTAGTACCTATAATTATTGCTATTTTCATAATAAATCTCCTTTTTATGTGAAATATTTTAACTGTATTAACATATTAAGTAAATAATTATAATCAATATATTAATAATAAGAGGTGGATTTTTGTGAAAAAATTTTTACTTTTTCTTGGTACAAAAATAGGAGAAAAATATCAAGAAAATTTAATTAAAGTTATTTATGGCAAAAAGACAAAATTTATTTATTTAAAAGAAAATCAAATTTCTTATGTAGATGAAGAATTAATTGAGCAAATTAAATCTTTTATTGATGATGAAAGAATAATTGACTTAGGGTATGATAATGGACAAAAAATTATAAAATATGGAAAAGCGAAAGTTAGATACAACAGTGTGACTCCTATAGATATTGAAGTAACAGTGAATCATAACTTTTTAGAGTCAGAATACGATGTGCAATTAAGTGATAATGAAAATTATATCGTAGAAAAAAATACAAATAATTTTGTTATAAAATTGGCAGAAAATGGGTATGGTTCTAAAGAAGAAATATATTATGTAATAACTAAAAAAGAGGTATAATGCCTCTTTTTTTTGTAAAAAAAACAAGTATTAATTCTTAATATAACAATTAGGAGTTGATAAGTTTGAAAAAATTTTCTTTTTTTAATGAAATACATGATTTTCAAAAATTTATAAGAGAAAATATTGAAATTATAGGAAATTATACTATTGTTTCTGAACAATTAAAATTATCAAATAATGAAACAGGTATAATAGATATTTTAGCTATAAATAACTCTAATAAAAGATTAACCGTTATAGAGTTAAAAAATGAAACAACAACTGATAAAAATATATGGCAACCTTTGAGATATTATGATATGATAAAACGAGGGGAAGATAGTGTTAAAGAATTACTATATAAAAATAAATCTATCATTAAATTTGATATAGAGGAAATTGATATGATTCCAAAAATATTATTTGTTGTTCCTCATTATAATGAACAACTTCTTCGTTCTCTTTCGTATTTTGATAATGTAGATATAGAAGTTATTGTCGTTGAAAGGTTTAAAAATGGGAACATGATTGAAACAAATAAACAAGTATATTTTCCTTCATCAATATATCATAAAGATGATTTAGTAAATGTTAAAATAGATAAAAAATCATCTTATAGTTTTGAAGAATATGAACTATCTGGAATTAATAAAGAAAAAATAAACTTAGCAAAAAAATATCTAAACAAATTAGAAACTATTTTCTTAAATAATGGATATAAATTTGATTTTTTCTTTATGAAAACAAAAATAACTATTATGAAAAATGAAAAAGTATGGGGTCATATTTTTATTAAACAACAACCTTTAAGTGATAAATTGACTTTATCTTTTAATTGTGAAGAAGAAAAAAAATTAAATAAATATGATTTTTTATATGAGCCATATATAGAAGATGTATCTATCAATAAAAAATCCATAACAATAAAAGTGAATAATTTAATTCAAAATAAATTAATTGAAAAATGTATTAGTTGTTAATGTTTTACAGTTTGTTTATTATTATATTTCATATAAAATGAAAAGGAGAATTAAAATGAATCAGCAATGTCCTTACTGTGAAGATTTGTGTGATATTAATACTTGCGTAAAATACCAAGCTTATCTTATGGCTCAAGATAAAGATAAAGTTAACGAAACTTTAAAAGATCTTGGTATTGATATTAATCAAGATAAACTAACAACAATGATGAAAATGCAAAAAATATTTGCTGCTAAATTTCATAAAGTTGATGATTTAACAAAAGAAGAAGTAGATTATTGGATGAAAGCATATGATACTTGTATTACTGATGAAATAACAGAAGTTCATGAACATCTTAATTTATTTGATCAAATTTATGATGTTAAAAATGATAAATATGAACTCCAAAAAGAGTTTATTGATATTTGGCATTTTTTAATGGACGAATTTATTGTTGCTTCATTAGACGGAAAAACTCTACTTGAACTATATGTAAAAAAATATACACCAGATTTATCTGTTGATGATTTTATTAAAGGATTTGGTGATGGGGATGCATTAAGAGCTATATTTGAGTTTGAAACCCACAAAGTAATTGATAGTGGTAAAATGATTTTACCTACAGAAGAAGGAGAAATTAATCATCAAAGTGTACTTATTGCTTCTGGATACGTTTTAGCAGGAGGAAGAAAAGTTAGACATGAAATTTCTTGGAAACATTGGAAAAAACCAAACCAAGAAATTAATTATCATAAGCTTTATGATGCTTTAGTGTTTACATTTAGTTCTTTAATTAAATGTTTCTTAGTTAGCGATTTAAGTTCAGAATCGTTATACGATATTTATATTACTAAAAATATCGAAAATCATTATAGACAAGTACTTGGATATTAAAAAGAGAGTCTAATGACTCTCTTTTTAATATTATTTGAAAAAATATGTTATTTGAATAAAACTAGAAATATTGTAATGAAAAAATAATATCAATATTGAATATTATCAAAATGTTAGAACTTTTTTAGTTTTACTAAAAATTTTTTGAATTTTAGAACCATTATAAATTCTATCTTTATATAAAGGTATTTTATTTAATTCATCAACTACAACATAAAAAATTTCTGTTGTTGCTGCGTTTAATGGCTTTATCACCCATCCTCTATCATAATTAGCAACAACTCCACTCCAAAATTCATCTTCCGCGATATTATCTTTTATTTCACCTTTTCTTATAACCAATTTAACAACTCTAGTTTTATTAACTCCATAACTTTTATTTTCATCTTCAACTTTAGAATAAAATTTATATGTCCCATCTCCGACAAAACCTGTAACCCAATGACTATCATCATCTATAGAATCGAAAATAACATTTAAGTGTTTCATAAATGCACCTCCAATTGTTTTATTAAAATATATTCAATATTTATCAAAAAAAGACATAGTAAATAAAAAAAAATCACAACAATATAATATAAAAAACAAAATTTTAGGAGGGGAGGTAGATGAATAATTTTATTGAATTTAGTGATTTTATAAAAACTATAAATATACTAAATAATAATAAAATAGTGATTAATTTTAATAAAAATAAATCTATTTGTTACTGGGAAGGTATATTACCAAAACCTATCAAAAGTGAAGCAGAAATAAAAATAAAGCATAAAACAAAAGATTTATATAATATAGAAGTTTTTTATTTTTTTGATAATAGAATTGGGTGTACAATTGAATTAAATAATACTTATGATAATAAAAATGTGATTTTGTTTTTAAAAAGATGTAATAATTATTTAATTGACAAACAAATTAAATTAATGAATAAAAATGTATATTACTTTGTATTTGTATTTGAAAATTTTATTCAATATCAAGATTTTTTCCTGAAACTTTTAGAATACTTAATTTAATGAAAAATGTTTTTTTTCATAAAATATATTATTTACAAAATTAAAAGGAGTGTTATTTTTGAAAAAAGGCACTTTTATTAAAAACTTTCCGTTTGAAGAAATAAGACCTCAACAGAAAGAAGCTTTAGAAAAAATAGAAAAATATTGGGATAACTATAGATATTTTATAATAGAAGCGCCTACTGGTTTTGGTAAAAGCGCATTTTCGGGTTCTATTGGTATGTCGGTTAATAATTCTTTTTTAATAACGACAACAAAACAATTACAAGATCAATATATTAGAGATTTTAAAGAACCAGAAGTTGTATCTTTAAAAGGTAAAGCAAATTATCAATGCAATTTAAAACCCGAATTAAATGTTGAGTGTGGGCCTTGTACTGTTAATAGAGAAATACTAAAAGAATGTAAAAAAACAAATATATGTTCTTATTATAAACAAAGAAAAAAAGCACTAAATTCAAATATTGCAGTATTATCAATGCCTTTCTTTTTGTTTTCAACAACTTGTGGAGGATATTGGGAAAAAAGAGATGTTATTATCATAGATGAATGTCATACTTTAGAAAGTCAATTAGTACAATGGGCAACAATAAAATTATCTCCAGTAGAATTATTCAAAAATTATGATTTAAAACTCCCTAATTATACTCCATCATCAGGATATAAATCTAATCAAAAATGGTTGTATTCTGTGTGGGAATTAATTTTAGAAAAAAGAAAAGAATATAAACAAGAAATTGAAGATTCATTAGATGGTGTAGATTTAGATGATTTAAATGAAGATGAATTAGAAGAAATATTGTTGTCTCATTCAGCATATTACAATTTAGATAAGTTATACAAAAAAGTAGAAATATTTTTTAAATCTCCAAATAAAGAAAATTGGATTTGTGAACCCGAAGAAGATGGAATTATATTAACTCCGGTTGATATTTCTGATTTATTTAAAAGATATATAGACAAAATGGCTAGTAAAAAGATTATATTTATGTCTGCCACAATATTAGATTTGATTGGATATGCTAAAAGCCTAGGTTTAAAAAGAGAAGAAGTTGGAATTTTAAGATTAGAATCTGATTTCCCACCTGAAAATTCTCCAATTTATTATAGACCGTCAGGATCAATGAATTATAACAAATTGTCAGAAACAATGCCAAAAATAATTGAAGATGTTAAAGAAATATTATCAAAACATCCTAATGAGAAGGGTATAATTCACACAGGAAACTATAATATTGCGAAAGCTATATGCGAATCAATACAAGATGATAGATTATTAATGAGAGAAGAAAACGAAAATAATGAAAGCTTAATAATGAAACATATATCAAGTAGTAAACCAACAGTTTTAGTATCACCTTCATTAACAACGGGTACAGATTTAAAAGATGATTTAAGTAGATTTCAAATTATAGTAAAAGCTCCATTTTTAAATTTATCTGATAAAAGAGTTAAAATAAAAAGTGAACAAAATCCAGATTGGTATGTTGCTGGAATGTTAAGAACATTTGTTCAAGCATCTGGAAGAAGTACTAGAGATAAAAATGATTATTCAACAACTTATATTTTGGATTCTTGTTTTTATCATTATATTTTAAAATATAGAAAATGGTTGCCAAATAGTTTTTTCAAAAGAATAAAATGGAAAAAGGAGAATTAAATAATTCTCCTTTTTATTTACAATTTTTAAAAAACATAATATAATATAAATATATTATATTTAATCAACGGTTAAATTATTAAATAAAAATTAAAACATGGAGTAAATAACGAAAAATTATAATAAATTGGTTAGAGATAATATACCTAATATTTTAGAATCAAAAGGTATAAACCATGGGTTTAAAATTATTGAAGAAAAAGAAAAAATTTCTTTCCTTAAAAAGAAATTAGATGAAGAAGTTAAAGAGGTAAAAATTGAATTAAAAAACAATAACAAAACAAAAATTATTGAGGAGTTAGCTGACGTTTTAGAAGTTATTGATGCACTATCTAATTGTTTTGGTTTTGAATTATCTGATATTATTAATATAAAAAAACAAAAAGCTATCGAAAAAGGAGGATTCAATAAAGGAATAGTTTTATTATTTACTGAAGAAAAAGAATAAATAGAAAATTTAAGTATCAGTAAATAATGTTTTTATATAAAATATTATCAAATGAATTGAATAATTGTATCTTTTTTGTTAAAAAATAATCTTATTATGTTGATTTGTAGTTTAATAATATTAATAAAACATCAAGAGGATACTATATGGAAAAATTGTTAAATGTTTTTCCAGAAATTGTATTTTTTATAGCTTTTATTAATGTATTTTTTGTGATTATTTTTATAATTCCTGAGTTAATTATAGAAATTACCAATAACTATATAATTAAATGTTTTTTTAGAGGAGTAGTATATTTAGTTTGTGCTCCAACTTATTTTATCTATAATTTTTGCAAAAAAGATCTAAAGAAATTTTTATTAAATTGAATAGATTGATTCAAAATAAATGAAGTCATCTTGATGCTTCATTTATTTATTTTAAATACTTTATATAATTTATATTTTTATATTTTATAGATGTAGTCTGTGAATAAATGATTTAAAATAAAAAGATGACTTAAATCGTCATCCTTGTTGGTTTTTTATAAGTTGTTCAAATTTTTCTTTATCTTCTTTTCTAATATATTTAAATCCCCACTTGTTGTTTTTTGAAGTTTTATCTTTTATTACTAACAATTCATGTTTTTCGCTGTTAAAAGGTTCTATTTCTGTATTATTATCAGATAAAATAAAAGGTTCGTTCATTAATGAGTCTATAGTTTCTTTTATCATCATTTCATCAAATTCAATCATGCTTTCATATTCTTCCACATCATCTTCATATTGAAATGCTAGGTCATTGAATTCAATTAGAAATTTTGATATTTTTTCGGTTTGTTTTTTGTTTAATTTTACTTTATATTTAGGTTCTGGTAAATTTTCATCTGAAAATTGAGATGATTCTTTAGATAAATCAAATAATTCTATTGGATAGATTAAAGCTGTTCTATCTTTTTTTATAAAAATAAAATCTTTATTATTATCATATTCTTGAAAATTCAAAGAATTTCTTACATAAAAATTAATTTTATTACTTAAATCATCTAATTTTTCTTCTGTTTTTTTAATTTCTTCTATTATTAATGCTATATCCATTCTATTCTCTGCTATTATTAAAGCTTGTTCGTCAAGTGAATCATCTATAATACTCCACATTGGAAAGTTAATTTCTTTTTTGTTTTTAGCCATAAACTCACCTCTTATTTTATTTAAATAATACATTAATTATATTTAAAAAGTATATAATTAAATAAAAATTATATTAAGTAGGTTTAAAATTTTTAACTTGTTTTATTAGATAAATGAAAGGGGTGATGGCTTCAAAAATAGGAGGTGTTTTGTTATGACAATAACAAAAATAAATAATATTTTGGAGATAGTTGAAAATAGAGATTTAATGCTATATGAACATCTAGAAAGAACATCTTTGTTATCTTTTGCATTAGCTAAATCATTAAATCTAAATCCTAAAGAAAAAGAACAAGCTTATTTTTCCGGCTTATTACATGATATTGGTAAAGTTTTTGATATAGAAGAATTAGGTACTAATCATTTTGATATTGGAAGTTCTATATTAAAATTAATTAATGATTTAGAAGATGTATCTGAATTTATAAAAAACATTAATGAAAAATGGAACGGTGAAGGTTTTCCTAATAAATTAAAAGAAGAAGACATCCCTCTTATTTCCAGAATCGTTTCTATTGCAAATTTTTATGATAACTTAAGATTCGTTGAAGAAATGAGTCATGAAGATGCTATTTCTAAATTAAGAAGTTTGTCTGGTATTAACTTTGATCCAAATATGATTGAGCCGTTTATTACAATAATAGAACAAGAAAACTTAATTTAAGTTTTTTGAAGAAAGGTTTTAACCTTTCTTTTTTTTTGTTAATTAATTTCATCAAAATTCAAATAATCTTTTACTATAAAAATAAATTAAAAACAATATTTTTTTTGGTGGTTATAAAACTCTATATTTACTCTTTCTAACATCTAAAAATTTTATATAAAATTTTTAGATGTTATAATGAAATAACTTTTGCTTATTTTAGTAACACCATGTAAAAACAACAAAATTTAATTTTTATCATAAATAAGGAGAGATATAATGGCAACGAAAATTTTGAAAAACAGAGAATCATATGTTCAAGAAACTGATTTTAGCAGAGAACGATTCAATAAATTTCTTAATGAAATTAATGAATCAGCTCAAATAAAATTAAGTGATGAAAAATTGAAAACTCTGGAAGATATTTTACTACAAAGAATTGAATCCAGAGATAAAATAGATGCTAAATCTTTATTTGATTTAATTATTAAAGAATCAAATAGTTTAATTACACAAAATTCTCATGAATATTCTTTTTTCTCAGCGGCTACTTTTTTAAGAAAGTTATATAAAGAAGCTTCTAAAGAAAGAGGATTTTTTTATAAAGATTCTTATGGAGATTATTATAACTTTTTATTAGTTTTAGTTGAAAAAGGAATTTATTCTGATGAACTAATTGAAGCTTATACTCCTGAAGAGTTAAAAGAAGCTGGAACATATATTGATAAAGAAAAAGATAAAAAATTTAGTTATGCTGGATTGTTTTTATTGAATAAAAATTATTTAGCAAAAGGCTATCATGGTGAAACATTAGAACTCCCTCAAGAACGTTTTTTAACATCAGCTCTTTATTTGATGAAAGATGAGAAAAAAGAACAACGTATGGATTTAGTTAAAGAAGCTTATTGGGCTTTAAGTAATCATTATGTTGGATTGGCTACTCCAACACTAGTAAACTCCGGTAGACCAATGGGTACACTTTCATCATGTCATATCCTAACAATTGGTGACAGTATGAGAAGTATTATGAGTGTAATGAATGATATTGCTATGTTTTCACAAAACGGTGCAGGTCTTGGAGTTTATATGGGACATTTAAGAGCAAATGGTTCTTGGATAAGAGGATATAAAAAGAGAGCAACTGGTATTGTACATCCAGCAAGATTAATGAGTGTTTTAGCGGAATATGTTAATCAACTTGGTGTAAGAAAAGGTGGCATCGCCGCTTATCTTCCAGTATATCATGCTGATATTTTTGATTTTCTTGAACTACGTTTAAAAACTGGTTCTCAAGAAAAACGTGCTCATTCTATTTTTTCAGCTGTTTGTATTCCAGATGAATTTATGAGAAGATTGAATAATAGACAAAAATGGACAATTTTTGATCCATACGAAGTTAAAAAAGTTCTTGGTTTTGATATTAATTCAATGTATGACAAGAAAAAATTGAAAAAAGGTGAAACACCTAACCCAATAGATCATGAATTTACTTATCATTATAGATTAATTGAAGAAGCAGATCTTGAATTAAGTAGAGAAGTAAATGCTACTGAAATTTATAAAGGAATTTATGAATCTAGAAAAACTGGAGGTACCCCATATCTTTACTTTATTGATACTGCTGCTAGATTAAATCCAAATGGACATAAAGGAATGCCTAAAGGAAGTAATCTTTGCTCAGAAATTATACAAAACACTAGTGAAACACAATTTATTAGTACAAAATTAGATAAAGATACCGGTGTGGTTATTACAATAACTCAAAATGATGGATTGGTAACTTGTAATTTAAGTTCTCTAGTTATTAATAACGTTTTCCATCCAAAAGAAAATGTTGATTTACAAAGAGTTACAGATATTCAAGTGAGAATGCTTGATAATGTAATTGACGCAAATAGAACAGCTGTACTTGAAGCGGAAAATACAAATTATAAATATAGAGCTATTGGTGCTGGCGCTCTTGGTTTAGCAACTCATTTAGCAGATATGCAAATAGTTTGGAATTCTGACGAAGCTGTAAAATATGTAGAACAATTGTTTGAAAAATATTCACAAGCTGTTATTTTAAGTTCTCATAAATTAGCTATGGAAAAAGGAAGTTATCCGTATTTTGAAGGTAGCGATTGGCAAACTGGAGATTATTTTAGAAAACGTGGTTTTGATTCTCCAAAATGGTTAGAAATTAAAGAAAAAGTTTCCAAAGGTATTAGAAATGCATATTTAATGGCTATCGCACCTACTGGAGGAAATTCAATTATCATGAATGGTAGCCCTTCAATTGATGCTCTTTATGACGTTATTTATCAAGAAGAAAAAGCTGGAATGAATGTTACTATTGTTCCTGTTAATTATAGTGCAAAAACAAAGTGGTTCTATAAGAGCGCATTTGAATATGATGAGCTTGATAACTTAAAAATTATCGCAGCAGCTCAGAAATATATAGACCAAGGTATTTCTCATAATATGCATATTCCTTTTGGGACAAAAGCTAGTCAAATGTTAAAATATGATTCAGATGCTTGGGAACTTGGATTGAAAACAATATATTATACTTACACTAGAAATATTCAAAAAAATGAAGATTGCGCAAACTGCGAAGCTTAATAAGAGGGAAGAAATTCCCTCTATTATACATTAATATAATAATTAAATTATTAAAGAGGTGTAAAGAATGGGTCCATTTAGAATTTTTAATGGAGAAATTAACAATAAAGCTACAAAGGCATTTGGAGGAGAATCATCTGGAATTAGAGATTGGGATGATATTAAATATCCTCATATGCTTGAATATAATGAAAATATGTTTGAAGAATATTGGAGTAAAAACGAGATTAGATTAGGCGAAGATTTAGTTCAATATAAAGAATTAACTGATAAAGAAAGATTTGTTTACAATGTTATTACTGGTTATTTAACAGCTTTAGATTCTTTTGCTACAGATTTTAATTTTGCACTAGGTTTTATTTGTACTGATAGTAGTATTCGTTCTAATATTGCCTTAATTAATTCTTTTGAGATTCTTCATAATACTTCTTATCAATATTTAACATCAACAATGTTAAATTTTGAACAAAAAAGAGAAGCATTTAATGCTCCTAAAAATATTCCTTTATTAGTTGAAAGAAATAATATGGTTATTGAGAAAATTCAAAAAATGACAGATACTATTTTTTACTATGTATCAAATAAGAAAGAATTTGACGATGAACTAGCTCAAATTATTTTTGAAGGTATTTTAGCTAACTTAGTTTTAGAGGGTATTTTCTTTACTGGAGCTTTTGTTTATTTCCACTCACTAGCACGAGATAATAAAATGATTGGTTCAAATAATATGATTAATCTTATTAAGGAAGATGAAACTCAACATTCTGTATTTTATGGCGACTTAATGAAAATTATCATGCTGGAAAATCCAAATATTAATACAGAAGAAAATCATAATAAAGCTATAGAATTTATTAAAGCTTGTGTTGAGAAAGAAAAAGAATGGGCTAAATTTTTATTTGATGGTATTGAAACCATTTCGATTCAAGAATATAATGATTATATTGAATATTTAACTAATGTTGTTTGTAGAAACTCTGGAATTAAAGAAGTATATCCAGATAATAAAGAAATTAAATCAAAATGGATTTTAACTTATGGTTCTAAAAAAGGTGATAAATCTGTAAATGGAGAAATGCCTATTGCAACTAGACAAGACTTTTTCCAAACAAATGTTATTGGTTATCAGCATGAAGATGGAAATGGATTTGATTTATAATGATAGCAATATTTTATTATTCTAACTCTGGAAATACTAAAGCTTTAGTTGAAGAATCAATTAAAGATTTTGATGATATAGATGTTTTTAATCTTAAAGAAGTTAATGATTTTTCAGTTATTGATAAATATAATATTATATTAATAGGTACTCCAACATTAGGTAATGGAGTACCTCCCAAATATTTTGCTAAACATCAATTAGAATTAAAAAAATATTTAACAAATAAAAAAATTGGATTGTTTGGTAGTGGTAACACGATATACCCATATTTTTGTGGAGCTTTAGATCTTTTATGGGATTGGTTAAAGAACGATAACGAAATGTTATTTAAGTTCAAATTTGAATCTTATCCAACCCAAAAAACTATAAATGACTTTAAAGAATTATTAAATAGTGTGAAAGGATGATTATAATGCCAATTATTGATGGTAATAGTAAAAATATACCTACAGAAGGAGTAGTTTTAGTAGATTTTTGGGCTCCGTGGTGTGGTCCTTGTAAAATGTTAAGTCCTAATTTAGAACAACTTTCTAAAGAAAGAGAAGAATTAAATATAATTAAAATTAGTGTCGATCAAAACCCTAAAGATGCTGCAGATTTTAATGTAATGAGTGTTCCAACTTTAATTTTAATAAAAGATGGAATTGAGATTAATAGAAAAACTGGAGTTCTTGATGTAGAAGGGTTAAAAGGTTTTATTGATATTACGAAATAAACCTCCAATTGGAGGTTTTTTATATATAATGAGGTGAAAAAATGAATAATATTGGAAAATCTTTATCTTTACTTAAATCATTTGGATATAAAAAAAGTAATGATACTTTAGGCACTTATTTTGATAAAAATAATAGAAAGTTAAGTTGTATGAAACATGGATTTAATTATATTTGTTATCATAATATAAATATTGATAATAAATGGAATTTAGTAAATAAAAGTGGTATATTAAAAGATTATAATGAAGCGTTATTGTGGGTAGTTCAAGAAGCAAATAAATATAAATAGAAAGAGGTTGTTTCTAATGATTACTTGGCAAATTGGAGATATTACAAAAGTAAAAGAAGTAGACTATATTTGCAATGCTGCGAATGGAATGGGACCGATGGGTGCTGGAGTTGCGAGTTCTATAAAAAGAGCGGGCGGGATATCTATTCAAAATGAAGCTTTTTATATTTGTTCTCAATCAGATTATAGAGAAGGAGATATATATATTACAAAAGCTGGAACTCTTCCATATAAAAATATTATTCATTTAGTTACCATGAAAAATCCAGGAGGAAAAACTTCGATAGAAATAGTTGAAAAGTGTTTAAAAAATCTTATTAATATTATGAGATTGAAAAAAATTAAAAAAGTTGCATTGCCTGCACTGGGTACTGGTGTTGGAAATTTGAATCTTAAAGATGTAGCTGATAAATATATTGAAATTTTAGGTCCGATTGAAGATTTGGAATTTGTTATTGTCGACATAAATCCAATTTTCATAAGTCAATTTGAATTAAGATGTTCAAAATGGAGAGAAGAATAAATGAAAATTATTCCTTTAAATGAAGTACCAGAAAATTTTTATATTATAGAACTTCAAAATGGGAAAAAGTCTGAGATCTATGAATGTATTTTAACTAGAGTTCCAGATGTTAATAAAACTGAAGATATTTTAGTTTATAAATATATAGTTCCTTGTCCAGTTTGTGACGAAGGAAAAGCTAAAGCTTATAGTTATGATGGGGTTTTTTTTGGAAATGTTCAAGTTTGCTGTGATACATGCGGAGTGTTTTTTAGACCAATATCAAAAAGAAAGTAGAGTGGTATAAATGGGAGTTTTTGATAAAAAATATTCAGAAATAATTTCTGAGATTATTAAAGATGGTGTATGGGATAAAGATCAAAACGTTAGACCAAAGTGGGCTGACGGAACACCTGCTTATACTAAAAGTTTAATTTGTAAACAAATAGTATTAGATAATTCTGAAGTTCCAATATTAACTACAAAAAAAGTTGCTTGGAAAGCGGCCATACATGAATTATTGTGGTTTTATGTAAAAAGAACAAGTGATTCAACGTATTTAAAAGAAAACAAAGTTAAAATTTGGGATGAATGGATAAGAAAAGATGGAACAATTGGTAAAGCTTATGGTTATCAATTAGGTAAAAAGATTAAAAATGGATATAAGAAAATATTCAAAATATTTAAAAAATATAAATATACAAATCAAGTTCATAAATTAATTGATGGTTTAAAGAAAGATCCCGCTTCTAGACGTCATATTATTTCACTGTGGAATATTTATGATTTATGGGATATGGCACTGTATCCTTGTGTGTGGCACTGCCAAGTATTAGTAAAACAAAATAAAGCTAATTTAATTGTAGGTATTAGATCCAATGATATGGGTTTAGGAAATCCGTTTAATGTATTTCAGTATTATGTTCTTTTAAGAATGATAGCTCATGTTACTGGATTAGAAGTTGGAAACTTAATATTTAATATTAATGATTGTCATATTTATGAAAGACATATTGAATCGTTAAAAATGCAAATCACTAGAGAAGATTATGAAGTTCCAAAACTTTGGATAAATCCCGAAGTTAAGAACTTTGATGATTTTACTATTGATGATTTTATGTTGGTAAATCCAAAACTTACTGATGAAGAAATTAAAAAAATGACAAAAGAAGAAGCTATTAATAATTTTTATTATAAATGTCATGATTCTATAAAAATGGAAGTAGCTATTTAAATTAATTAAAGGAAATGTGGTATGAGAAAATCAATTATAGTTGCTATGGATAAAAATGATTTAATAGGTAATGACAACGAGTTACCTTGGTATCTTCCAGCTGATTTAAAGTATTTTAAAGAAATAACAATGGGTAAAACTGTTGTTATGGGAAGAAAAACCTTTGAATCAATAGGGAAACCATTACCAAATAGAGAAAATATTGTCCTTACAAGAGATAAAAACTTAAAAATAGATGGTTGTATTGTTATTAATTCTAAAGAAGAGTTGGAAAAATTAAATAAAGACATATTTATTATTGGTGGTTCAGAAATATTTAAAATATTTTTAGATGATATTGATGAAATATATGTTACTAAAATAGAACATGAATTTTTTGGTAACGTATATTTTCCAAAAATTAATTATAATTTGTTTAAAGAAACATATAATATAAAAGGAACCGTTGATGAAAAGAATATTTATAATCATACTTTTTTAAAGTATGAAAAAATTAAATAATTAAGTTTAAGGAGCTATAGAAATGAAAAAAATTAGTAGATTAAAAAAAATAGCTGAAATAAATGACAATCAATTATATGAAATAGCTAATTTGATTACAACTAAAAAATGTGATGGGGATAATGAAGAAGTATATATTTATTCTATTATTCCAATTAATAAACTTCCAGAAGGTATAACTGCTGAAGAATTTATTGAAGAATATAATTCAGATAAAGAAAATCGAGATTATTTCATTAATGATATTATTGCAGACGATGCTCGATATGGAGTAAATAATGATGATGATAGAGATTTTAGTTTGAAACCAGTTGATCAATCAATAGGTATTAATGGTAATGAAATTTATATTGAAGTTTTCTTTAATGTAATATGGGATAATGATGAATATGAAGATGAGTATGAAGATCAAAACGCAGAACTTTTAAGAGAATATCACAAATCTGTATTATAATTAAAAATTCTGATTTAAGAGGAATGATTGTATGAAAAGATTAATTAGAAAATCTAATGATAGTTTTCAAGAAAATAATTATGAATTTCAAGATAATAACAATGAGCAACAAGACCCATATCTTGGTCAGTATGTTGAAATAGTAAATAGAAGGTCAAAGTATTATTCATATTATGCTTGGGTTGATAATAAAATGGCTAGCGATAATAGATATAAAATTTTAATAGAACCCAAACCATATGATAATCACGATGGTTATTTTGTTAATTTTGTTAAAAAATGGGATGCTCCAAAATGGTTTAATATTATTAAATTTGAAGACAAAAAAGATGATCAGCCTCAAGAAAATCAGTAAAATTAAATACATTGGAGGAAAATGTAATATGAAAAAAATTAGTAGATTGAAAAAAAATATCACAAAAAAAGCTTATATTAATGATGAACAATTTAATACAATTATGAATATCATGAAAATTGATTGTGGTGGAGATGGAGAAAATATAGGATGTTTTGTATCTATACCAATAAATCAATTACCTGAAGGAGTAAATCCACAAGATTTCATTAATGAGTTTAATACTGATGATGGAATTAATTTTGAAATTATGTCTGAAATTAAAAATATGGCAAAAGAAGAATCAAATAGAGAACTAAATCTTGATCCATATGATGATAGTGATATTGAAGATGTTAAAATTAATAATGTTAATATAGGTTTTGATGAAAAACAAATTTATATAGAAACTGACATTAGAATTATAAGAGACAAAACTAATGATTCAGATTATGAAAAAGATCAAAAAGAACTTTTAAGACAATATTATGATTCTGTTATACCTAAAAATTAAATAAGTAATAAAAAAAAAGATAACAAAAGTTATCTTTTTTGTTTAATTTTGTTTGCTTGTTTAATAATAATTATTATTATTTTATAATAAAGGAGATATGTTAATGTTCAATCCAATTGAAGAATTAAAAAATTTAGTTCAAGAAATAGAAGGGAAAATTCCTACTAAGATTGAAGATTTGTTAATTGAAAAGAAAGAATTTTATGAAAAAAATGGAATTATAAAAAATATGCATGTTGGTGAGACTAATTGGACTAAAGTTAAAGCTTCAGAATGGCTATTAAGTATGTTTATAGGTTTAGTTGAAAAAGGTATTGAAGATGAACGTTATTATAATGGTTTTGGAACATGGTTGAATCATGTTTATCATTTTATTATAAATGATAAAGCTAATCTTCCAGAAGAATAATTTTAAAATAATATATTTACAAATTGTGATATTGTTGATATAATAGCAATATCACAATTTTAATTTTAAATGAAAAGAGGTAATAATGTATGTCTGAAACAAAACAACGAATTGAAAATGACATTAAGGAAGCTATGAAAAACAAAGACAATGTAACACGAGATATTTTAAGAATGATTAAAAATGAAATCAATAAAGTAGAAGTTAATAGTAGAAAAGAACTTTCTGAACAAGAAGTTATTGATGCTATTAATAGATACAAAAAAATTGTTCAAGATCAAATTAATGAAGCGAAAAATGAAGAACATATTCAAAAATTTACAAATGAATTAAATGTTGTCATGAAATATCTTCCTAAACAATTAACTGAAGAAGAAGTAACTAATATTATTAAAGAAATTATTAGTGTTAATGGGTATGAAGGAAAAAAAGATATGGGTAAAGTAATGAAAGAACTTTCTCCTAAAATTAAAGGTGCATTTGATGGTAAAAAAGCAAATCAAATAGTAATCGAATTATTAGAAAAATAAAAAGGATTTAAATTTATGAGTAAATTAAGTTGTCGTTCTGATCAATTTGGGGATCGTATGAAAAGATACGAAAATGTAAGTAGAATTTATCTACCGGAAAAAACTCCAGTTATTATTAGAATTGATGGGAAAGCATTCCATACTTATACTAGAGGTTTAGAAAAACCTTTTAGTAAAGACCTTAGTAATATTATGTGGGAAACAACAAAATTTCTATGTGAAAATATTCAAGGTTGTGTATTAGGTTATCACCAATCTGATGAAATTTCTCTTCTTTTAGTAAATTATAAAGAAGTTAATACTGAATCATGGTTTAAAAACAATATTCAAAAAATGGTATCAGTATCTGCTTCTTTAGCTACAGCTAAATTTAATGAATTAAGTAAGAATGTTTTTCCACATAAAGGATTGGCGTTTTTTGATAGCAGGGTTTTTGTGCTCCCAAAAGAGGAAGTTACAAATTATTTCGTTTGGAGACAACAAGACGCTATTAAAAATAGTATTTCTATGGTTGCTCAAGCGAATTTTCCTCATAAACGTTTACAAGGTTTAAATGGAAAACAAATGCAAGAACTTCTATTTCAAGAAAAAGAAATTATTTGGGATGATTTAGAAACATGGAAAAAAAGAGGAATTTGTTTAATTAAAAAAGAAAAAGATTTAGGAAATGTTGTGAGAAAGAAATGGGAGATTGATTTTGAAATACCTATTTTTTCTCAAGATAGAAACTATATTGAATCTTTAGTTTATAATAAAGATGAGAGCGAAACAGCAGTGTAAAGGCTGCTGTTTCTTTATAGGGGTTTTATTTATGGGTACTGCACATTATTATAATGAAAATACACAATTTAAAAATGGATTTTGGATTTTAGATTCAGATTATGTTTGTGATTATTGTAATAAACACCAACCTATGTCTATAGGGAATAAATGTTGTAGATGCGGAAATGATATTTCTTCTTATATATATATTCTTTTTGATATTTTGCCGATAAAATGTTTTTCTCAAAAAGAATATGATGAATGGAATAATGTTATTGATGAATTAATGTTGTTTACAATATTAAATAATTGTAAAACTATAGTATATCATTCTAATTTTAATATTAATTTAATTATTAATGATGTTCAATTAACATTTTCTATTTATGAAAACGGAGAATTAAATAAAATTATTATTCAATCTAAAAATAGATTAAAAGAACATTTTAGGATAATTTGTGATTCAATATATCTTTTAAAAGAACTTATCGATGAAAAAATTTATAAAATTTAATTTTAGTTGTTTTAAATGATTTCTCATATTATATTTAGTATCATATAATTAATGAAACTGGATGTGATAAAATGGAAAAAATTGAAAAGCAACTAGTTGGAACGGTTGAGGAATCTATTTATAAAACTTCAGTTAAATTTGGTGTTAGATTAGATAAAGATAAAGTTGAATTTCTAAGAGCTATATCTAAAACTAGATTTTCTGGTTTGACGAAAGAAAATTTAATTAATACATTGAATTTTCTTAAAAATAAAGATGATGACTGGTTTAACGAAATAATTGAAGATGAATTAGCTGAAACTTTTTCTTTTAACACTCCTAACTCCAAAACGAAAAATAAATCTTGGAAAGGATGGTTTATTACAAATAAAGGAAGAAAAGTTATCAAAGATATTATTAATTCGTAATAAAAGTTGTTAAATCAAACTGTTTCTTTTATAATAATATTAACATTCTAATTGATAAAGGAGAATTTTAAATGAAGCGATATGTTAAAGACAAAGGTTATTACACTGATTTAATTAAAAGATTAAAAGAAAAGTTTGATGATCAATTGGGACATATCTTTGAGGATGAAATTCTAGTTATGATTGACGAAGAATTTGAAATTAAACCTCCTAAAGCTAAGAAAAACGAAGAAGAACCAAGTGAAGAAGCTATTGATAAATGGAAAGATAAAAAGTTGAAAGCTTGGAAATTCAATATTAAAGTAATTCCTGATGTTTATAGAGATGCGATGGAAACAAGTAAACAATTTGTTATTATTGTTAGAGATAGTTTGGTGAAAGAGTTATCTGAAGAACAAGTAATTGCTCATCTTTATGCTGAATTAAGAAAAATAAGTAAAGAGTATAAATTACAAAAACCTGATGTTAATACTTTTTCTGATTTAGCTAAATTGCTTGGAAGACCAGACTGGAATCAAGCCTATAATATTCCTAATTTATTAGAGGAGTAATTATGGAAAACAATGAAGAATTAAAAAACGAAATTCAACAATTAAAAAACGAAATTGTTGTTTTGTCAAATCAAATGTATCAACTTATTGATAATGTTAATAATTTAACAAATAATAGTATTAACAATATCAATTCAATAATTAATTATATTAATATGCAGACATCAAGTATTAATCAAATACATCAAGCTGTGGTTTCATTTCAAAACAAACTTTCTGATTTTGAAATTAACTATATTCAAATTGAAGATTCAATAAGAGAACTTCACGATGTTATTAATAATACTACTAATGATTTGTCTGATATTAAAACTCAAGTTGAAAGTATTAAATTTTATACTCAAGGCTTATTAGATAGAGATAAATATTGATATTATAAATTTTTAAATGACTCTTATTACTCAATAAGAGTCATTTAAAATAAAGGGTTGGTGTTTATTTATGTCACATCAAAAGAAAGTATTCTATAAAGATAAGCATTTGATAGACAAAGCTTGGGATTTATTTTCTGACTATATTGGAGAAAACAATATTCAAACTCCTATTAGTTATGATGAATTTGAAAGAATATTTAACATTTTGAATAAAGATAATGTTTTCACGGAACACAAAGAAGACATTTTATATTCTTTTAGATATGATTCTTATTCTTGGCCTCTTGTGGAAAGAGAATAAAAATTGTTTTATGTACAGGGGGTTTTAATTTTGTCGATTTATAATAATAAAGAATTTGGTTCAATTACAGTTGTTTGGGGCTCAATGTATTCCGGAAAAACTGAAGAACTTATTAGAAGATTAAAAAGAGCTCAATTTGCTGGTTTAAAATATCAATTATTTAAACCAGCGAAAGACGATAGATATGGAGTAACAAAAGTTGCTACTCATTATGGCAATGGTTTGGATGCTATTGTTGTCAAAAATTCATATGAATTACTTGAAAAAATTGATCCAGAGTGTAGTGTTATTGGAATAGATGAAGGTCAATTTTTTGATGAAAATTTAGTTTATGTTTGTCAAGAATTAAAATCAAAACATCATATTGATGTAATAGTTTCTGGATTAGATATGAACTGTTTTGCAGTACCTTATAAAAATATGATGGAATTGGCTGCAATATCAAATGAATGTATAAAATTTAAAGCAGTATGTTCTGATTGTGGTAAAGATGCATATATTTCTTATATACTTATAGATGATAATTCTGGTGAAGTTATAGGTAGTGAAGGAGTATATATTGCATTATGTGAAAAAGATTACAAACGGAGAAATTATTTGAAGGATAAACAAAAAATGAAAAAACACGAAAGGTGATTGAGCTATGAATGATTTTTATGATACTGCAATAGTTACTAATCACGCAAAAAAGAGAACAAAAGAAAGGTTAGGTTTAAGTAAAAAATCTGCCGATAAAATAACACAAAAAGCTTTGGATTTTGGTATTAAAATATCTGATACAAAAGGTAGTTTAAGAAAGTATTTAGATTTTTTATATGAAAGCCATAAAAATTCAAATAATACCAGAATTTATAATAGAAAAATTTATTTGTTTCATAATAATATATGTATTACAATTATTAACTTGCCTAATAGATTTAATAAAACTTGTGATAAAATTCAAAAAAGAATTAATTCTGAAAGAAAATCAAGTTAAAGAGAACCACATGGTTCTCTTTTTTGTTGTTTAAAATGGTATAATGTTTTATTGTGAAAAATAAGATATATTAGGAGGTGAAACGTATGATTTGCGATTCTTGTTTATCGTTTTTTATTGAAAAACTATTACCAGAAGATATAATTATATTAGAATTTTTGTATGAAGAAAAAGCTAATATGCCACAATGTTCTATGTCTAGAAATCATATTAAATATAGTTGCAATTTAAGTGAATATAAATGTTATACTGCTCTAGATAGACTTGAGATACTAGGAATGATAGAGAAATCAAATAAAACAAAAACATCAAGATATTGGATAAATAATCTTGGAGAGAAAACATTAAATATTATTAGACATAAGATGGGAGTTGGTTGATTTGATTAAATTTGGAATTTTATCTATTGGTGAAGGCGGTTCCAATATAGGAGAATATGCTTCGAAAAAGGGATTTCAAGTTATGTCAGTTAATACAGCTACTATTGATTTTGAAAAATTAACTTCTATAAAAAGAGAATTAAGATTACATCTTAAAGGTTGGGAAGGTGCTGGGAGAAATAGAAATGTTGGAAAAGAAGCTATGTTAGCTCATGCAGATATGATTTTTGAAAAAGCTAAAATTGTTTTTAATGATTGCGATATGGTTTTTGTATCCGCTACAACATCTGGTGGTACTGGTTCTGGTGGAATAGCTGTTGGTATTGAGATATTATCTGAAATTAACAATAGAATAGGAGTAATTACTACTCTTCCTGAATCTAATGAAGGTTCTAAAGCACATATGAATTCATTAGAATGTTTTTCTGAAATAAGCCAAATAGAATATTTAGGAAGTGTATTTAGTATAGATAATGAAAAATCTAAATCGATTTTTGACACTAAAGATAGATTAAATATTCTTCATTTATCTAATCAACAAATTATAAATAATATTTTAGAAGTAGCAAATTTATGTAGTAAAAATTCTTATTTATCTAATTTTGATAAAAATGATTTTTTAAGTATTTTAGAAGAAAGAGGTTCAACAATAATAACTAAAATAAAAATTATGGCTAGTGAAATAAAAAATAATGAAGATGTTATTGATGCTTTTCATGAATCTATAAAAAATTCTTGTAGCCCAAACATACATTCAACAAGCATAGTAAAAGCAGCTATATTGGGGATAGTTCCCAGACATTATATGTCTTTTTTATCTGCTAAAGATGTTTTTTCTAGCATTGGAACATGTTATGATATATTTGAATCTTATTATCCAATAGATGATAATGAATGTTATTGTACTTTTTATTTTATTATGTCAGGTTTATCTTTTCCATTTGAGAGACTTAAAGAAATAGAAAGTGGAGTATTAAACGTTGAAAAAGATATTATTAATGCTATTGAATATTCTAAAAGTCAAAAATTTGAAACCTCAAATTGGAGTTCTAAATTTGAAAAGAAAGAAACAATTAAAAGAACTTCATTAAGTGAAAAATTATCCAAATATAAATAAATTTATAAATCTCTCTTTTGAGAGATTTTTTTATGATTTTTTGATATTATTTGTTTACAAAATTTAAAAAACGTTATATAATATAAATATATATAAATTGTCCTAGGAGGGCCAAATATGTCAAAAATTTATAAAAATCAAATTTTAATTAATGGAGAACAAAAAACTTTAATAACAATTAATGTGAAAGAAGAGCAACAAACAGTTGAAACTAAAACTGTTGATGCAGTACATCATGTTCATGTATTAGATCGTTCTGGTTCGATGAATGGTTTAATTGATCAACTTATTGAAGAAGTGAAGTTGACTTTAGATCAAATATCTGATGAAGATTATGTTTCTATTGTTTGGTTTAGCGGAGCAAATGAATGCAAAACTTTATTTAAAGGTTCTAAAAAAGATAAAGCTTTGTATCAAAAATTAGATACATTAAAATCCACTGTTGGTTTAACATGTTTTTCTGAACCAATGAAAGAGGTAAATGAAATTATTGAAGATCTTTATGATACTTGTCCTAATATTTCAATTACTTTATTTACTGATGGACAACCAGTTGTTCCATGGAATGAAGATGAAGAAGAAAGAAGAATTTTTTCTGAAATTGAAAAAATGAAAGATAAAGTTCTAGCGTTAAATACAATCGGATATGGGTATTATTATAATCAAGATTTACTTCGTAGAATGTCTTCAATGACGTCTTTTGGTAGTGCTATTCATTCAAGCAAAATTAATGAATATTTACCTATTTTTGGGTATAATTATGAAAAAGTAGCAGATTTAGTTGCAGAAACTATTGAAATTGAAACAAATAAAAATAATAAAATTGTTTATTTAAATACAACTTCAACTAAATATAGTGAAGGAAAAATGAGATTAAATCGTTTAGAAAAAAGAAAAAATCAATTCTTTATTCTAGGTGAAGGCGATTTTGATTTCTATATTAATGGCGAAAAGTATAATGCTAAAGACATTAAAGAAGAAGTTCAAAAAGCAACATTATTGAATTTTTATTATGCTTTAGCTTATGAATTACACTATTTGGGATATCGTTCAGAAGCTCTTGATATTATTGCTAATAATATTAAAGATAAATATTTTATCGATACTCTTATTAATTCATTTACTTATGATGAAGTTGCTTTCTTTAGAAAAGAATTGAAAAAATCAGTTATTAAACCTAAATATCGATACAAAGATGGAGAAGCTCCAGAAGGATATTTACCAAAAGAAGATGCATTATGTGTTGTTGATGTTTTAACTATCTTATCTGAAGGAACAAATTATTATATACCAAGTAGTAATTATAATAGAATTGGACAGACTGTTATTGATAATCAAAATTTATTTAAATCAAACAAAGAAGAGGTTAAATCATTATTTAGTGATTTTACTTTTAATAAAGATAAATTAAATGTATCTATTAAGTTTGCTATTAATGGTGTAACAACATTAAACGCAAAGACGGCAGCGAGAGTTGGGCTTCCTAAAGAAATTGAAAGTAAGATTTATAGAACTCATACTATCATTAAAGATGGTAATTTAAATATGGAAACAATTGAGGCAATTCTTGATGATAAAACATTGAAAAAACTACAAGATTTAGAAATTGAAAATAATATTAATTTTGTAACAATTCATGATGATTCAAATAGAGTTACATTAGATTTATCAAAGCTCACCATTATTAATAAAACTTACGTTAATGATTCGTCAGATATTAATAAAGTTATTGAAAGCGTAATTAAAATTAATAAACTTGAAGTTCATCAAAAAGTAATTAATTCTTTAATTAAAGAAATTAAAACTAACAATATAGAAGCTAATAAAGTTGGTAAATTTGCTAATTTAACTGATGAACAAATAGAAGTTCTTAAAGATCATGGTTTGAGTTCTGATTTTGTTTATGGTGGAGTAGATAATGAGAAATTAGATCCTACAGATTTTTATATTGCACGTAAATTTAGTTTTCAATTAAAAGGACTATCAACAATTCCAACGTTGAGTAAAGTTTTAGAAGATGCTAAAGATGATTCAAAAGTTAAAAAATTCAAAGGAAATACTTTGGAAATGTATAATTATTATAATGATTTATCTGAAAATCTTAAGCAACAAGGATTAGATTTATCATCTTTAAGTATAGATGTTAAAAAGTATTTAGATGAAAAATTAAAATTAATTAAAAATGAATTACAAAACGAAAGAATTAAACTTAATTCTATGAAATTAGCTTTAGTTTTAACTGGTTCTTGGTTTATTGGAACAGAAGTTGACGATAAAGGCGTAGAATCTTTCACAAAAGATGGACACACATTAATTATTAAAAGAGAAAAAGTTGAAGTTCCAGTTTAGTAAATTTTAGTTTTAATAAAAGCCAATGAGATTTTATCTCATTGGCTTTTATTTTTATATTTTTATAAATTTATAAATATTTTATAAAATATTTATAAATTTAAATCATTTAAATTTTCAACTTCAAATTTTAATGTTGAATTGTATTTTGATAATATTTTTTTGAATTTTTGTTTTCTTTCTTCATTATTAAAAATAAAAAAGATTTTAGGAGTTATTGAAATATTTTTGTTTAAATAAGGTTGCCAATCTGCTGTTTTATAACTATCATGTTTGAAATAATTAATATATTTTTTTATTTTGTTTTCCACTTCTTTTAAGTTTTCTGTTCCCATATCTATTTCAAAAAAAGCAGCATGTACTTTATTTTCTTTTACCCAAATAACAAACATATCTGTTCTTGTTTTGTCTTTATCTACCCACATTTCAAATCTACAAATTTTAACTTTATATTTATAAAGTATTTCAGCTAAAACTTCGTTTATAGCAACTTTATGTTTCCATTTTTGATTAAGAACAGTCATGATTCTAAAACTTTCTATATTAAGAATTTTTGCTCCTATTTTAGCTAAAACAACATGAACAGGATAACTTCCTTTATCTTTAGCAGGGAAAAATCTATCAATACATCCAAGTTTGAATAATTTATTAAGTTTATTATTAATGTATCTATTGGAAAATTTTGAGTTTTTATATATTATTTTTGCAAGTTGATTCGATGTTGTAATTTTCAATTTATTTATCATTTTCAATATTTCTATATCTTTTTCATCTAATTTTGATTTCGCAAATAAGATTTTTTCTTTATTTATTCTAGATACATATTCTTCGTATTCTTCTCTCTCTTTCTTGTATTTTTCAATTAATATCCAATTATTACATTTTATCATCATGATGCACCTCCTCTGTATTGATAGGATATTCATTTATCTTAAAAAAATAACCTGATAATCAAAATACGTTATCCTTTTAATTGTCATCTTTTAGAAAGGATATGATTAATAGATTAGATATGTTGGTGTAAAAAGGAATGTGAGAAAAAAAAATTCAAAACTTTCTCTGCCATTATTCATGGCATAGAAACGTTGTGGCCACATCTCATTTATATGAAAAAAATATGCATAAAATGAGGTCTAATTTTGTTTTTTGATTAATAAAATTAAATATAAAGAAATTACAAAAAGAAGGTGACGTTATGAGTTATTTTTATGCTGATAGTAAATTTAAAAATTTAATGGAAAAAATAATTGATTCTGATCCGTTAAATTTTGGTCATATTGATTCAGATTCAATTATATATCTTAATAAAGAAGAAAAAACACCAAGAAATGTAATGAAAATTAGTGTTATTAAAGAACCTTATAATATGCTATTAGACAAGTTATATATTCTCGAAATTAATGAAAATCTAGTAAATAAATTACCAGAAGAACATGTTGAATTATATATGTATAGAATTGCAAAACAAATAGATGTTAAAGATGGTAAAATAAGATATCCAGATATAGTTGAATTTAAAGATGTAATAGATACATTTGGATATGATTGGACTAATAAAGATCATATTCCTTCTATTTTAAATTTACTAAAAAATCAACAAAATTATGTTAATGTTTAGAGGTGATAATATGAAATATACAGTTGTTTGTAAACTTTCAGATTTATCAAACACTGATTTGTATTATACAAATAACAAAAAAAATTTAATTGTAACTCCATTAATTGTAACTTTAGGTGTTATTTTAGGATTGATAAAAGAAAATAATTTTAATGATAAATCATTAATTAAATAATTATTAAATAGGAGGTGATAATTATGAATTATGTTGTTGTTGGAAAGATTTCAGAAATTAATAAACAAAATACAACTTCAAAAAATAAATTTTATTTATTAAATAATTTTGGAGAAATTCTTATTTTTATTGTTTGTTTTTCTATATTTGATGATTTTATTATTGATTATCTTGAAAAATTAAGTTAATTTCATCAAGATTAGAGGTGATAGTTATGAGTTATATTGTTGTTGGTAGATTTTCAGAAATTGATTTAAACAATGTTTTTGTAAAACACAATAATGAACCAATAATTAATTATAATCTATTGAAAAAACTAGTTGTTTCATGCGTTTCAATTGTTTTGATTGGTTTTTTAGGAGATTTTGTTTCAGCAGATTCATTGGATTCTATTGAAGTATTCGCTTCTAATGAATATTTAGATAATCATAAACCTCATAAATTAGATTCTATATTTAGTTATATAAAATGGCTTGGTAATTTATTAAAGATAATTTTTTCTTCCGTTATTGGAGTTATTTTTAGTATAGCGGGATGGAAATGGGCTACAGATTTAAGTGGAAGTAATCAAGCTGAAGCTAAGAAAATTATGAAAAATTGTTTGATTGGAGGATTTTTTATCTGGTCAGGATTTACGATTGGAGATATATTTGTGAATAAAATGGAAGAATTATTAACTTAATAATTATACTAATTTTTTCTCCTTTTTCGCAGCAAGTTAATTAGCATTACAAAGATTAAAGGAGGATTTTTTTATGACTTTTTCTACAATTTTAAAGATTATTATTCTTTTTAGAATTTCAAAAAGTTTATATCTTTCATATAAAAGATTTCATCAACAAAAAAATAATTCAAATACTCCAATTTCAACATCTCAAGTGAAAGGGGGTAAATTATGAGTGACTTTCCTCTTTCTGATGATTTAAAAAATATTCCAGTTGAAATTGCAAATAAGATTGGAGAAAAATTAGGCGAATGGTTTTATTATATTGCTGATCAAATTCAGATTGGTTCAAATGCTTTTATAAAAGAAATTTTAGATTTTGTTTTGTATACTCCCGATATAGCTGGAGATGAAATAGTTGTAACTATATGGAATATAGTTAGGGTTATATCTTTTGCATTAATTGGAATGATGTTTGTTTGGGAAGGTTTCAAAAAAGGAATATCAACTGATGTACTAAAAACGATAGAATTTAAACAAATGTTAATTAGAATGATTTATGGAATTGTTTTATCGGTTTTTAGTTTAGATATAATAGACATACTTATTGGATTTAATAATACTCTTGTTCAGACAGTGAAAGATAATTTTGTTATTCATTTTCAAACAGAGTTTACTAAAGTTGGATTTTTTGGAACGTTAGTAACTATAGTTATCTTAGTTGTTCAAATGGTTATTGGTATAAAATTGTTACTTCAATATTGGATGAGAATAGCTGAAATTTGGTTTATGGCGGTTGTAAGTCCAATTATGTATACTTTATGGATAAATCCTAGTTGGTCTGGATATTTAAATCAATGGTTTAGTAGATTAAGTTCAACAATATTCACAACTGTTGCATGGGCTATATTAATAGCTATTTATTCTTCTTTGGTTAGTATGGTTTCTTATTCCACTATTTTAGTTGGTTATCCTACATTAGGACCTATTGCAGGAATGTGTTTATCCATAGCATTATTGTTAGTTATGATTGAAGTACCTGATTTTTTAAGAGGATTTATGGTTTCTCATCAATCAGCAGTTAAATTAGCAAAAAATAATATTACTCAAGCTGTAAAAACAATTAAAAATCCAGTTACTAAAGTTGGAGGTTGGATAAAGAAAAGAAATAGTTGAGGTGATAATATGGAAAAATACGTATGTATTGTCCCAAGAAATGTTAATAAACCAGACGTAATTATTAATTACAAACAAATCAAACTTAATTGGAAACAAATGGGATATTTGGGAATTGGGTTGATTGGTTCTTATCTTACTTTTAACACTGGTTTTCCGATTGTTGTTAAAATAGTTATGATGACTGGAAGTTTTTGTTTAGGAATTATTGGTTCTGTTTTTGAACACAAAGGATCAACATTAGATGAGTTAGTTTTGGATTCTATTCAATATACTCAAAGAAAAGTATATTATGATTCTCTCAAAACAAGAGGTGATTTTGTTGTTACTATTGGATCAAAAGAAGAATCATTCGAAACAAGAAAAAAAATCAATTTTTCATTTTCCTGATAATGTTGTTATTCTTAAAGTTACATCAACCAACTTTAAATTGAAATCTTTTGAAGAACAAGAAAGCATTATAGATAATTTTGGTAAGTTTCTTAATTCAATTATTTTTCCTGTTCAAATTATTTGTGATAGTAAAATAATAAATCCTAAAGAGTGGATTTTAAAAGAAGATAATGATAATGAGTACTATGATTTTTTAAGTAATTTAGTCAAATCTAGAAATACTGCAGAAAAAATATTTTATGTTGCTTTTAATTGTGAACATAATAAAGAAATTATAACTCAAAGTATAATAAGACAAATTAAAAGATGCGGTCTTTTGGTTGAAGAAACTTCATATGAAGAATCTAGTTATATTCCATTTTTGAAACCATCTTACGTGAAAATTGGAGATTGGTATTATAATACTTTAATAGTTACAGATTTGCCTAGTTATGCTGAAAATGGAATATTGGATGAATTATGTAATTTGGATAAAAATATTACATTATCTGTGTTTATCCATCCAATGGATAAAGAAAAATCTATATCATATTTAAGTTCAAAATTAGCTAGATTGCAGTCAAATATAATTTTAAGAGATATTGATTTAGATTATAATGGAGAGTATGACGATGAAGTAGTTTCAGCTATAAATATGAGAAATGAATTAATAAAAAATGAAGGTAATTTTTTCTTTACTAGTTTTTACATCACTATTAAATCATTATCAAAAAAAGATTTAGTAAATGATACTAAATTTGTTCAATCTTTTTTACGTGGTATAATGATAAAAACTAAAGAAGCTTTTTTGAGACAAGATGATGGATATAAATGTTCACAACCATTCGGGATTGATTTCTTAAAAGATAAGGCATCATATACTTTTACAACAACTCCATTAAAAAGATTTTTTCCTTTTATATCATCAAATATAGCAGATGATGGAGGAATTTTTATAGGGGAAAATTTAAAGAATAACTCCTTAGTATTTTTAAATCATTTTAAGTATTTGACAGCTAGTATGATAGTCCTTGGAAAATCAGGTTCTGGAAAATCTTATTGTGTAAAATCTCAAATATTAAAAATGATAAAACAAGGAATAGAGGTTACAGTTCTAGATATAGAAAACGAATTTAAAAAATTAGGTAAAAATAATAATCTAATAGTGAAAAATTTTAATCATATAAGTGAATATAAGAGATTTTTAATAAATTATTGGAATAATGTAAAAAACAATCCAAATAAACCTAGATTTTTAGTTATAGATGAATTTTGGGAGTATATGAAAGATGAAGAAATTGCTGATTTAATTCAAGAAATAATTAAGAAATCAAGAAAAAGATGGCTTGGTGTCTGCGCTATTACTCAAGAAATTGAAGATTTATTAAACAGTAAATATGCTAAGAGTTTAATTGTTAATAGTAGTATTAAGATTTTATTAAATTTAGAGCCTACTCAAGGAATTCTAGCTAAGAAAAACTTTGGTTTAACAGATCAAGAAGTTTCTTTCTTAATTACTGCAGAAGAAGGAGAAGGTATATTATTTGCAGCTACTAATCATGTTCAATTTAAAACTATAGTTTCAGAAGAACAGCATAAAATAATAACAACTAAACCTAATGAAATATATGTAAGTTAGGAGGATAAAATATGAAGGATAGATTTTCTATTTTGAAGCTTGAAAACGATAATGAGGAAGTTGATACAAGAACTAATGAACTTGAAAATTTTTGGTCCAGCATACATGGATTTCAAGATCAATTATCTAAACCTAGTTGGGATAATATCCCTACTATTTCTTTTGAAATATTAAGTGATTCAAGTGGAGCATCATTTTTTATGATTTTGCCTGAAAAGTATAAAACTATTGTTATGAAAAAATTGAATGCAGTATATCCTCATATAGAAATTAATGAGGTAAAAGAGGACCATATTGAAAATTTTAAAGTTATTAAAGAAAATGAATATGTAACTTCTTGTGAATTAGTTTTAACAGAAGATAATTTAAAATATATCAAAACAAAAGGAGGTGAAAAAACATTTTTAAATAATTTGTTAAATACAATAAATCATTATGAAGAGGATGATGTTTCTTTAGTTCAACTTGTTATTAAACCACTTCCTGAAAATTGGAGAATTAAAAGAACTAATAAATTGAAGAAAAATAAATCATTAATTGTTGCAAATTTTATTTTGGATGTAATATATAAAGTATTATTAACTGTTGTTGATATTTTTGTAACAAAAGGTGATTTATCTAAAAACTTAAACAATAAAACAAAACAAGTTGAAAATATAGATAATACAAAACAAAATAAAGAAAGAGAACCAAAAAATGAAAAACCTTGTTTTAATGTTGCTATTAGAATATCTACTAAATCAAAAGATAAACTTATTTCAAATCAAGTTGTTAAAAGTGTAGCTTCTGTATTCAAAGAATTTGATGATGAAAATAAACTTAGACCAATTGAAGTTAATATAAGAGCAATGATTGATAGAGATATAGATAAAAAAAGTAATGTGTTTTCTGTAAATGAATTATCAGCTATTGCTCATTTACCTAATAAATATGTTACTTCGGATAATGTTGTTAGATCTGGAGTAAAAACCCCATATGATAAAGATGTTCCTAGTGAAGGTTTAATTTTTGGAACTTATCCTCAATTAAATGGTAAACCTGTGGCGTTTCCATCTGTACCAATATCCATTGAAAAATATCAAGAAATATATAGTGAATATGAAAAAATTATTGATAATTTGTGTAAACCAAGATTAGTTTTAGGACAAATGGGTACTGGTAAATCTGAATGGATAATTAATTATGCTATATCTTTAGTAAAAATGGGAATATCTGTTATCTTAGTAGACCCAAAAAATGATACTCAAAAAAGAATTATTGAATCATTACCTGACGAATATATAAATAGGGTTGATTATTTAAATTTAGGAGATTTAGTGTATCCTCCGTCGTTAAATTTAATGAGAAGAAGAAATGTTGGAGATCAAACTGAAGCCTCGTTAATTGTTCAATCTTTAATTAATTTTTTCAAAAAAGAATTTAGTCGTTCTTGGGGATTTGCTATGCAACAATTAATAATGATGACAGGCAACGCGATATTGTTGGATGAAGTTGCTTCATTATATGAATTTCAATTAATGTTAACAAATAAAGATTATAGACAAAAAATCATTAATAAGATGAAAAATATTATAAACGATTCTTCTTATGGCAGTAAAACTTTAATAAAGGAATTATATAGTTTTTGGAACCATTTTCATAATATGACCGAAAAGGAACAAATGGAAAGAATAAAATCAACAATGAATAAAATTGGAGTATTTATGAGTAATAGAATTATACGAGCAATTGTATCTCAAAATGAAAGTTATGATTTTAGAAAAGCTGGAGATAATGGTAGAATAACAATAGTTAATATTCCAGATGGAGAATTAGGAGATGAAAATACAGCCTTATTGGCTTCTTTTATAAATAAAGCTATATGGCTTGATTTTAGATCTAGAGCGAATATTCCTATTCAACAGAGATATCCAACAATTTGGTTAATAGAAGAAGCTCATATGGTTATGGATGAAGAGTTTATCCCTGTTTTAACACAATCAAGAGGATATCGATTGGGAGTTACAATTTTAACTCAAGGTTTAACAAATTTTGATAACAAAGGAATGAAAGAATTAAGAGAATTAATTTTAACCAATTGTAAAAATAAAATTATATTTAGAGTTGGTCCTCAAGATGCAAGTCTTTTATCGGATGAGTTTGCTCCATTAACGAGATATGATCTTATGAATTGTCCAGATTATCATTTTTATTCTAAGATATTATTAAATGGAGGAAAAGTTTCAAAAACTTTCTATGCTAAATCTTTAGATCCTTTAGAGCCGGTGAGAAGTTATGATTTATATAAAGATAATAATAGGTCTGGAAAATTAACTATAGATGAAATAGAAGAACAGTTGGATAAAAGACATGAAAATATTAACCAAGAAGTCATGATATTTGATGTTGGAGATACATTTACTGAAGAGGAGATTGAAAAACCGAAAAAACGTCCAAAAAGAAAAATGACAGAATTAATTTTTTTAGATGATTAAAAAAAGAGGGTTATACCCTCTCTTTTTGTGTTTCTTTTATTATTATAGATTTGATATACTTTCTATATCTTTCTTTAACTTTATCTCCTATATATCCGCACATTCTCGATGGCAAATGAACAAATAAACCTGAATTAATAATGTCATTAGGTATTCCTAATTCCATCATTATTTCTATTTTTATTTTATCATATATTTCTTCCAGTTCATCACTCCTAACAAGTCTTTTCATCACTCCGTGTAATTTAATACATCCTCATTAGTTTTTATATTATTTTGAATTCTTATTATGTTAATTAATTTCATTACATCTAAAGTTACTTTTAATACAGCTGGGGTGTTTTGAATTTCTTTGTATATTTTTTCTATTTTATCTAAAACTTCATTTATTGATATAAAACTAAATTCTTGATTTTCTTCTGGTTCACATATTAAACCTCCATCTGGAACCCAATTTTGTATTAATTTTATAAATCTATTTTTAGATCTAGAATCAATTAATGTTACTTTTGATTCTCCATTAAATTTAAACAGAACACCTATGTTTCTTATGTTTTTCATAGCATCCTCCAAGAAATTTAATTTTTTTGTTATTATTATATATTATAACATAGTGTAAAGAAAAAATACAATGATCATTTAAATTTAACTCTTTCTAAAAAAAATTGAAAAAAGTGTTATATTTTAAGTGATTTTTTCTATATTAAATGTAGAAAATATGATTGAAGAACATTTACACAAAAGCTAAAAAGGAGAAATGTTGATGTACAAGATTAAAGTCAATGGAAAATATAATCTATTGATACGCGATATTGGAATTTCGGTTTCTTACATTAACACTGATGGAGTTCTTCTTACAAAGGAAATGTTTGATGGTTCTTCAGATATTAAAAAAATGATTGATTCAAATTTGATAATCGTTGAAGAGTATTCTGAAAAACCTCAAATTAAACCTAAGAAATCAATGAAAAAAGAAGAAAAAACATTTGTTTCAGAAGGTTTAACTATTTCTACTCCAGAGGATGTTTTCGTTAGAAAGCCAGAGAATAAACCTTCTCAACTAAAAATTGAAGAAGTAACATCTAAAGAAACATTTGAAGCTAATCAAAAAAACGAAGTTGATAATCAAAAAATTGAAAATACAGTTGAAATGATTGGTGAAAAAAAAGAATCACTAAAAAAAGAAACTAAAAAAACCTTAAAAAAAGATAATTTAGTTAAAAATGATGATGCTTCAAATAAAGAAAAAAACGAATAAATAATGTTAATTTAACATCAACAAATATTAAATTAAGGAGGGTCATATTATGACAAAAAAATTAAATTGGTTAGATAAATTTGCTGAAGAGCAAATGAAAAAAATTGCTTCTTTGAAAAAGAAAGCTGAAGGTACAGAAGATGTAATTGTTAACCCAGAAGATGTTCCAGGTGCAACTGATGGTGAGACTGTTGAATATAATGGTGAAACTTTTGAAGTTATAAATGCTAATTATTCTGATGAGTTTGGACCTGGTGTTGTTTTGAGATCGGCATCAGTTTATGATGATTTAGCGGGAGACCCAATGGCAGTATCAATGGGAGTTCCTAATGGTACTGTTACTCCTGGATTAAAAAGTCAAGAATATGCTAGAAGCGAAATGAACACTACTCAACAAACATATACTTTTGATGAAGATGCTCAATGGGGTTCTTCTTCAGTTCAAGCTACAGAACAACAAATTGCTTCAGATAATGCGATTGATCGTACAACTGTTCCAGGAAAATTTACTCCATCTCAACCTCTTAATAATGTTGAACCAGTTAACGAAGTTAATTCAGTTGAAGATGTTCAACCTGAACAAGTTTCTGTTGAAGAAGTTTCAATTGAAAATGTTGATGAAGAACAAGTTCAAGATTTTGAAGAAGTTGTTGAACAAGAAACATTTGAAGATGAAAATGAAGAAACTGTTGAACAAAAGACAGATAATAGAATTATAAATAGAATGTTATCTAAAAAATAATTTATTGGAGGAAAATAACATGGATAAAAGAAAACAAGTTGTTGCTACTAATTCAAAAATTATTGGATTTTCTAATAAATTGACAAGAGCTGTTATTGCCGAGATTGAAGAAACTCTTGAAGATGCTGAAAAAGTGGTAAAAGAGTACGTTCCTGCTAGATTTGTAAATAAAACTTTAACATTAATTGAAAATGCTCTTGAAAAAGAAGGTCTTGAAGTAGCTTTTGATAAAAAGGTAACTAGACAAGCTCTTAACAAAACAGCTTCTGAAAAAGTTGAAGAATCAGAGCTAAAAGAACTTGTTAATGAAATTGTTGAAGCTGTAGTGGATGAAATCGAAGAAATTCTTGAAGATGCTGATGAAGTTATGGATGAAAAACAAAAAGAAATCGCTAGTTGCGATGAAGAAAAATTTGAAGTTGAAAGTAAATTGAAATCAATTGTTGAAAGAAAACTTCACGCAAAAGGTGTATATGTTCGTTTTTCTCGTACAGCTTCTAAAAGAAAAACAATTGTAGAGAAAATTAGAGAAGCAGCAAGAAAAAAATAATTTTATAAAAAAAGCACTCTTATAATAAGAGTGCTTTTTTTTTGTATGATAATAACGAGGTGATAGTGATGTCCAATTTTTATTTTAGAGGAGACAATATTTTTCTTTACGTTAAATTTAAAAACGATAATAATGAGTTAATAGATGTTGAGAATCCAATTGTTAAAATAAGACATGATAGAAATGGAGACATTATAGAAGACTTAATTGATTTTCAATTGGTAAGATTAAATAAGGGAGAATATTTCGCTAATTATTTAATTGACTATGATGCAGATTATTCTAATTATGAAGTTACGTATATTGGATATTTTGAGGGAAAAGAAGCAAAAGTTGTAGAGGAATTTAGAGTTATTCCTAAATCAAATATTTACGAAAACACTATAAAAATATATGGTTTTGTCAATCAATTAAGAACAGGTTATCCGTTAATAGGGGTTGATGTTGAAATAATTTCTTTAGATAACAATGATGTAGTTTTTAGTACTTATACTAAAATAGATGGAACTTGGGAAGCAAATATATATCCTGGAGAATATATAATTAAATTTAATAAATTTGGATTTATATCTCAAGAGATAACTTTTCAAATAGGCTTAGAACATAATTCTATTCAATTTGAAAATGTTTCTTTAGAATTGGAAAATTCTGTATCTAATGGAAACGGGATTTATCTTATAGAAGATAAGTATGTTACTCGAGAAGGAATGCCGATAGAGGGTTTATTGGTTAAAGCTTTTTCAATATTAAATTTAAATGAAATGGTAGGACAATGTGAAACCAATGATGAAGGAAAATGGAGTTTATTTTTAGATCCAGGTATATATTTATTAAAAGTTACTGGCAATATTTTTGATGATGAATTCGACCAAACTTTTAGACTCAAAATATCTGATGAAGGTCATTTTTCTTTTGAAAATTTAAATGATAATGTGGCAACTCTTTCTCAAGATGATTATATTGATAATGGAAATGGAAGTGTTCATATTACAGATGTTGTTATAGATAATAATGGAAATCCAATAATTGATGTTCAAGTTAATGCTTTTATAAAAGGTAACTTAAATAAAATAATAGCTCAAGATTACACTGATCCATCTGGAAGATGGAATTTATTTTTAGATCCAGGAACATATACTATTGAATATTATCATCCTGAATTTGATTCTTATATGGAAGATAGAGTGATAAATAATTAATTATTTTTTCTATTATAAGAATTATTGTTTTTATTATATTTTTAATATCATTATTTAATTATAAGGAGGTAATATTCAGAATGAATTTTTATAGAATTAAAAATAATACAAACAATCCTATTATCATAGATGATATTTTTATAAAACCTAATCATGAATCTATATTAAGTGAAGATTCTGTTTCATCTATTGATATACAATATTTCAACTCAAATATATTGGTTAATTTGGGGCCATTTCATCATCATCCTAATTCCAATTATATTACTATTGATTCAAATAAAGAAAATTTTTATATAAAGCCTCCTGGAGGTATTCCTAAAAGACATTTAGATAGAGAAGTAAATACTATCCTAAAAAAGATACAAACTCTAAAAAAAGAAAATATTACTATTGACGATTTAGATGAAGAATTAAAACGGATAATTTTGAAAATAATTGATGATAATAAACATGAAAATCCAAATAGACATCCAGGTATTCCTCATCAACCTCCTTTTCATCCTCCACATAATGGAGGACATCATGGACATCCAGAAAAACCAATTCCTCATCATCCCCCTCATCATCATGATTCTGTTCTTATAAAAGAAAGACAATTAGAACAAGCAATCATAAAAAAATTAAATGAGGGTTCTTATTCTTATAAAAAACTTTTTAAAGATAAAATTGGTTATGATGATTTAACTAATGAGTTAAAGTTTTTAATAGAACAAAAAGGTAATTCTGGTGGAATTGGTGGTAATTGGAAAGATAGTGTTTACTCTTATGAATTACTGCCTTTGGAAGATAATGAAATAGGAGATGTAAGATTAAGTTTAGATGATTTTACACTATGGGCTTGGGATGGTGACACATGGAACCCTGTTAATATAGATTCAGAAGAACATGAAGTTCCTATCCCAAACTTAAAACCAAGATATATCATAGGAGAATTTTTTGCGGAAAAAGATCAACAAATATTTAAATCAAATTCAAAATTTTATGTTGGAGATAATAGTTTGCAAGTTCAATTAAATGGCTTATTAATGATAAAAGGACAAGATTATATTGAAGTAGATAATAATACAATTTCTTTTTTATATCCTTTGGAAGAAAATGATTATGTAGTTATGTCTGTTTTAGATAGAGATAATAATTCTTCTATTGTGGTGGAAACAGTTATAGTTAAAAATAATGGTGATAGAAGAGTTAGGTTTAGTAAATCTTTTGATGATGAGCAAGAAAATTCAATGCAAGTATTTTTAAATGGAATTTCTGTTTTTAAGGGAGAAAATGAAGATTATACTATAATTGATTCTACAACCATAGAATTTAATTACGATTTAGAAGAACAAGATAAAGTTACATTGAGATTTTCTGGCACAACTATTTCTGGTAATATTAATACTAGATTTGCTCAAATGCAAAAAGTTTATCAATTGTTAGCACAACAAGTTCAAAGATTGCAAGATGTTATTGAGAGCCAAAGAAGTTAAACGTTATATTTTTTCATTTTTAATATATATTAGTAAATGTTAAGTTGAAAATTTAAAAATTCAACTTAAAATTAATAATGATTGAGAGGTGTTGATAATGGCAATTACTCGTATTCGTGGTGGTCAAATTCATGATAGAACTATCAACGGGGACAAAATTAAACAGAATGTTTTAACTAACGAACATATTGCTGAAAATGCAGCAATTCATGAATCAAAACTTGATATTAATTGGGCTTCTCATGGACAAGATATTTTAGAAACTAAAAAAGTTGTTGATTTTGTACAAGTTAATAAAACTGAAGTTTCAGGCTTAAATTCTATTAATTTAAATGATTTGAATATCTTTAATGGGAACAATCCTGCTCATGTTTTATCTGACCCACTTTCTGGAGAAGGAATTATTATTGATTCTCCTAAAAATAAAGTCGTTTTAAGAAATTCAGTTACTGGAGAACCCGTATTAAACGAAGATAATCTTGAAATATTCGGTAGAATGTTTTTTGATGAAGATGCTCAATCATTTATTGTTAATTTCTATGTAGATAATAATGGTTCAGAAGTATCAGTGACAATGCCAAATAACACCACTATCGATTGGCAATATGCTCAAAGATTTAATCTTCAAACTGTAAACGAAATGTTTGCTGCTAATGAAAAATTTGTGGAAGGTGCAGCTGATGCTACTGCACATCTTAATATTGAGCAATTAGCTAAAGATGTTTATGGTTCAAATTTTTCTTTAGATAGAGATGGAAATGGAAATCTAGCAAAATCTTTATTAGAACAACTACAAGATGAAATTTCAACAAGACAATCTGAAGATGCGAGAATTGAATCAGCTATTGAACAAGAAGCTTTAGATAGAGCAAATGCAGATACAGTTATTAGAAACGACTTTGCTTCAACTATGGTTGGTAAAGGCGCTAGTATGATTGGCGTAGAAGATGCTGATGGTCATTTTGATTCTGAAAATTTAGAAGGAGTTTTGAAAGAACTAGCTGAACAAATTGATGCTGTAAGTGGTCTTGAACCAACAGAAATCGTAAATGCTAGAAAATCAACATCCCTTACTGGTACAGAAGTAGTTTATGATACTCTTGATGAACGTTTAGAAGCATCTGAAGCTGTTGTTAAATCGTTAAATGATATTTTAACTGAAGCTTTATCTGATGGTTCTGTTACTCCAGTTGTTTATAACAGCTTAAAAGAACGTTTAGATGCTATAGATTCTGCTATCGCTCAAGAAAAATTTAATAGAGAATCTCAATTAGAACAACTAACTGAAGAGTTAGAGAATGCAAGAGGAAGTAAATCTTCTCTAGATGAAAGATTAGATGTATCATTAAATGAAGATGGTACACTTAAAGTATCAAACAAAATTCATCAACATAAAAAATATGTATTCCAAGCGACTCAAAACACTAATGTTATTGATATGCCAGCTGGAGAAACATATAAAGTTGGTGATGGTTCTGTGAGTGTTTATGTTAATGGTTTGTTACAAGCTAATGGAATTAACTTTAATGAAGTTCCTGGTGGAGCATCTATTGATTTTGGTGCAGATCAAATTTTAGCTGGTGACATCGTAGTTATTGAATATATTGTTTATGAACAATAATTATTTGATTTTAGTAAAAAGAGAGAACCTTATGGCTCTCTTTTTTACTCTATTAAACAAGCAAAATAGAAATATTTTATTGATTTAAGTAATAAAACATTACATAAGACTTATTTTTAAATTGTAACGATAATTAACAATTTTATAAAGGTGGGCTTTATATGTCGGAAAAAGAGAGATATTGTGGATATAAACAAGTTACTGATGAAGAGTTAGCTAAATACTTTGAAGGAAAAGTTGATGGACTAATACAAAACCAATATTTATACATTGATAAAGAAGGACCAATATATTACTTTAATGGAAATGAAATTAAAGAAGCCTATCTAGAAAAACCAAAGTCAAAAAAAGATGTTTTTATCCCTAAAAATTTTGAACAAAAAATGGCTTTTCATTTAATGGAAAATAGAAATGTTCCTATTAAAGTTTTAATAGGAGTTGCTGGAGCGGGAAAAACAAAATTAGGTTTAAATTTTGGTTTAAGAGCATTAGATTCTGGAGAAGTGAAAAAATTGTTTATCGTAAGACAACCATCCCCTGTTGGAGAAGAAATAGGATTTTTGAAGGGAACCAAAGAGGAAAAATTATCGGCATGGTTTAACCCGATTTTTGATAATCTCGATGATTCTTGGTCTATTCAAGAAAGGATAGCTAGAAAAGACATTGAATTTGAAGCACCTGCGTTCATGCAGGGAAGAGATTTACAAGAAACATTTGTTCTTGTTGATGAAGCACAATTATTAACTGTTGAACAAGTAAAAATGTTAGGTTCTCGTATTGGTGAAGGAAGTACTATAGTGTTTGCTGGAGATTATGATCAAATTTTTAATAAAAAATACGCTGGAGATAAAAATGGTTTATTGAAATTAGTGGAAACATTTGCAGGAATTCCTGAATTCGGAGTTGTTCATATGACACAATCTGTAAGAGGTAGAGTTGCTGAGTTGTTTGCTACAAAAATGTAAATATAAAAAGGGGAGAGAATTTTCTCCCCCTTTATTTTTTTAAATATAAAAAGTAAGTAATAAAAATAAAAATTAACAATATAATGTTAGTAAGTTATATTTTAAAGCATAGGAGATGTAATATGATAATAAAAAATATATCTAATGCTAATATTGTAATAGAAGGTAAAGTGTTAGTTCCAAATGAAATATTAGAAGTAGATAAAATAGATATGAAAAAATACAAAAAATTTTTTGAATCAAATATTCTTAAACAAGAAATAGAAAATGTTGTTGTTGACAATAAAGAATTTAATTTTAATGATTTAAAAAATGAAATTATTTCATCTTTATTTAAATTGTATTTAAATGAAAATTTAGATTCTTCAAATTTAGAATTATTAAAATGGTTTTATAAAAATGTAAGTATTACTTCCAATATTGATTCTAAAATATTAAATTTAATAGATGATATTGAATCATCGGAAGAATTAATAGAAGTTTTACTTAATCATATATATCCTTCATTACTTGAAAATCACTTCAAAATAAAGTAATAGATATTTTAATTAAGAATATATAGATTTTGGAGGTGATAATAGTGGCTGTTATTTTGAATCCAATTAACTCTAAAGTCTTAACTGCTTCTAGTAAACGAGAAAAAGAATTAATATATCATTTGAGAGTTATGCTAAAAGATTTACCAGATGATACAATAAGATCTTTGGGGACTTTAGTTGAAGAGCAACGTGGAGAAAGATGGTCAGATATGCAATTGTTAGTTTATTTAAATCAAGCAATTGCTGATATTAACGCTGAACCAGCACATACTTCATATACTCTTGATAATTTTCCAGAAGCATGGAAAGCTTGTGTTATTAATGGAGCGATGATATTTTCTTTAGTAGCAGAAGGTGTTCTGCAAGTAGGTGAACAATTTAGTTATAGTGATAACGGCATATCACTATCTATCAATTTAGCTCAAGGTTACCAATCGATGGCTCAAATGCTTTTAGCTGGGTATACTCAACTAAAGAAAGATATAAAACGAGCTATGAGACCTCAAGCAGCAAGTATTAAATCTAGTCCAGCACCTGTACGTATCCGTTCGTATGCACCAAGGCAATGGACGTATCGTTAAAAGAGCCATTTGGCTCTTTTATTTTTATTTCTTTGTTGTTTATTTTCAAAAAAGGCTTTTACATATAGTACGTTTAATAAAATAGCAAATAAAACAAATCTTATAGTTAAAAAATTATTATATAAGAATGATGATTAATTTTTGTTTAACGGACTTTTTAATAAAAAAAGATTGTAAATATGAAGTTTTAAGTGTGTAATGTGATTATATTTGAAAAAGTAATATATAAAAGTATTTTGAGTTAAATTTAAAATATATTAAATAATAGATTGTTCTAGAAATATTTATAATGTAATACTTTTTAAAATATAATGTTTTAATAATTAAAAATTAATTTAATAAAAATAATAAAATTTAATGAAGTTTTTCTCAAATGCAATGGAGAGTATTGATTTGAGATGTTGTTATAATTTTTTTTATTAATTATTTTAGTAATGAAAAATAATTAGAGGTGAAAAACATGTCTAAGATAATAAAGTTTATAGGTTTTAACTCAGATGTTAAAAATGAATCTTTAAGACTTACGATGTATAATTACAATAAGGGTGTTTCTTTTTTAAATTTAACAGAAGGGCAAGAAATTTCTATCTCAAATGCACATTATTATTCTTTACCTAAAAAATTGTTTGATGATGGAATTTTAATTTTAGTTAAAGATAATGATTTTAACCATATTGATAATTCTATTATTGAAATTAATAGAAGATTAGATAATATTGAGTCAAACAAGGAAGAAAATAATCATCAAGCTTCTAATATAACTTTCAATAATTCTTTTACGTTATTATCCTCAAATAATGTACAAGATGTAATAGTCGAACTTGATAATAAGAACAAAACACAAGATTATTATATTAATAATATACAAAATAACCAATATAAAGTTAAATTTAATGAACATGATTTATCACCAGATTATTTAATGAATAAGATTGATAATGTTACTCTTAATGTTGTAGCTAACAAAATAGTTGCTAAAACGCTTGATGGACTTATAACGACTATTTGAGAATTAAATTATATTAGGTGGAACAACGGGTAATTTACAAGAACAAATTAATGCTATTTCTGGTGGAATGAGATGGAAAGGATAAAATGAAATAATATAATTAACTTAATTTGAAAATTTTATATCTACAGATAAATAAAAATATAATTTAGCGATGCATTAATGAACGTATTAAAGAAATGGAAAATTCAATTGTTTTGCTGTATAAATTTTTATACAAACAAAAATATTTTATTTATTTAAACTTACTTATTTTATAAAGTGAGTTGATATAAATGCTAGAAGTTTGGACAGATGGTGCAATGAGACCTATAAAGATAAAAGCTAAAAAACACGAATCTTTTGGACATTCATCGATAGGAATAATTATTAAAAAAAATGGAGAAGTTATTAAAAAAATTTCCGATTATGTTGGTATTTTAGATAATAATCAAGCAGAATATAAAGCTTTTATTGAAGCGTTAAAAATAGTTTTGGAAATGGAAGAAAACGAAGTGATTTTTTATACAGATTCAAATTTATTAGAAAAACAAATGAATAATAAATATGGGTCTTATTCTGAAAAAATAAATCCTTACTATTTAGAAGCTAAAAAGTTTTTATATATGATTCCTAATTATAAAATTGTGTTAATTCCAAGGGGAGCAAATAGAGAAACAGATGCTTTAACAAAAAAAGTATTAAATGATATGAATCTTTAATGAAGATTAAACTATTATCTAATTATAAAATTTTTTTATTATATTAATGAGGTGAATTTATGAAAAGATTAATGAAAGTAAGTAATATTAAATTAAATGAATTTGATGAAGCTGATATTAAATTGGATAGATGTCCAATTTGTAAAGCAGAACCATTGGAAAGAAGTAATGGATTTAAAATGTGCAGATCATGCGGTAGTTTGTTTAAAATTTTTGATGGCGAAGCTTATCTAGTTCAATAAAGGAAGGTGATAAATATGAAAATAACACCACCAAGAGTTACAGTTTATTCAAGAATAATTGATAATATTACTGGAGAACAAATTGAAGGTTATAAGTTGGTAAACAGAAAGTCTAATTTCCATTTTGGAAGAATAAACGGTATATCTGGAGGAGAATCCAGTGTAATTATTGAATTTGATATATGGAATAACGAACCTGCTATCATGGCTGGAATGGGCACTCATGGTGTACAAGATGCAACAGAATGTAAATTTACAGCTTGGGATAATAATTCTTTAACTAGTTCTAAAAATATAGAAGATCATTCTTCATTTGTACCTTATGTTCACGCTAGAAGTGTTACACAATTTCAAGATGATTTTCAACCTATTGGAGGTACAAGATATTTACCTTCTGAAAAAATATACAATTCTGTTTCTAATATTCCGGGGTTCATTTCTGGACAACCTGGTGGAGATCATACAAAAATACAAACAAAAATAGTTTTACCTATTAATCAAAAACCAGAACACAAAAATTTTGTATTTGAATTTAGTTTTAATTATATGTAGGGTGTTATTATGAAATGGTGTGTTGAATACATTAACGGAATATATATAGACGAAGAAACAACTAGCTTTAATAATATAGATAAAAAAAATATTAAACTTATTTATTTTTTAAATGATAATAATGCTTATGGGTTTGATTTGATTAATAGGACATTTTTTGTTAATAATAAAATATTTGATTTTAAGATAAAAGGAGAAATAGTTGATATTTATCAATTTAAATCAGCTAAATTAAATATAAATAATAATTCATGTACTATTAACTCTTGGAATCTATGTGTTAAAGTTGTAGATGATGATTATCGTTTAAAATATATAATGTCTATTGGAGAAAAAATCGAAGTTTATGCTTCTAGGGTTGAAATTAAATCTGGAAAGGTAGATGATAAAATAATTTACCTTCAATAAGGTGATGATATATGAAAAAAGATAATTTGTTAATAAGTTCTAGTTTTGAAATTACTGGAAATATTTATAGTAGAACTTTTAATGCTGGATTTAATATTGTCAACGAACCAATTAACCCTGTAATTATTAAAGAGGGCGAAAAAACTAGTGCATTAAATGGAACTATCACAAAACACACTGGTTTTTTTTATGATATTGTTCCAAACGCTAAAGTTGTTGCATTTAAAAAAGGTATAGTTTATGATTATACTTTTACTGACGAAAACGGGTTTTATTTTCTTTATTTAGAAAATGGAGTATATGATATAAGAATTGAAGGTCAAACATATAATAGAACTATAAGAGATTATAAAGTGATTGATGGAATAAAAGAATATAGAACAAATATTGTGAACGGTCAAATTAAAAAGAGAATATATGATTCAATAGAATTTGCTAATTACGATGAAAACGGATTTTATCTTATTGATAATGGCGAAAGATTAATTAATGGAATAATACTTGATGAACATAATAAACCTTTTGAAGGAGCAGAAATTGTTGTAGCTAAAGTTGATGAAATTAATAATAATAGAGAGATAGTTGCTTTTGTAAAGACAAATAAGAATGGTGAATATAGATTCAAACTTTCCAGAGAAAATTATGATATTATTATTAGATCGCCTAAACACAACGCTAAAATAGTTAGAAATTATTTATTTGATCCCGATAAAGGGTTTATGGAACAAGTTATTAAAAATAGTTTAATGTTTAGAAAAGGTGGTGAATGGTTATGGACTTCCAAATAAATCCTAGAAAATTACCAACTCCTAGTAATATAATCGTATCCACCACTCAAACAATAGGAAAATTATTGATAACTTGGGATAGAGTTAAAAATCCGGATGAATCAATAATTTTAAATAATCAATATCCTGGTTTAATAAAAGAGGTTGGTTATAATGTTTATAGGGGAAACTCATTAAATGGTATTTTTTATAAACTTAATCAAAAACCTATAAAAACAAATAGATATGAAGATAATTCAGTTAGTAGAAATCCAAATGCTCAATATTTTTATAAGGTTTCTACAGTTTCTATTTTTAATGATAATATTACAACTGTTGAAAGTCAATTGTCTCAAGCAGTAATGTTTCATATTCCAACTACGAATAAATGGTTTAAAAAAATAAATGAAAGAAATGCTTGGATATTGAAAAATACAGGAGTATTAATGGATTTATATAGAAGAAAAATTGAAGGAGAACGTTGTAGAGTTTGCTGGGACGAAAATAGAGAACAAGGTGACCCAGATTGTACTAATTGTTTTGGAACTGGATTTGATGAAGGATATGAACCAATGATGCAAATATATGTTAGAGAAAAACCAGCTACTAATTCTTTAGAATTAACTCCTCAAGGTTATGTTTTAAACAATACTCCTGGAGCTTGGACAATAACTACAATTCCATTAAATAATAGAGATTTACTATTTAACCCACAAGGAGAACTATTATCTGTTGTCAGTTCTACAGTTAATCATGCAGCAGGATATTTATTTCATCAAGAATTACAATTAAAACAACTTGATCCAACTGACCAAAGATATAATATTAAACGAAAAACTCTTTATCCTAATATTTAATGTTTTTTGTTAAAAATCTCTTTTGTATTTGATAATATATAAAAATAAATTATAAAGGAGATAATAATATGGAAAGAAAATTTAAAATCACTTTGGATAATTTTAGTGGTAAGCGTATTGACGGTATTATTACGAATCAACCGATAGAATTTACAGAACAATATATGGAAGTTATTGCTGAATCTATTCTTCAAGTGTTATATAATCTTGGAGTGAATTCAAATGTTGATTTGAATTATGATTTAAGGATTGAAAATGGTACAAGTTATTTTGTACATGGAACAGATGTTATGGTAGTTCCTCAAAATGCAGAATCATACAACAGAAGAATTAGGAATAACCCAAATATTATTAAAAAATAGCCTGAAAGGCTATTTTTTTTGCAATTAGTTGTTTATTTTTTTATTAATTTGTATTATAATATTATCAAATTAATAATATTAATTTAATAAATAATGAGGTAGATATAATGAATAAAAAAGATGATTTGATTAATGGAGTTAATAGTTATTTTGAAAAAGTTTCCAAAGAACAATTCTTACAAGATTTAATAGAAACAAATTCTATTGATATGGTTGAAGATATTGAAGAAAATGAAACAAATTATACATCAAGTAAATATGTAACTCCCGATGGAGTTCCAGCAGATAATGTTATATTCACAATTACTTCTGAAAAAAAATCCAATAATACTTTACCTAAAATGGAATTAAAGGTGCTTTTAATTAAAAGAAAAAAATGGCCTTATGCTGGAAGTTGGGCATTACCAGGAGGATTTTCAAATCCTTATGAATCTCTTTTAGAAACTGCAAAAAGAGAATTATTTGAAGAAACAAATATTAAAAATATTAAAGTTAATCATTTGGATGTTTATTCAAAACCAAAAAGAGATCCAAGAGGATGGATAATTTCATCGGCATACTATGCTTTGATAAATGAAAAATATTTAGAGCATAGAAAAGCTAGTGATGATGCGATTGATGAAAAGTTATTTTCAATTAATGAGGTATTTGAAATGATTAAAGGCGATGAAAATGGAGATTATGATTTAAACTCAAATACTTTGGCTTTTGATCATTTAGAGATCATTCAAGATGCATATAAAGAAATTCAAAGAGAAATGCTACAAACTGATATTGCTAAAGAATTTCTTCCGGAAACATTTACTATATCTGAGTTATTTCAAGTTGTGTCAACAGTAGTTCCTATCTTAAATGAAATTTATCCAAAAGAACAAATAGGTAATTTCAAAAGAAAAGTAATTAATAGAGGTTTGATAGAAAAAGTTGATGTTTTTACAAGCAGAAATTCAAGACGACCAGCCGCCCTTTATAAATTTAAAGAGATGCCAATATTATCTCATTATATATAAAAAAGGAGATATAAGATATGAAATCTACTTCAAAGAATTTAAGCAAAGATAAAAAGTATAGTTTTGCTAATATTAATTTAATTGGAAGATGTAATGAAGGTTGTTATTTTTGTTTAGGTAAAGATATTGAAAGTGAATTATCTAAATAAAATCAAATAAAGGTACATTTCAAAGAATGGAATAAATCTAGATAAATACTTACGAATTTGTGAATCTTATAGAGTAGAAAAAATATATCTTACTGATGAAAACGCTGATCCTCTTATTTATAAGTATCTTCAAGAACTAATTAATTATGTTCAAGATAAAGGTTTTAATGTTAGTATAAGAAATAACGTGTATTTAGCTATTAAAAATATTGATATTATTAATAGTTGTAAAGATGAAATTGGATATTCTGTAAATGCTATAACTTCAGAAACTCAACAATTAGTAATGGATAATAAATTTATTCCACCTTGAAAACAAATTACATCTTAAACAAATAATTCAAGAACATCTATTATTGTTAGTATATATAATAAACATGAATTTTTTGATATTGTTAAATTTTTATCTCAATTTAATAATATAAAGTGCATTCAAGCTAGATGCGTTGTCAGTGAAACAAAAAATAACCAAATGGTACCTGACCAGGAAGTATTTGATGAACTTCATCAATACGTTTCTGAAAATTATAAATTAGTAGATACTTTTCATGGCACAGAATTTTATGAAATTTTCGGTAAAAATGTGAGTTTCTGGAAAAATTGGAATACAAATATTAATAGCTTGAATTATTTTTCAGATGGAACAATTTCAGAAAGTTACTTTATTATTAACAGATATTTAAATAATAAGAATAGAAAAGAGGAGTTTTTATGAGTTATAAAGAAGAATTAACTATTCCATCATTTGTTTGTATAATATTTTTCGTTGTTGTTTTTTTTTGCTAAACCTCTAGAAGAAGAACCGAAATTAATAGATAATAATGAATATAATTTTAATGAAGAATTTGTAACATTTAAAGAATATAAAGATAGTCTTAAAGAAATTAAACTTCAATTATCTACCGGGTGTCTTTATGTTGATACGAATAAATCTCTTAGTCCTTTAGTAACACCAGAAGGAAACGATTGTTCTCAAACATATATTGAACAATATGAAAAAAGAATTTTACAAAATTAATAAATTTTGATGTAATAAAATTATAAAATATAAGGAGATGAAATAAATGTACAGTGAATTAACACTTCATACTGATAAATATCAAATTAATATGATGTATGCTCATTGGATAAACAATACTCATAATAAAAAGAGAGTTTTTGAAGCATATATCAGAAAAATTCCATTTAATAATGGATTTGCTGTATTTGCTGGATTAGAAAGAATTGTTCAATATATTAATAGTTTAAAATTCGCAGAAGAGGATATTGAATATCTTAGAGAACAAGAAGAAAATTATGATGAAAGATTTTTGGACGAATTAAGAAGATTTAAATTTACTGGAAATATTAGTGCTGTTAAAGAAGGGACTTTAATTTTTGCTAATACCCCTCTTATTAGAGTAGAAAGTAGAGTTTTTGAAGCTCAATTAATTGAAACAGCTATTTTGAATTTCCTGAATTATCAAACTCTTATAGCTACTAAAGCAGCCAGAATTAAACAAATAGCTAAAGATGATGTATTACTTGAATTTGGAACTCGCAGAGCTCAAGAAGCTGATGCAGCTATTTGGGGAGCTAGAGCTGCATATATTGCTGGATTTGATGCTACAAGTAATATGAGAGCAGGAAAATTGTTTAAAATTCCAACAAAAGGTACTCATGCTCATGCTTGGATTCAAGATCATGAAACTGAATTAGACGCATTTATGGCTTATGCAAAAGCACAGCCTAAAAATACTGTTTTACTTGTTGATACTTACGACACTCTTAAAAGCGGAGTTCCTAATGCTATTAAAGTTGGTAAATGGTTAGAAGAACAAGGAGAACAATTAAAAGGAATTAGATTAGATAGCGGAGATTTAGCATATTTATCTATTGAAGCTCGTAAAATGTTAGATGAGGCAGGTCTTCATTATGTTAAAATTGTTGCATCTAATGATTTAGATGAAGATACAATTATGAATTTAAAACTTCAAGGTGCTAAAATTGATACTTGGGGTATTGGAACAAAACTTATTACTTCTTTTCAACAACCGGCTTTAGGTGGAGTTTATAAAGTTGTTGCTAAAGAAGAAAATGGAGAATGGATTCCTACTATTAAAATTAGTGGAAATCCAGAAAAAATAACGACTCCTGGATATAAAAAAGTTTATAGAATTATTAATAAAAACACTGGTAAAGCTGAAGCAGATTATATTACTTTAATTGATGAAACACCAGAAAAAGAAGAAAGATTAAAACTTTTTGATCCGGTTCACACTTGGATTCATAAATTTGTTACTAATTTTGAAGCTATTGAATTATTAACTCCAATATTTATTAATGGAGAACAAGTATTTGAATTACCAACTGTAGATGAAATTAAAACTTATCATAAACAACAATTAGAATTATTTTGGCCAGAATATCTTAGAACTTTAAATCCAGAAGTTTATCCAGTTGATTTAAGTCAAAAAACTTATGATATGAAAATGAATTTATTACAAAATAAATTAAATGAGGTGAAAAAATGAGTATAAAAAATGATGTTTTACGTGTTTTAGAAAATAAAGTTTCATCTGATTTGGAATTAAAAATTGGTGTTTACGGTTCATCTTTTGATCCAGTTACTAATGCTCATTTATGGACAGCAGCTGCTGTGATGAACAGAAAAAAATTAGACATCATAATTTTATTACCTTCAAATAGTAAACTAAGACCAGATGGTAAAAAAGCAAAAACCGAAGATAATCATAGAATAGAAATGCTAAAATTAGCAATTGAAAATAATGATAATTTTGTAATAAGTGATTATGAAATTAAAAAAGATTTTGGATACGTTACAACATATGATACAATGACTCATTTTAAATCTTTATTTCCAAAATCTAAATTATATTTCATTATGGGAGCAGATTTATTACTTGAATTATCAGAATGGCATGATGGAAAAGAATTAATTGAAAATTTTAATTTTATTGTTATGGCTAGAGATAATATTGACATGTTAAAAGCTATTTCAAAAGACCCAATTTTAAGAAATAATGATGTTGAAGGAAAATTTAATTTAATAGATAAAGGTTTATCTTTAGAAGTTTCATCCACTTTTATTAGAGATGAATTAGCTAGAGGCGGAGAACCAAGATATTTATTACCAGAAAATTGTTATCAATATATGAAACAACATAAATTGTATACAGACCCTTTAAAAAATAGATTTGGAGTGAGATAAAATGAATAATGATAATATTAGAAATTTAATAAGAACTGCATTAAACGTCAAATCTGAAATCAATCCAGAGTATGAATTTAATTTTAGAGTTAATTTTGTTGAGAAAAAATTAATTGAAAGTGGATTGAAAAAAGTTATATTAGGTATTTCTGGAGGACAAGATTCTACTTTAGCTGGAAAAATATGCCAAACAGCAATTGATAATCTTAATAGAAAATTCAAAACAAATGAATATGAATTTGTCGCTGTTAGACTTCCTTATGGAGAGCAAAAAGATGAAAAAGATGCTCAATTAGCACTATCGTTTATTAAACCAACTAAAATTCTTACATTTAATATTAAGTCTGCGGTTGATGCAATGGCTGAAGAATTTTATAATACTATTGGTAAAAAACCAAGAGATTTTGATAAAGGTAATGTTAAGGCCAGAATTAGAATGGTTGCACAATATTTTTTAGAAGCTGAAGATGGAGCTTTAGTTATAGGTACAGATCATGCTGCTGAAGTTGTTACTGGATTTTATACTAAATTTGGAGATGGAGCTGCAGATGTATTACCTCTTTCTGGTTTAACTAAAAGACAAGGAAAAGAAATTTTAAAGTATCTTAATGCACCAGAACAATTATATTTAAAAACTCCAACAGCTGACTTATTGGATGAAAACGTTGCTCAGCCAGATGAAACAGAATTAGGAATTACTTACGAACAAATAGATGATTATTTGGAAGGAAAACTTATAAATAAAGAAGTTGCTGAAAAAATAGAAAAACGATATTTAATTACTCAGCATAAAAGAGATTTACCATATACTCCATTTGATTAAAAGAAATCTTTAAAGGTTTCTTCTTTTTATTATTTATATTTTTAACAAAACATGATATAATATAAATATAAATAAATAAGGAGATGAAAAAAATGTATATTACTTTTTTAGGAGTAGGGGATGCTTTTTCAATTGAACAACGTCATACAAGCGCTTTAATAAATTTTAATGATTTCTCTACAAATTTATGTATAGATTTTCCAGCTACAAATAGATATTCCTTGAGAGACATTGGAAAAGATTTAGGTAATATTAAAAATATTTTTATTACTCATCTACATGAAGATCACGTGAATGGAATTCAACAGTTAGCATATTTTAATGAAATTACAAAATCTGCAAAACCAAGTTTATTTATACCTGAGAAGCTTGAGAATGGTCTGAGAGATATTTTAAAAGAAGGATTATATAAAACATCATATGGAGAAAAAAAATTAGAAGATTATTTTGATGTGAATATTGTGAAAGACCATTTTATTTTAAATAATAAAAAATTTAAAATTATTCAAACAAATCATGTCCCCAATATGTTTAGTTATGGTTTATTAGGAGAAAATTTTTATTATAGTGGCGATTCAAATATTGATGTTGATTTTATTAATAGTATTAAAGATAAAGTAGATTATATATTTCATGATTGTCATTTATGGGATTTGGAAATTAAATCTCATGCATCTTTAGAAGATATTAAAAAATTAGACTCTGATATAATGAATAAGATTTATTTAATGCATTATCATGATGGTTATAGTGATGAATCTATAAAAAGGAATTTTGAAAAAAGAGAAAACATTAAATTAGTTAGACAATTAAAAATATATAGATTATAAAACTCCATTTGGAGTTTTTTTTTTGCCTTTTTCACTAAATTATTATTCTTTTAACGTATTATATTTTATTCTCAAAGTTTTATTCATGATATAAAAATATTTACAAAAGTAGTGTGCTTTTATTTTTAATTACGGGGGTGGTGAAATTGAGATCTTCAGCTATAAAACACACTAAAGATATAATTATTAAATATCTTAAAGCATATTTAAGAAATTATAATAATTATAAACATTATTGTAATAAAGATTATAGCAACGTAAATGTGTATGACAAAGAACCTAATGATTTAAGAAGCTTCCCAACTATTATAATTTCTGGTAGTGGAGGTCAAGTTGTCGCTGGAGGTTTATCAGATATAGTTCAAGAAATAAGACACCCAAAAAGTAATGAATTAATAGGCTATAGATATGGAGGAATGTATGATTTTAACATTTCTATAGATATTGGTACTAGAAGCACTTTAGACAGAGAAATATTAACAGATTTGGTTACTATGGCATTGCGATTTCAATTAAAAAGATATATGGAAAGAGAAGGTATATTAGTAAAGGATATGAGATATGGAAGTGAAACTGAAATACAATATGATTCAGATAAACTTTATATATCAAATATTCAATTATCAACTTTCTCAGAATGGTATCAAGATATTAATCTATTGCCATTGGAAGATCTTAATGTTGAAGTCAAAATGAAAAATAATAATAAAAAATAAATTATTTTGTATTAAATAAGTGATAACATATTAAGGAGGTAGATTTTAAATGGCATACAAATCCCCTGGTGCATATGCGCGTTTTGTCAAAACAGCTAGTCCTGTGAGTTCTATTGGTTCAACTAGAGTAATGGCTATTGTAGGAACTGGAACTAATTTTTATGATGTTGTTAATGAAGGAGTTAGTAGAACTCCTGGTTCAACTGTTGATACTTTAGCTAACAGTAATATATTTGATATTGACTCTTTAACATCTAAACCTTTATACGCTGGTTCAGTGGTTACTGGTTCAAAAGTTTATAAAGAAGGTATTGATTTTGAAGTTAAAGAAGGTAAATATATTGCTTGGAAAATTAAAAATGATCCTAACAGTGCTCCTTCTCTAATTAAATCTATTGGCTCAACTAGTGGTTCAGCAAAATTTGAAGAATATGTAACTGCTGTCATTGATGGTAATAGAGATTATTTAGTTAAAAATGGTAAGTATAGAGTTGAAATTTCTTATGTTCACGCTGATATGGGAGCTTATAGAGTAGTTGATGAAAACACTCAAGAAGTTTTAGGTGAATTTGGTATTTCAAATAGTTCTGTTGATGTTATACCTGGAGTTAAATTGACTGTATCAGAAACTTTTGTTCCTAAAATGGAAGGAGTAACTCCGACTCCTGTGTTAGATCCGGATGGTGAAATTGTTTCAGATACAACCGTTGGTGATTTTGTAATTATTGAAACATTTGCTGGAGAAATTGTAGATGAAAAAGACATGGATAACCCAAATGTTCCTGGAGCTCCAGCTGATGGAGAAACTTACTATGTTTCTTACACATATAAAAAACCTGAATCTGAATTTATTCCAAAAGTTTTTTATAGTTATGATGAAGTTGTAGCTGAATATGGTAACTATGATGTTACTGCTACTGGTAAAGTTATTAACTCCTTAGCATTGGGTGCTGAAATAGCTTTCTTAAACGGAGTTGTTCCATTAGTTTGCGTTCAAGCTAGAAATGACAGTGACTATGAAATGAAAGCTGCTATTGATAAACTAGAAAGACCTATTGTTGGTATTTCTAATTTCTCTACAGTTGTACCTTTAACTTCATCTAAAAGTGTAGCAGATCACTTATTATCTCATGTTTCCAATATGTCTCTTCCAATTAATGGTAAAGAAAGAGTAGGATATATGTCTGCTTTTGATGGAGAATCGGTTCAAGTTTCCATTAATACTGCAAAAATGTTAAAAAATGAAAGAATAGTATATGTTGTTCCAGGTAGTGCTACTAAAGATATTAAAGATTTACGTACTGGTAAAATCAATACTAGAAAAGTACCTGGATATATGTTGGCAGTAGCTGTGGCTTCATTAGGCCTTAAAAATGATCCAGCGGAACCATTAACAAATAAATCAATTGTTGGATTCAAAGATTTAGGAACATTATATACTGAAAGTGAAATGAACTTAATGGCAGAATCTGGATGTTTAGTATTAAAACAAAATGGTTCAACCATTAAAGTTAGACATGGTATTACTACTTCTAATGAAAGTACTGAATCTTCTGAAATAACTCTAGTTCAAATTAAGGACTATGTTATTGAGGCAGCTAGAAATACTTTAGGTGAATCATACATTGGTAATAAATTGAAACCAGCTATAGTTTCAGAAGTTGAATCTTCGCTTGTAAACATGCTTAATCAATTACAAGGACAAGAGATTATTTTGGGATATGGAGGAGTTAGCGTAAAACGTTCAACATTGAATCCAACTCAAATAGATGTAAAATTTGAAATTGAGGCAGTTTATCCATTGAACTATATCGATATTTCATTCTCATTCTCTGGAGTAAACTAAGAGATATTAATCTCTTAGTTTCTCTTTATAAAATTTTAATGGTGAGGTGAGTTAAATGGCTCAAATACCTGGAACTAATGCTTATGATTCCGCTTCTAATAAGTATTTGAATACTCATAGAGCTTCTGGAATGCCAGAAGTTGGTGATAATGGTGCAGCGTTAGCTGTAACTTCTACTAACATATCTATTTATTCTAATAATATGAGAGTAGGATTTATACAATCAGTATCACCTTCAGAATCTCGTAATATTGTCAAAATTCAAGAATTAGGAACTGAAGGAATTATTCAATCTGTACCTTCAAATACTAATGGTGGTCAATTATCTGTTTCAAGAATAGCTGTTTATAACGGAAATTTATTTTCAGCTTTAGGTCTTACTCGTACTGGTGGATTTGTTGGCAAAAAAGATTCAGACACTTCAAATAGTAGTTCGATTCAAGACCCAACTTATAGAACTTTTGGAAATCCATTTAAAACGTTAAAAGATCAAAGAGTTCCTCTTGAAATACAAGTTAAAATTAAACAACCATCAAAAAATAAAGAAGCATGGTTAGTTCATACTTATATTGATTGTTGGTTATCTTCTTATAGTAAATCAATAGCTTCAGGTACTATTACTGTATCAGAACAAGCTACTATTCAATATAGTGATGTTTTAACATCATATATTTCAAATTAATCGGAGGTGAGACAATATGGCATACTTTGGTAATGATAATCAAAATACTTTAGTTAATACTCACCGCGCTAATGGTATTGAAAATCCAGCAGCAGTAAATGATTTCAATACAACTTCTGGTTCAACTTATGGATTGGCAGAAACTTCAACCAACATATTTATTTATGCTAATGGTGGAATTGTTGGGATGATTCAATCATTTTCAGTGTCTGAATCTCGTAACATCAACAAACTTCAAGCTATTGGGTATGAAGGTGTTGTTCAAGCTGTTCCATCAAATACTAATGGTGGTCAATTAACGGTCTCAAGAATAGCTTTATATGAATCTAATTTATTTAGAGCATTTGGTATGACTAGTAATGGAGTACCGGGAAGTGCTTTAGGTAAGAAAGTTCACACAACTGGATATACAGATGTTCATACTAAAAGTGATGATGGCCCTAAATGGGGAGGCAACTCAGGATATGTATATAGAACATTAAGAGACCAAAGAGTACCATTTGAGGTTGTAGTTAAAACTCGTATGGCTGGTTCAGAAGAAAAATATTACGAAGAAAGATATGTTGATTGTTGGCTATCTTCTTATAGTACTTCTTATACTGTTTCATCTATTACAGTTGTTGAAAATGGAACCATATCTTATGGTGACGTTTACTAATAAAAAGCTCTCTTAAAAGAGAGCTTTTTTATTTTTTATATAATAAAGATTAATGTTTGTTCTATTAATTATTAGAATAAACATTATTTTGTGTAAAGGGGAAATATAAATGAGAGATATTTTTAATGATTTAGTGTTTTTAGGAAGAATTGAGAAAGAAGTTAAACTGTTTGGTAAAAAATGGACTTTATCAACATTAACTGCAGAACAACAAGTTGAAGCTACAGCTGCTACCAGTGATTTAGAAGCTATAGCTAGAGTTAACGCATTAAAAATTCAAATCCTATCTAAATCACTTAAAAAAATTAATGATATTGAATTTATTGATGAAAGAGAAGCGTTGGAAGTCGTTAGTGGCCTTCAATTACCTGTAGTAAATGCTCTTTTTACTGAATATGAAAGTGTTCAAAGAGAACAAGACGAAAAATTAAAAGATTTAGATGAATTAAAAAACTAACAAAAGACCCGTTAAATAGAATAAAATGGAAGGTAATGAAAACTTTTGGGTTATTACCGATTGATGAAAGAGTTTCCAAAATGAGTTTTATTCAATGGATGTGGTGTTATTATCATATCGTTGAAGATGAAATAGAAGAACAAGATACATTAAAAATTCATTTGGACCGTCTAGCTTATATTAATAACCCAGAAGTTGCTATAAAAGTTTTCGAAGAAGAAAATTTATTAAAAACAAAAAACAATAAGACTAACGGGTCATCAAAATATAAGGCTAGAAATCTCATTGAAGATGATAGCTTTGAACTTGAAATGAAAGCTGCACAATTAGGATATGATCCTAGTAGCGGTTTAACTCCTCAAGAATATTTGAGAAATTTAGAAACAAAACAAACAAAAGATAACGATATTTTAAACGATTCCTTTGATAGTTTATTGGAAAGTGGAGAATTTTACGAGGTTCCTGATACAGCCAGAGGAGCTGGGAATCCAAATGAGAGTGAAGAAGAATTCTTAGATAGAGCTTTCGCAATGTTACAAAAAATAGAGCAAGAAGAAATTCAACAAAATAATCAGCAAGAATCAAAAGAATCTTCTGATGAAGATAATAGAACTGAAGAAGAAAAAATAAGAAAATATTTAGAAGAAAACGGAATGACTGAAGATGATTTAGATATTATTGAGTTTTCCGATGATATAGAATAAAAGGCGGTGAATAGTATTGGCTTTTACTGGAAAAAATGGCGGTTCTGATGGAAATAATGTAAATGAAATGTTAAAAAATTCTAGCACTTTAGAGCAAAGAATTGTAAAAATATCTGATTCTATAGAACAATTAAATAAACAATTATCTGATACAATGAGAAATATTTCAACTGCTATCAGAGAAAGTGATACTCTTTCAGCTAGTATTCAAAATGCAGCTAATGATAATTTAATTAATATTAAAAATAATGTTGATAAATTGAAAGATTCTTTACAGGCGGCTAAACTATTCATCGCCGATATTAATGACGTAAGTAAAACTACTGATGCTACAAACAATTTTAATAGTTTAATAACTATATTGGGAGATATTAACAGAGAAGTAAGTACTACTAGTAATAATTTTAAAGAATTATGGGATAAAATATCACAATCTTCCCAAGCAACTCAAAATTCAGTTTTAGACATTAACGACTTCGCTAATTCATTTGGCGGTGTTCTAAATGGGTTAATTAAAGTCGTTTCTGACCTGCCTGAATCTGTTAAAAGTAATCTTGATTTAGTTGAGCAATCTTTTGAATCTCATAATAGAGTAATTTCCGATATAGCAGATAAAGTTTCAACAAAAATTAAAGAAATGGTTGAATCGATACCAAAAGATGATGGTTCTCAATATTTTCAAAATTTAAATAAAAGTATTAATGAATTATCAGAAATAGCTGGTGTTGGTACCATTAATGTCGTCAAATTGTTTGATCAACTTCAAATAGGTGCTGAAAATAGTCAATCTTTAGCTTCTTCTTATGGGGATATTGCACAAGTATTAAAGAGTTTTGAACAATTCAAATTTTCAAGTCAAGAAGATATGAATGTATTAGAAAAGCAACTTGAACTAATTAATAAAATGACAAATTTTCAAAAAGAATTAGGTAATGTTTTAGAAGAAAATGTGTCAAAAATGAGTGTTGATAAAGCTTTGCAAGTAAGTGCTGTTATGCAAGAAGTTGGAGAAAAAATAAAAGTTGTTTATGATGCTATGGAAATGATGTCTGAAGTTGCAAAAGATAAAATGGGTTTTTCTCCTCAAGAATTAATTCAACAAGGAAGAAAAGCTTATTTAGATGCATATAAAAGTAGTGTTTCTTCTTTGTATGATTCAGAAATTGATCACCAAGGTGTGTTTAAGAATTATATAGGTTCAGAAATTAATCAACTTAATTCTGGAACAAATACACTAAATAAAAATGCTAGAAGTTTAGAGCACAAGGCTAGTATTTTGTTTGCACAACAAGTTTCAGGAGTGGATTTTGGGACAGATATAGAAAATGTATTAATTGGGGCTAGAAACATTCAAGGTTTAACTAATAAACAATCAGCAATACAAAATCAAATTGATAATGCTTTAAAAAGTGGAGATAAAGAGTTACTACAAACATTATATCCTAAAATGGCTTCTTTACAAGGAGAAATAAGTAAAGAGGCTTTAAGTTTATCTAGTATTCTTCCTACAGAGGAAGAGTTAAAAAAATTACCAGAAGATGTTAAAGAAGTAGTTAATGAAATAAATAGAGTTGTTAAATTAGCTAAAATATCTAATTCTAATATGATTTCTATAGGTGTAGCTATTGATAATGAAGAGATGAGAAAAGTTTATGAAGAATTAAATAGATTTAACTCAGAACTTCAAAGAACTCAAAATAATGCATCAGTTGCTTTTGAAAATACAGTTACTCAAATTAGTAGTAAGATTTTTAACAATGTTGGAAGATTCTTTAATAATGGTATGAATATGATAGGACTTGGTGGGTTAATGTCATTAACGGGAGCAGCTTCAAAGATTGTTGGTTCACATCAAGCTCAAGGTCAATTAGAAAAAGATATGGCTTTAGCTGAATTTATTGGATATGGCGGGTATGATAATGAAGCTAGGAATAGTAGATATAATGTTTTATATGAAATAGGTCTAGCTGATGATACTAGAACAAATGGTTTAATTGATGCAGCAGATTATGTTAAAGCTTATAGTGGTTTAGCTAGAGAAATACAAAGTAATATTGTTGGACAAAATGACATTGTAGGTATGCAAGATTTAAGTACTACATCAGTACTTCTACAAAAAGCATATGGCGTTAGTGAAGGTTCTATTAATTCTAGCTTAAACACTTTTTATAAAGAATTAAGAATGAGTGCTTCTGAAGTTAATTCTGAATTATTAAAAATGGGTAAAACAGCCGAAGAGATTAATATACCTTTTGATAAATATATACAACAAGTTAGTTCTTTAGCTACTAGTTTTAGAAATATTGGTATAGATGGTAAAGTAGCTACAGATATTATAGCTAAATTAATGCAAGGTGGCATGAGTAACGAAACAGCTGCTTATTATGCTCAGAGTTTAGGCTCTTCATTAACAAATACTTCTCCAGGGATGATGGCTTTTGCTGGAGTATCATCTGGGAATTATGGTAATTTCTATGATGCTGTAGCGAATGGGCAAATGTTATGGAAATCTGATGGCAGCATTGACGAAGAAAATATTAATAGATTAGCCAGATCATATGGATGGTATGGTGATATGATGAGTGGTGCTTTTGGAGGAGCAGGTCGTAATATGATTATGATGCAAGTTCTCCAGGGGCAATTAGGTATGGATAAACGCTCTGCAAGTATGACGCTTAATATGATGAATGAAGGAAAAAGTTTATCAGAAATAATGTCAATGTATGAAAGTAAAAAAGGCGTATTTGCTGATAAAGGTGAAATTTCTGAAGAACAAGAGAGATTGAAACAAGCTATTGAAAACGCATCCAACAATCTTTCTGGCGTTGATAAAACTTTAGCTGCTTATCAAAATCAAATGGATAAATTAGCTCACACAACAGAAAATGCATTAAGAAACATGACTGATTTGTCTAAATATATTAATAATTTAGGAGATAAATTTGATGGATGGGCTGAAAAAATATCAGATAACACTTTAGCATTAATTGCATTAACTGCTGCTATAGCAGGAGGTTCTTTGATAAATCTTGGAGGTTTAGCAACTAAAGGTTTAGGAAAAGGGTTAGGTAAATTATATGGTTCCGGAAAATCAAATAAAGGTTTATCTGGAGGAAATCAATCAGGAACAGGTTCTTTACCAACTAGAAGTTCAACACACTCTAAAGGAAAAGGTGGACTTGGAAATTTAGGGAAAAGCTTAGGTAAATCTTTAGGTAAAGTTAAAGCGGGAGGATGGATTGGTGCTGCTTTAACTGGACTAGGACTGGCTTCAGATTTTATATTTGATGATGATGAAGAAGATTATGAAGATACATTACTACAAATGTCTGGAGTTGAAGATTACACAATTGATCCTAAAAAACTTGGAGGTCAAGGAGCTAGAGCGGCAAGTAATTTAACAACATGGGGTTTAGGAGCTTTATCTTTATTAGGAGGTCCTATCGGCTTAATAGCGGGTGGAGCATCTTTAATTGGAGGAAGTACTGGTTTATTTGACTATATGTTTGGTAATACTGACGAAGCCATCATGAAAAAATATGGAGATGGAATAGACCCTACTAAATATCAAGAATATATGTATAAACAAACTGGTGGCCAACAAATAGATAAGAATTTTGCTATAGTAGCTACTAAAGGCATGAATTTAGGTAATGAATATATTTCTAATTTATCACTAACGACTGGACAAAATAAAACAGATTTAGCTATGCTTTATGGTACTGAATATGCTAAAGCTATAGCTAGTGGGCAAGACAGTTCTGAAGCTATGCTAACTGCTGCTAAAGCTTTAGAAGGTAATGAAAAGCTACAAATGTTAGGTAGAGAACAATTAAATAATGCTATTGAATCTTTGACTGTAGCTAAAAACTCTGGTGAAAATTTGGATGAATTATTAAATGAAGAATTACCTAAAAATGCTAGAGAAGAACAAAGAGCTTTAGAAAAAATAGCTACAGTTACTGGAACAAAAATAGATGAACTAAAAGCAGTAATTGAAAATAATTCATTAACTCCAGCGCAAGTTATTGCTATGTTAAGTAAAAATGGAGATTTAGATTCAATATTTGCATCGGCTAGTAAAATTAATAAAGATACAACAATTAATAGCAAAATTAAAACGTTGATTGATAATAATATAGATAAAGAAATAAGAGAAAAAGCAACGTCAGCATATTTAACTAATAAAAATATTATTGAAAAATCCAATTTTAACGATAACGAATTAATTATGTGGTTAAAAACTGTAGTAAATCAAACAGGATTGGGTAAATCAAACGAAACATCTGTTAAAATGGCGAACGATTATATATCTCGTTATAGAGCTGGTATAGAAGTATTATCAAATAGTAATTTTAAAGATAGAATTGCAGAAGCTAGTAAACAAGCCGATGATTTACAATTCGTTTCATCAGTTAATTTCCGTAATTATTATGAACACGGTCGTGGTTTAGCTAATGCTATGAACATACCTTGGGAAGCAGTTACAGATTATATTAATAGTAATGGTATGGATAGAGCAGAAGTTGAAAGAGCTATGTTACTTTTATCTGATAAATTCTTTAAAGAAGGTAGTACTGGCGGTACAGATTTTAGTATTTTAGCTTCAGAACTAGGAAGTACATCTAAAGATAGTAAAGAAGAATTAGAGAAATTAACTAAATTACAACAAGAATCCAAAATTGAATTACAAACAATAGCTAAAAATACTTCCAATATAAATATAGGTAATATAGGAACTGTATCAGGAAATTATACGGGTACGTTACCTATTCAAGGTGCCGGGGCTAAATATGGTGAGCTAGTTAATAAATATGCTAAAATGTATAATGTTGACCCAGCACTTGTTGCTGGTATGATTCAAGCTGAAAGTGGATGGAATACAAACGCTGTATCTCATGCTGGAGCTGCTGGTTTAATGCAACTTATGCCAGGAACCGCTAGAAGTCAGGCTAAAGCATTAAATTTAAAAGTTTTTGATGGTAAATCAAATTCTGAAATTTCTAGTATTTTAAGACAAAATCCAGAATTAAACATTCAATTGGGAACATATTATTTAAGTGAAATGTTAAGACAAATGAATGGCGATCCAATTTTAGCTGCTGGAGCATATAATTCTGGTCCAGGAAGAGAAGCTTATAAAAAAGGTTTATTACCTAATATTGAGGAAACTAGAAATCATGCAGCAAAAGTGAATCTTTATGCCGAACAATATAGAACTGGTTCAACAATAGGAATATCAAAACAAGATATAGAAAACTTTAAGACAGTATATTCGAAGTATTATGGAGGAACTGGAACTGTAACAGCCCCAGTTGCGACTTTTAGTGACAATACTCCAATTCAAACTGAAACAACTGGTAGCTCTTCTACGGGAAGTTCTGCTTATGATGCTTCAAAATTTGGGCCAATAGATGCAGGAATTGGAAGTTATAATCCATATATAGGATATGGAGATATTAATTCAAAAACGAAATATACTTCTAATATGTATGGAAGAGGATATTCTAGTATATTTGATAGTGATAATATATTTAAAACTCAAAGTTTATCAGCTGCTGCTGGTCTATCATCTAGACTTATAGAACATAATATTAAAGTTGAAGTAGATGCTACCAACATATTTAAAGATCCTCAAGTAGCTAAAGATTTAAGAGAAGCTATTGAAGGAGTAATCGCTAAATATGATCAAAATATGAAAGTTGATATAGCTAAACAATTAGAATCATTAATAACTAATATGTATGGTTAATGAGGTGATAATTATGTCTTTTAGTAGTACTGTAACTTCAGCTTTATTTGCCAATTCCGATGAATTGGGAGTATCAAAGAATATGGAAAAATTCAGAAATAGGGTTGCTGAAAAGCAACTCTATTATCAAAATGATGAGAGTCCATTTGCTGAAGCGCAAAAAGAAGCTGATATTAGAATGGCATCAAAACAAAGAAATCCTATGATATTTGAATATTTAGCTGCAAAAAATACTTGGGTTATGGCAACTTTTTACATTAACCCAAATAAATTCTCAATTCAAACTCAAAAAATTAAGGGTAAACAGGTTACTAGAGGAGGAATTTATTACCATCATCATGGTGATGATCATTGGACAATTTCTTTAAGCGGTACAACTGGTTTTGCTATGATGAAAGGTATAGAATCTTTAGAGAAAGTTTACCATGCTTCTGGAACTTTATTGAAGTATAAAACTTTTGGTCCAGAAAAAGTAGATATTATCGCGGGTGCTTATGGAATTATAGATTATAAAGATACAATAGGCGTTCTCGATACATTTACTACAATTCAAAATCCAACCATATTAGGTAAAATACAAGCTAAATATAAAGAAGAAAATAACGCTTCTTATAGAAATAAAAATTTAGTTAGTTCTTCAGGGAATGCATTAAAAGCATACGCCGAAAAGATAATGGATACTTATATTGATACAGTTAAACATGGTGAAATTGTAAAAAAATATCAACAAAGTAAAAAAGAAATGAATGTATTGGCTAATGAATTTAAAACTAAAAATGGAAGAACATTAACTGCAACAGAATATTATAATCATATGGTTTCTATACTTCAAAAAAATATGGGTTCAAGTGTTAGTCCAGATGTTGTGGTATCTTTTGCTTATAGTGAAACATTAGATAAATTTGCGTATAGATTAAACTCCAACGATTATGTTTTAACAACAGATGATTTATTTAAACTAAATTATACTTATGCACACGATGGTTCTCAGTTTGGTGGAGGAGATGCTTTTCAAAAAGCAGTAGATAAAGTTTTGAATCCAGTTGATATAACTGGAACTAATCAAATTAGAATAGTTCAAGAAGGATTGACTGAAGAGGGAGAAGATTATTTAATTACAGATGATTATATTAAATCATTAGAATCTTCAGGCGCTAATGAAGCTTTAATAAATGCTTTGAAATTACAAAAAGCGAGAACAGATGCTTTAAGAAATCATTTGGTTGAAATAGCCAATTGGGAACAAAGAGAAAGAAATATAAAAAACGAATTAAAAAATAAAGCTTTAGAAACTATGGACGATATGTTTAATGATGAATGGGCTCCTAGAAGAGTAATTCTTTATTATGAAAACAGAGCTTATATTGGACATCTTGATTCATTTTCATATTCTAGAGTAGCTGAAAACACTTTAATATCATATGATATTAAATTTACTGTAGAAAAACAAATAGTAGGGAAGATGTATTAATACATCTTCTTTTTATTTGATATATATATAGTAAATAAATTAAAATCTAAATAAATTTTATAATAAAAAGATAGTAATGATATATTTTTATAAAAAGATAAGAAATGGGTGAAAATATGGCAAATAAAGTACCTGATGGATATGTGTGGGTTAAAAATATTGATCCGAATGCAAAATATGATTCAAAAACTAAAACTATTGAAACTGAATATAAAATATATAAACCCGATGAATATGTTATGGTTGATGGAAAAGCATATGTATCAGACCCATATGTTTCGAGATATAAAAGACCAAAAGAATTAGATGGTATTCAACATGACCCAGGACAAACGAAGATTATAGATTTTAAGCAGGAATATAATGTTGTAATAAGAAAAAAGACATATTATGCTATTACTCAAGGTGATGATGAAGAGTATTTAGAAGCTTATCAAATTAATAATTTTACTGGACTAAGAACATCACATAATGTTTATGGTAAAGGTAGTGCTACTATAATTTTAAAAGGAAATGAAAAAGTTATTATTTCAACCAAAAGAAAAACAAAAGAAAGAAATTGGAATAGTTTTCAACATTTATTAAAAGGTTGGAATAATATAGATATTGAAAAATGGGGAGAATATAATGGAGTAAAATATAATGATTTACAGAGAACAAGAGAAAAAGCTTATGATTGGGCTTATGCTGAAAAAACTCCTTTTGAACCAATGGATGAAGTTTATATTTTTGCTAAAAGTCCTCATAGAGATAAAACTGGGGAATATCCTTTCGTTCAAATATTTTTTGGATATATATCATCTGTTCAAAAAACATATCAAGCTGGTCAAAGTGGACCTCAAATAACAATAAACGCTGATGACCAACTTAAATTATTATCATATTCTAGAATAGCAAATAGATTACCTGCAGATATGAGTGTAACCGGAACAGCGTTTAGATACGATGGAGCTGGAAACTTTATAGTTGAAAATGATTGGTTACTAAATGGTATAAATTTAGATAGTAGAAATAGTGATGGTTCATACAATCCAAGAAACGTATATAGAGAACAAGTTTTCACAAACATGTTTGCAGGAAGTACTCCTTATGAAATCATAAAAAGATGTTGTATAGAAGCCGGTATAGCGGAAAAATTCTTAAAAAATAGAATTGAAAAAATAACTAGAATCCCGTTTATGCCTCAAATGAGAACTACATCTTCAGGACAAGAATTATTTATGGGTGAATTTAAAAATAGATTATGGTTTTGTGAAGAAGCAGCAAGTAAGTTAAATTTAGAATTTTTTGCTGACGAAGAAGGAAATATTGTATTAAAAATTCCAACTTATAATATAGGAATAAATAAGTTAATAGCAAATAATTTAGGAGTGGAAACTCCAATTATTTTAAGTGAAAATAAAGATGGAACAATTTCTAGAACTTTAAAATTAACAAGTTTATATGTTTCCACTTCTGAACCCGATATGTATTATATTACAATAAAATCTGAATCTTTATATGATATAGCAAGAAGAGTATTAAATAACGGGGCTTTATGGACACAACTATGGGAATTAAATCCTAATATTAAAGATGCGAGTTGGGTTCCAGCAGGTACAAGAATTTTATTAACTGAAAAAGAAGATAAAACTAGAAAAATTAATAAAAGCTATAAAGAAACAGTAAAAATCTCTTCTACAAATTCTTTATCTGAAATAACCGATGAATATATCCCAATTATTTATCCTGAACAAATAATATCTTTTTCATTTGTTGATTCTGATAAAGAATTATATAATTCAGTACAGGTTTCCGTTGAAGTTCCTTATTTAGATGCACAAATGAATGCTGTACCGCAAGCTATAACTAGAACAGTTGCAGATTTTGAATCAATTAAAAAATTTGGTTTTAGAGAACATCCAGCTGTATCAACTCCAATAATAGCTAGTGCTGACGCAGCAGCTCTTTATGCGGGGTTATTGTTACTTAAATCAGCCGCAAATAGATATACTGGCTCTTTAACTATTATAGAAGATGCTAGTATAAAAGTTGGACAACCAATAAGAATGATGGTTTATGATGAAATTCCTTTTAGTGAATTATATAAAAGAAATTCTAACAATGATGCATCCAAAGCTCAAGCTGTCTTTTATGTTGATGCTATAGATAGAAATATAAGAATTGGAGAAGTTTCTTATATGACTTTATCACTTAAAGCTGGTAGAATGATGGGAATGCCATCTATTTATGATAATTGTCAAGGATTATATAGATATTATTATGAAGATTTAGATGTTAGTTTATCTTTATCTGTAGAAGAAATAGAAAAAGAAGCTAGTAAAGCAAATGTTAAAACTCAAACATCATCTTCTAACAATAAATCTTCTAATTCATCTAATAATAGTTCAAAATCTAATAGTTCTAGTAATTCTTCTAATAATTCTACTAAAATAACATGGGAACAAAAAGTTGAAGAATCATACAAAGATTACAAAGGTAAAACATACACTGTCCTTAGCAATAAAGAACTTATGGAATTAAAAAATAAACATATAAGAGATCCTCATAGTTTAATACAAAACAAACTTACAAATTCTTTAGATAATATAGCTTTTATGTTTTATGGAGATTCTAAACAAAAAACAAAAATAATAAATGCGAACAAAGGTTTACCTGATGGTACAGGTCCATATAGAATTTTTCCAAAAGATATGACATCCGTTAAAGTTGGACAAAAATTAAGAATACCTCATCCTATTAGTCCTCCAGTATCAGTACCTAGGTCATTTATTAATGAAATTTTAAAATAATGTTATGGAGTGATTATTCACTCCTATTTTATTATATAAAGAGAGGTTTTAGAAAATGAGTGATAACGTTATTGCTGGTGGTCCACAATTAAGACTTGGTGATTTAGCATTAATGAAATTAAATAAGCCGTATCAAGATGGAACTGCTGATAAAAATTTTGAAGTTAGATTAAGAATAGGAATAATAGATAAACCGCAAAGACAAAAAAATGACCCAATTAAACCTTTAGAATCTAAAGGAATTATTAATACTTCTACTGGTAAATTTTGTATAAGATGGTTAGAATACCCTGGTGGAATTATTAGACCAACAGAATTTGGTTCTGATATAGAGGAAAATTCTGATAGAGAATTGTTGTCATTTACTCATCCTATAATGTGGAACAGTGGAGAAAATTGGATGGGAATGAATTATTTACCTCCAGTTGGTTCGGTTGTTGTTGTTGGATTTAGAAAAAATAATTTACCAGTAATGCTTGGATTCTTACAACAACATTATGAAGTTTGTGATCCTCTTAAATTGGGAGAAATGATGATAAAAGGATATGGGAATAATAAAATTCATTGGAAACAACATAATGAATTAGAACAATCTGCATGGATAACTCAGGGGCAAAAAGATCAACTTGGTATAACAAGTGATAGTACAGTTGGTTTGAAAATACGTATAAAAGCAGGATATTCTGAAAATGATGATATTAATGATGATCAAAATGATCCTAAGAAAAGATCAAATAAAAAAGATTTAATAGAATTATATGCTTATAGATATAAAGATAATGCAATGATAGAAGGAAGTGCTATAGAAATTAAACCTCATTCTATATCTTTTAACTGTTTCGTTCCAGAAGAAAATGTTCCAGAAAGCAAGTTTAAAGTTTTTAATAAGATGGAAATGACAAAAGATGGATTTAATTTTTCTTCTAGTAATAACTCAAATAAAAGTGCAATTAATATGGGAAAAGAAAATATATCCTTTCAATCTAATAATGGAAATATAACTAATAAAATTGATATTGACAATTCTTCTAATTCTGTATCTCTTTCATCAACTAAAAAAATTAATAATATTGATGTAAAAGAAGAAATTAAAATTGTTGATAAGGATGCATTTATTAATGTTAGTGGAAATGTTAATATTAATGCTGGACAAAATCTAAATTTGCATGCTAATAATAATGTTAATATTTATGGAACTAGAGTTAATTTTGATTAATAAAATGAGGTGATATTAATGGCAAATATAGCTAAAGTAGGGGATAATATTAACTCGAAAACAGTAAGTGGACATTGCTATATTGTTGAATATGATGAAAATGATAACCCTTATAATAGTTATTATAATTGTTCTATTTCTGGAAAAATATCAAATGCTGGTTCAAATAGTAAAGTTTATATAAACGGAGTATTAGTTGCTACTAAGGGAGCTTCCACAAATGAAAGTGACGACATGCATTCTAATCAATCTGGAACAATAACAACAGGAAGTTCAAAAGTATTTATAAATGGAGTTCCTGTTGCTAGAACTGGTGATATTGTTAATCTTCATAACGGGGAAACGACTGTAATATCTAATACCAATTCAAAAGTTTTTATAAATAGTTAAGGAGGAAAATATTTATGAGTCAAGATGTTAGAATGTTTTGTTACTGTTCTCATGTGATTGATGATGAAGTTTATGAAGAAGATAAATGTCCTAGATGCTATGGAAAAAATTATTATTTTGATATTCATTTTGACAACAATGGCCAGGCGGTTTTATCTGAAAATACATTAAAACTACAACAAGAGCTACTTAAAATAACTTTAGAAGAAAAAGGAGATAACCCATTTTTTGAAGAATGGGGCAATGAAGTTAGAAAAAGAATTGTTGGTAGTAAAAATACAGTTTTGATTAAAACGAGAATAGAAATGTTAGTTAAAGATTGTTTAGAATATTTAAAAAGTGTTCAAATGGGAAATCAAAACTATTATCAAAATATGGATAATGAAGAAATAATAGCAACTATAGAAAGTATTAATGTTATCCCAACTAGTCAGGTTGGATATGATGTACAAGTTGTTGTTACATCTCAAGCTGGAGAAAATATAGCATTTGAATTTTCTATCGAACTATAACGGAGGTATATAATGAAGTTAAGAACATTAAACGAGATAGTTAAAAATATTATTGATGATATACATGATAAATTACCTAATGTTGATACAAAAGAAGGTACATTTATAAGGGATGTATTTATAAATCCAGGAGCATCTCAAATATTTCAGTTATACCAAGACGCAAAAATGATTGAATATTCCCAGTCTATATTAACAGCAACTGGAGAAGAATTAGATAAATTAGCTCAAAATTATTTTGTTACAAGAAAAGGAGCTAGTAAATCTTACGGTAAATTGAGATTTTATTTAGGAGATCAAGTTCCATCAGAGATTATCACTATACTAAAAGGTTCAACAGCATATACAAGAGCTACAGATAATAGAGTTGAAATTTATTTCGAAACATTAGTTACTGTAACTGTCATTCCAGAAGATATTTCTTCATATTCTTATGATAGCACTGAAGGACAATATTACGTTGAAGTTGAAGCTTCTTCTGTTGATACTGGTTCTATTAATAATGTTGGGGCTAAAGAAATAACTGTCTTAGGTGAAGGTTTAGATTCAGTTACTAAAGTTATAAATCCTTTTGCTTTTTCAGGAGGAACTGACGCTGAAAGCGATACCAGTTTAATGTTAAGAGTATCAATGGCTATTACTGGTTCTAATATTGGAACAAAAGATGGATATAATTCTTTTATCTTAAAACAAGAAGGTGTTATAGATGCTAAAGTGGTTGGTGCTGGAGAACCTCTTATGACAAGAGATAATGGAGAAGGTGGAATGGTCGATATATATGTTAGAGCTGAAAAACTCGCTGAAGCAGAATATATTTTCAATGTTGATTATAGTTATATTACACATAACCAAGAAAAACCAGCGTATTCAGATATAGTATTACCTAAACAACCTGTGGTTAGTATTGGTTCTATAGTAGGAAAAAGAAGTGGATTTCAAGAACCAATTGTGTATTTAAATGGCTCAGATTATTATAAAGAAAATGGTAGCGATAGATTTTATTATGCTGAAGTTGAATGGACATTCTTAGAACCTGAAGGACAAAGTCAAGAAGATTATGCTATAAGATATTTTAATGAAAGATTAGCAGAGGTAAATTATTTAACTGATTTAAAATATGGACTTGACTGGTCTACTATAAAAGATAGTTTAGATAATGATACAGTTTCATTACCTTTAGATCCTTATTTTGATAGAGGATTTTATAGTGACGGTTTAATTTATATGATTAGAGCGAAAGATGATCAAATGAACCCTTATATAGGAGGAAGATGTTTTGTTAAGAAGGATGGAAAAATATATGAAAGAATTTATGTAAATCCTGATTTTATTTTAGTAAAAGATAATTCTGATTATGGATATAGTATAAAAGGAAAAGATTGTATTAGATGGTTGGACCCAGCTAATGGAGCTAAAAGACCAATAGAAAATGAAGTTTTAACTATTTCATATAATTGGAATGAAAAAATAGAAGATTTACAAAATAGAGTTGAAGAAAAAAGAGTATTAACTGCTGATGTACTTGTGAAGCAAGCTAGAAGCGTACCTATAGAAATCAAAATGAATGTTGTACCTTATCCTGAATTTGATCCTGAAGAAGTTAGAGTTTCCGTAATAAACAAAATAACGAATTTTATTAATAATGTAAAAGAATTAGGTTCAACTATAGATAGAGCTGGTATAATAGCTATAGTAAGAATTACAGGCGGAGTAAAATCTGTCGATATTGAAAGTATTTATTTAGCTAGAGTTGGAGAAATGCCAGAAAAAGAATTATCTGTGGAAGGATTTGAATATTTTGTTTTAGATAATATAGTAGTTAATATGTTGGATAGTAATACTATAGTTTAGTAAAAAACGGGAGGATTTTATTAATGAGTAGTTTTGAAGATAAACAAAAAGCTTTTGAAGATATAATGAAAACTTTAATAGAACTTCTCCCTTCTTCATATAATAAAGAGGTTACAGATACAAATTACTACAAACTTTTAAGAGCTTTTGCTTTACAATTAGCTGATGCTAAAATCGAAATAGAAGAAATTGGTAAAAATAGATATTTGAATGATGCTGTATCTGCACAATCAATATATGATAATTTTGGCGTTCTTGTAAAACTTCAAAAAAATCCAGATTGGGACACTGAAAAATATAGAGATTTAATAAAAGGAGTAATGCAATCTCTATTAAAAGGTCCAAGTAAAGAATCTATGATAGAAGGTTTTAAATTATTTACGAAATTTAAAACTAATATATATGAACTTTATAAAGATTACGATAAAATAGATTCAACAGCATATCAAGGTTATAACCCAAAATATACATTCGCATTAGAGATAGAAAAACCTATTGATGAATATATAGATCAAGATATTCTTTTGAGAGATGCTAATTATGTTATTAATATTATTAAACCTGCGCATACTTTAAGTATAAATATAATAACAATAATAGGAGATGAAAACTATAAAAGATATTATAGTATTGAAAGAAAATTAGGGTTATTAACTGAAAAATGTATTGAAAGAAAAGTTCAACAATATCTTAATAATGAATTAAGTCATAGATTCGATAATGAAGCAGAAGATTATTCAAAATTAAATAATATTTCTTTTGAAGAAGCCAAAGCTATTTTAAGAAGTATTTCTAGCTCTATGACTGAAGAAGAATATGAAGAAGGAATAGCTTTACTTGCTAATTCTAAATATAATCAATATCTAAATTCTCTTAAGCACTGTGATTTAGCAATGGAAAAATTGGAGTATTTTGAAATTGATGCTAGAGCGGAAAGTAGAGGCATTTTAGAAAAAAAATGGCTTCAAGAATTAACAGATAATGTATTTAAAGAAGCATTTATTGATTTCACAAAAGAACAAATTAATGATATTGTTGAATCAAAAAAGAATGAAATAATGATTTTATGTGATAATGACTATGAATGTGATGTAAACGAGTTATCTGATATAGAATGGTATAAAAAAGCAGAAGATATTATTAAATGGGAAACTCTAAAAAAATATGTTCTTAATATTTTAGGCGGAGAATCAAAGGTAAGAGCAGAATGTTCTGAAGAATCAGAAAAATTTAGACAAGAATTAGAAAAATTATATATTCAAAACAATCCTTATTGTGAAATGGACGAAATGCTATCAGAAGGTTCTTTAGGAAATAGCGAAGGGAAATACGGATGGAATCATATTGGATATGATAATCAATTTATAACTAATATTAATAGTAAAACATGTAAAATTGGTGGTTCTAGATTATTAGGTCCTAGATATATTTTAAATGAATTTAATATTTCAGATATTGAGTTAGATAATATAGATCATTTCTTCAAACCTAAAGAAGAATCATTACTTTCAGATTTAGTATTTATAGAAGAAGATAAAATTGATGTTGAAGATGATTTGTTGGATATGTTTTCAGAATACGCAGAAAATAATAATTCAATAGAAAAAATTAAAGAAAACAATGAAAATGTCCTTGAATTATCTGAAAAAGTTAGATTTTTATATCAACATGATGATTTCAAATTTGAACATTCTAAAATGCCAGAAGAAGATTTATTGGTAGCAGATAAAGTTGAAATTTTAAATCATATAGAAGTTAATGGGTTTGAAGAAAGTTTTCCTCCTCCAATTGAAGGAGATTCAACAATGGTGATGTCTACTATTATTAATGGAGTAGAAGTTATTCTTGATACAAGAACAGTTTAATGGAAGGTGATGTAATGAAAGTTTTAGTTAATTTAATTAATAAAAAAGTTGTTGGATTTAATAGAAAAAAACAACCATTTGAAATAGAAATTGATATGCTGGATTCAAAAATAACAAAAACATTTAATAATGAGGAAGTGTCGATCGAACAAGAACCTGGAGAATTTACTCTAGACGACTTAATCGAAATTAAAGGGAAATTTATATTATCTTCTACATTAAAAAAATACATCATGTTAGACGAGGAACTTTTAGAAGAAAATATACAAACAACTTTATCAACTCATAGTGCAAATACAGGATATAAATTTTTGCAACTACATCCAAATGGACAATGCAGAACAACAAAAATCGCTCTTCCTATTTCTACAAAAAACGTACAAATTTATTCCGAAAAAGATGAAGGAATTGAAATTGAAGTTGGAGATAACGCTACAAATTTTGCAAAGCTTGATGATAAAAACAATGTATATTTTGATAACCCAACGAATTCTTTATATATAAAATTTAAAAATTTAACAAATGATCCAAAAGAAGTTTATTCTTATGGAATTATTTTATAAAGGAAGGTTTAATATGACAAAATTTATTAGTAGTGATCAAATAAGCAGAGGAGATATTTTTGATGCTTTTGCTAATAGAATAACAAGCGCAAAAGCAATTGCGGGTTTAGAACATGTAACTGATTTACAAATGGATTTAATCATTATTATGTTTGATGCTTTATTAGAAGCTAATATGGTTCAACTATCAGAACAGCAAATGTTTAATTATAATAAACTAAAAGAACAATGGTTTGAAACTAAATCGACAGATTTAGAAAAAGCAACTTACGAAATAGATTACGCTTTTAATGGAAGTGGACAAACATTCCAACTTGAAAATGGAAAAGTTATAAAAGAACCTTCTGGTCTAAAAAGAGAAGCTAGAAATATCCAAAGAGAATATAAAGAAATACTTGAAAAACAAGGATATGAATTTTAAACTTATTATAAGAGATAAAATATTTTAATACGTAAAATATATTCTTTAATATAAATAATTAAATAAAGATGAGGTGTTCTTAATGATAAATAATGGTGAAACATTCAAAAAACCCAAAGGTGAAATAGGAATGTTTTTACACAAAGGTGGAGCTTATGATATTAATTCTGATTCTTTTACACCAGATACAATTATTATCAAAAAAGATGAGTTTCCAAATTTAATCGTAAATAAAGCTTCAATTTTAATGGCTCAAAGAATGGCCCCAGGTTCTGCCCCTGATGTTAATACTGGTACTTATATTCCTGACGGTTTACAATATTTAGCAGTTGGTACTGGATATGGTTCAGGAGATTATATGACTCCAGAACCAGCATCATTAGTAGCTACGACTTTAAGAAAAGAAATTTTTAGAAAAGAATTTACCTCATGGACATTTGTTGATCCAATGACTGGAAATAACACTTCTACTCCCACAAATGTTCTTAAATTAGTTACAACTTTCTTAGAATCTGAAGCTGTAGGTCCATTAGTAGAAATGGGAATTTTCGGTGGAGACGCCACAAGTACATTGAACTCGGGTCACATGTTCAATTATAAAACTTTTGCGGTTAAAAAAATCCAGGCCGCCTAACAATATTGTTAGTAAAAACTCCGTGAATTGCTGGGAGGCTAAAAGTAGTATTAATACTACTCATGCTAATCAGCAGCCAAGCTTAGAAGGAAACTTCTTTGAAGGTTCAGAGACTAGAGGTGAGTCTAAGTCCGAAAGGATATG